TTGTTTTTATTGTAGTGGTGACCGCAAAAAGCTAACTCACCATCTACTAGTTTAACTAGATACATTGCATCTGCTGATCCACATGCATCACATGGAATGAACTCTCTGTCTCTCATAGAGAACCGCCCTCAATCATCTCAGAAAGACGGTCAAGAATCCAAGAATCAATATCGTTGATATCAATTTCTGATAACTTCTCCATTATTTCTTCACGGGCAAACTTATACCCGTCATCCCAGCCATCCTTATAGTCTGACATAATATCTCCTTAGTAACCTGTAGTTTCGTAGTCTGATATGTAAGACTCAGTTAAGTTGTACTTATCACGAATCCTACTTACCTTCTCAATACTACCAGTTCCAATGTTGAATGTCAACGGAGACATTACCTGTGGGTCGAGCCCTGTGATTTGTGCATCCCAATAGGCCATCTCCATGGATAGCCTATTAGGAGCAGTTAACTCAAAGTACATTAGTTAACCTCAACTGAATCTACAGATGATGACATATATGTAATAGGTTCATCATATGATACTGTGTCAAAGTCTGTTTCATGAATTGCATTGATAGCAGACTCCTCGTCACGAGCATTAACTGTAACTGAGTATTGAACTGTAACTTCTAACTCAAATTCTTGTGTTAGTTCAAAGCCACAGATGCTTGCAATCTCTTCTGCTTGAAACTCAGTCAATGAGTCATCATCAAGGCCCTCTAATGTAAAGACCTTCATGTTATCACGCAACTGATTTAGAACGCTTGCAGTATTGTAATCTCGTTGGGTTACACGCTGGATGTGCTCTTCTAACTGTGTAATGCGGGCCTTGTTGTCAACTAACTGTGACTCAAGGAATTCTCGTGTCATATAGTGATTATCTGTTGTTGTTTCCATTTTATCCTCTTTCGTTGTTGTTGGTGTAATTGTAGCATGCTCCACTGACAATAATGTGGTCTTGCGTCCGCATGGGCATGTGAGTTCTGTCACACCTGAAGGAAAGCCAAATCCATCAGATGATGTTAGTTCTATTAATGAATCGCATTCATCTGGGTCACAGACAAATGTATACTTGCTTGATACTAGTTCGTTGGTCATGAAGAGAATTATACAGGATCCGACTGACATTATCAAGGATTTCCAGGGAATATTTATGTGAGTCGTAACACACTTTTTGCCCCCTTAGCTTTGAGGGCGCTTGGCGATCCATAACGGACTTGAACCGTCGACCTCTACCGTGACAGGGTAGCGCTCTAACCAACTGAGCTAATGGACCTAGAAAAAATTGTGAGCAGTTTTTATTCATGCTCAGGAATTTATTTATTTAGAACGCAGAAATTAATTTCTTAATTTTATTTTTTTCTGCGGTTAGAATTGGGTCAAACCCTGATGCACCCGCCATGAGTGTTTCAGAATTTCCACGACCTGAACGATAGTAATCAAGGCGTTCAGTAAGTGCATTGAATGCACCCCACTTTGTTCCCTTGATGTTAGCGTTAGTTGGTGAGTTGTGATACAACTCGTCAAGCAACACGACTTTGTTTTCCCACTTAGTCAATGCAACTTTAGCAGCATCCTTATCAGGCTTAGGATAAATTGTCTGAATTAACTTTGAGAATTCAGCATCAGTGATTGATTGAGAATAAAGAGCCTGAGCCTCTTTCTCGAATTCATCAAAGTACCCAAGAGCAAGCCCAAGAGTTTCACGAGCAACTTGGATGCGACCTTCAACAGATTGCGTGTGGCGAATCTTGAAAGATTGCTTAGCATTCTTCATTGCAAGGTTAAGAGTGTTTTGGCATACAACACGAACAGGAGTAACAGCAGCCTGAACAGCAACTGAGCCATCGTGTGAAGTCCAAACAATTAGATACAACTTTGTTGCATCGTTTGCGCCTTGTGGGTCAAGCACCATTGTGCGAGGAATATCCACTGTACCGAATACAACCTTACCGCTACGAAGTGAGCCAGCAGATTCCCAACGGCAATCTGCATTCGCATCGTGAATTGCATCGGCGAATGCGAATAGTTCCTCATTCTGCACAGGCTTGTAACGCTTTCCAACAGTTGCAAGAACATCAGTTCCATTGTTGAATGGGTTGTCACGAATAACTAATTGAGCATTAGATACATCGTTCCATGTTTCGGAGATATGGTCAGTTAGTGGAGACAAGCGAACATTCCAGTTGGAAAGTTTTGCCTCATCTAACATCATTTGAGTTGTAACATCTTCATCTTGTGTAAAGATGCGATTTGCAAGGTTGTGCCATGCAGGTGCGCCACGAAGTGCGAATGCAACTTCGCCATTTTCCATTTCTAGATTATGAGCCATTTTTTACCTTTCGTTTGTTTGATTAGTTGTAAGTATAACAGACCCCACTGACATTGTCTACGATTAATTACAATATGTCCGAATTGATCCATGTGATTAATCTCACAAAATTCCAGGGTTATCCACAAGTGGTCGTAACCCTGTGGATAACCCCTTAGCTTTGCGGGCCAGCTGCATATGCAGCTGGTGTTGGATCTTTACAGACCTAACTCATCCCTGGTTAGTTTTGGATTGCGATTGAAGTTAATAACTTCGGACGGGAGGTAAAGAGCAGTAGTCTTAGTCTTCTTCAATGTATCATACACATAAGCACGAACATCACCAAAGAAGTTACGGCGATTAGAAAATGCTAACTCAGTTAAGTATTCCTTATCAACGCCTTGCTCTGAATAAATTGTTACATCATTTGCTTTGTTTGCATCATAGATTTCTACTCTGAAACGATTTTTCATTTTGTTGCCTTTGTTAGTAGTTGTCCCAAAAGGGAGAGCAGTTTGGCGACATACTCAGGTCGTTGGATTATTTAGAGATAACGAGCAATAGCATTGTAAGTGCTTGTGCTTACTGTTTCCTCATCTGTCATCTTTAGAATACGAATTGCGTTTTCCAATTCCTCTTTCATCTCATTGTATGAGTGGCGGTGGAGAACTTCGTAGTCCTTCTCAGGCTCTTTAGGAAAGTCTGACTCATTAACTGTTAAATCAAAATCAACATTAAGTGTCTTGTTCCATGAGCGATAGTTTGTGCGTAGGTTTTCTGCCTTAGCAAAATTAGCCATAGCAAACTTTGCTACTTCTTTGCGCCACTTTTCTAAAGCCTTTTCGTGCTTTGCTTCGTTGGCTTCTTGTGATGCGTAATCGGCATTTAACTTTGTCAAGCGAGTTTCTAGTGCCTTGATTACCTTTGGTGTTGCGATTTTTACGCTAATTGCTTTCTGTCGTGCCATTTGTTTCCTTCTTTCGTTGTGGGTTGGGTTGATGAAGTAATTATAGCAGGGGGGTCTGACATTTCTGCGACCCCCCTCCCATTAAATTAAACGCCTAGTAGTGTTTGAGCGGATACGGAAGTCCAACGAGTTTCCTTGTTGGGCATTTCCAATAGCACACGCACCGAGCCAGATGTTTGTGGGTGGATTTCTTTAATCACACCTGTTTTCTTTGACTTAAGGGTAGTGAATAAATCGCCTACCTGATACAACTTGTCGTTGATTGTCATTTATTGCCTCTTTTCTTTGTTAGGGTTGTAGTATAGCATTGGGGTCTGACATTAGTCTAGCCCTGTCTCAGTATTTGAGAAAGTTATTGTGTGACCTTAGTCACTTTCAGGTAGCCAAGCGTGGAGATGGTGCTGCTCGATGATCGCCCACACTGGCGCACATGTCTGCCCCTTGTAAGTAATTCCATCAGGCATTTCGATGGTTTCATCCCACATGTCATCATGAGCAAAATCTATTGCTTCGATACACACTGGAACCATAGAAAGTGGAACGGGTGGGTAATGATTACCCTGTAAGTGATAACCTAGTGCTACCTCTAAATCTAATTCAGTTAAATCTAATGCTGTATTGTATCCCATTATTCTGCCACCTTTAGTATTGCGTAAGAGCCGTTAGCATTTATTTCATCAAGAATTGGTTGTAGGCGTGGTGCTACTAAATCTTTTAGCATAGACTCTAGCATAAAGATACGAGTGGTTTCATCAAGTGCCATAACCTGTTGAGTTACTGGATGATTGTCTGCAAACTCTGTTACAAACTTTAGATTGTGTTCTACTATCATTTTTTGCCTTTCGTTGTTGGTATAAGAGTATTATAGCCTATGCCACTGACAAATTGTGCAACACGCCCAAGCTTTATCTAATTTATTTTGTGATTAATCTCACAAATTCCAGGGGGTTGTGGATAACCCCCGTAACCCTGTGGATAACCCCGCAGTATTGCGGGCCTGCATAGCTATGCATCACTCTGTATATTTATTTTTATGTTTGATCTTTCGAAAATATTTTTTCTTATTACGAACAGGTTGCGCCGCATTACTGCGGCGCAATTCCTGAATTCGTTTTACTTTATCTCGAAGTGAATTTTGGGACATGATACCCACTCGCTTCGTGAAATCTATTTACATCAAATCGTTCATTATCTTTTGCGAACATTTCCGCAAAATCATTTACCATTTTAGAAAATAACGCTGGGTGTGCTTTATCGCTTGCGAACTTTAAAATTTCTGCTACTGCGACATAATCTTTTCGTGTCATCATTTAACTGATACCATTCCTGTTCTATAAAAAACTTTTGTATAGCATTTGCCTGTTGGCGTGTAAATATTTACAGTTGAGTATTCGTTAGCAAATCCCCAATCGGTGAATAAGAAAAAGTTTTCCCAAGCACCCAATTCGCTTTCGTATTCTGCTGACCAATGAGGAGCGTGTCCGTCATAAGCACAAGTTAATTTATACATTAGTCATTTTCTCCGTTCCAAAATAGTGAGCCATCATCTACGCAATCGCAAGGTTCGCAATCAAAATCATTATCATCACCAAAAAAGATTACTCCGTGTCCGTGGCAATCTTGGCAATCTATTGTTAATACTGAGTTAATCATTAGTGTTGTTCCTCGCAATCTTTGTCATAGTCAAATCCGCAAAAGTAGCAACCCATAAATTCTAGGTGTTCGATACAGTAATACTTAAATTGACTTTCATCACAACAAAAATGTTGCTCGTCTGCGATTTCATAGAAATCGGTTTTGTCGATTATGTTTAACATAGTTTTCCTTTCGTTTGTTTATTTAGTTATTGTATCAGTTAGCACTGACAAATTTTGTGAGGGTTCTTACTTACGACATTGGGCGAGGACTCCCTCTAAACTGCCCCTGTTTCGATTTTATTTAATCGGAAGTTTTTACGGCTAAATAGCGATAAGTATCTTTTAAATTTAGCGGTGCTGAGTAATGAGGTCTAACCTGAACCTTATAAGTTTCGCAATCCGCATACCATACGGAATTATCTTTTTCCGCTGAGATGATTTCACCCTTTAATGATTTTGAGTGATAGGTTTTTCCTACAAGTAGGCTTTCGATTGTATAGACATTTGCTGACATTTGAGTCCGCCTTTCGTTTGTTGATAGTAGCAATTATAGCCTATGGCACTGACATTTTCTAATTACTAGCCAGTAATTCCAAATAATGAGACGCTCAAGCCGTGTGATAAAAATCACAAAATCTCGGGCGTGTCGGAAAATTCCAGGGGGTTGTGGATAACCCCCGTAACCCTGTGGATAACCCCGCTCTTTTGCGGGCGCATCAACTTTTGTCAAGTCGACACGCCGTTACTTATTCGAAATCTTTAAAAATTTCTTCAAGCTTTAAGATTTGCTCATCTGTTAAATGATCAATTTGAATTGATTTTTCAAATCCAAAAAAATCTGTCATTCGCTCATCAACCTTTCTAAATCGTCTGCGTTATCTTTCATGTAATTATCTTGAAAATCTAAAAGTGCCTCATTGTAAGCAATCGGGTCACAATCTTTTAGAATTTGGGAGGGATAAAAAACAGCGTTACCCATTTCATAGACGGGATAACAATCATCAAGCATTTCATCAAATAATTGTTTAATCGCAAAAGTAATTTCGAAATCTAGCATTATGCGTTTTCCTTATCTTTTAGTATTCCTAGAATAATCTCTAATTGTTTAGTAGAAAGAAGTGCTTGAGCACAACCCCACTTAAAGGCTAAATCCATTTCGCCATAGTGTTTTTTAGCAAGGTCGGTTATTTCTTGCGTTACCTCAAAATTACTTTTCATTTAGTTAAACTCCAATCTGTCCAAAATGGTAAGCGGTCATAGTCATCATAGATGTAAAATCTATCTATGTTCATTTCGCAAGTTTCGCAAAATGTGTATTGGAAATCTCCGACATTAGAAATGGACTCCATGTGTGGAGTATGTGTATGTGTATTTGTTAGTGTAGTCATTTTGACCACCTTTCTTTTTCGTTATAGTGGAATTGTAGCATGGGGGTCTGACATTTCTCTACTTACTAGCCAGTAATTCCAAGATGTGAGACGCTCAGCCTATGTGATAAATATCACAAAAATTCTGGGGTTTTCCACAGATGCCCGTAACCCTGTGGATAACTCCCGCAAGATTGCGGGCCAGCTCGACATTGTCAAGCCGACACGCCGTTAGGCTAGTGTGACTCTTGCCACATCTCTCTCATCTCTGCTTTAAAGTCATGCCACACGATCCTCGCCATGTATAGGGCGGGGAGGGCAAGGGATAACTGCACTAGTGTAGTAAGTAGTCTATTCATTACGCATTAACCTTATCTCTTAGTGATTGCATAGCGCTATCTATTTGATTATACGCATTAGCGCATGAGTAGCAATAGGTTTCGGTAATGATACCGCCTAATAGCATGGCATCTATTCCGCTATAAACTAAATCGGTATTGTTGCAGTTAATTACTTTACATTCTTTCATTATGCGGTCACCTTTATGTCCATTACATTAGCGGTAAACTTTTTACCCTTGCCTAGTTCGCTATCATTAAGCGCATTTATTAGATTGTCGATTGCTTTTACATCTGTTGCGACATTGTCAATAGAGATTAGTTTAGAGCCTTGCCAAATTGAGTAAGTGATAGTCATTATTAGTTCTCCCATGTTAGTTCGTATAGTTTTGCTAGTGCCTCATCATCTGAGTCATCAAATTCATCTAGTGGAGGTTGTTCCTCATCTACCTCATCAAGGTATGCGTATGCGTCTGCGACATCTGATTGGATAGTGTCCCACTTAGACACGCTGTTAGTTTCGTATGAGTATGCGTATGACATTATTTATTCATCTCCTCTGAGATAGCCTTAGACTTAGTTAGTGCCTCTAGGGCGATTGCTAGGGAGGCAAGGCGTTGAGCCTCTACCATTTGCTTGTATTCATCTAGTGTCATTTATTCTGACCTTTCGTTGTTGTTATGTTGTAAGTGTAGCATGGGGGTCTGACAAATTGGGGAGGTTAGCCTATCGTGTCGGTGTGATACTAGTCACACTCTCCACAAGGGCATTGAGGAAACTCTCGCTCTTGCTTGATACGATTAGCAAGAGTCATGACCTTGTTATAGGTCTCGGCACTAGCACCACGGAAGGAAACTAGTTCGCCATTGGCAACCATTTCAGCACCTAAGCGAATTCGTTGCTCTAGGTCAAGATGACCAAAGCGAGAGTGTTTAATTGTATTTTTATCTAGTGTAGTCATTTGAGACCACCTTTCTTTAATTTGTTTTTCTTTATACCTTAAGCATAACATGGGGGTCTGACAAATTGCAACTTATAAATGCGTACAATTCGGACATTGTGAGGTAAGTCACAAAAAAATCGTGTGAGATAGGTCACAAATGACCATTCATTATGGGCGCACTATCCGAAATGTCCGTTTTGCCCAAATCGTGTATCATACATGTAAAAAATATATTAACATTTTCTTAAATCTGAAAAAGCAGTTGACTAGAATATATGGCGGTGTATAATAAGAGCATGGAACCATATGCATCTATAGTTAAAAATCAGATTGATCAAATTCTAGAAAAAGAACCTAATGCGGTTCTAATTGAAGATAACATAGTTGTATTAAAAAACTGGCTATCAGATGATCTTTGCGACAAACTAGTAAGCCATGTAGAATCATTTGGAGAAGATATCTGGTGGGACAGAAATAAAAGAGAATGGTGGCATGGCAAGTTCTTTTTTATAGAAGATCCAGAACTTGATGAAGAGCTAAAACATATGCGTATAAGGCTACAGGAGCTCTTTAGACAGGAGCTTTGGGTCGAAAGCATGAACTCTGTTCATAGAATGACCAAGGGGCAGTCTATGTTCTTACATGCTGATAATTTGTCGGAATCACTAGGTATGGATAATAAATGCGTATTTGGTGTAACACACTATCTAAGCAATTTTGACGGTGGTGAAATATCCTATCCAAATGTTAAGTTTATGTATAAACCTGAAAAGGGAGATTTGCTGCTACATCCTGGATTTGAAAAATATGCACACTATACAGAAGAAGTAAAAGGTGATAGGGTTAGATATATTGTAGCTGGATTTGCTTCACTTCCAGAAGCGCAAGCATTAAGAGAAAATGACCAGCTATATGAGGGTATTAATGCAATTAAAATGTCTAGTGCTATAACTGGAGAATATGGCGAAAATGATTTGCCAAAGAATTTCTACACTTTGCCATTTGAACATTCGGAAAAAAAATAAATTTAAGTATTGACTTCAATAAAAGTTAAATGCTACACTTAGTTTGCTTTGTGGGGGCTTACCCTGAAACTCAATATGTACCAGATATAATCTGTGGGTATTTCAGGACTGCTTCTCTATCTTTCCAAAAAGTTAAAATTTGGGGGGTAGGGGGGCTTTCCTAAAATCTAATATCCCCAGATAAATCATTAAAAAACATAAAGAAAATACATAAGAAAAGGCGGGATAGAAAGATGAAGAATCTTATTGCAGTAGCCATAATAACTGTCATTACTTTTATCCTTGGCATACTCATACAGATAATAGGCTAATATAAGGGCCTATAGCTTAATCTGGTTAAAGCAATTGTCTTATATGCAATCGACTTTGGGTTCAAATCCCAATAGGCCTACTTGGTTTCTCATTTAATAAGGAGTATAATACTTATATGCTAGCTTATGATGTCCCTCTTTCCGCCCTCCTTTTTGTGATATGGGCTGGGTTACCAGCAGAATACACAGATCAGCCTACTGAGGAAGAAATCCTGGCATATATCCAGATGTTGAAGAATATCATAGATAATGAAAATAATGGTCTCTAATTTTCGGCTCACTTTTCGCCGCACTTTCTGAAATCAATAAGGAGATATGTTATGTCTATAGAAGTTGAAATATACAACGATAAAATTTTTTATTTTAAAAATGCAATACCTAATTCTAAAGAAATTCTAAAGTATATAGAATCTACGTCAAATGATATTATTACCGATTGGCTACCATGGGGAAATAAATATGCGTTTTCATTAGAGCAAAAAAAAGATTGGGAAGAATTAGGAATTACTCCAGAAGACTTTGGGTTAGCTAAATGTATATATGACCCAAACTGGTTTGACCCACATAAAAAAGATACTGAAAGTCATTGGGTATTTGAATCTATTAATAAAGCTGTTATAGATTGCTCAGATAAGTATGCAAATTATTTAGGGATAGACACTACCTTGAATCCTAGAATCCCATCGCCTGGGTATGTTATTGGTAAATACAACTCTATGCAATCTAGAGGACTGCACACAGACTGCCCCTATGATGACCTAGAGCACTCCTTTGTCATATATTACAATGATGATTATTCTGATGGATATTTATATTTTCCAAACTATAATTTACAAATAAAACCAGAATCTGGAAGCATCATCATGTTTAAATCTTCGGATCTAGATAATGAACATGAAGCTGTTCCTAATATAGGTTTTAAGTACATAACCCCACATTTTTGGAGAATGGGTCCATCACAAGGGTTTGTACCTTGGGGATTCAAAGATGTTAAATTACCAGAAGACATAACTAATGATTTTTATAACTTAGAAACAGTAGAAAGAAATAAAAAACGGATATTTGGTGAATGATGGATAAAGTATACTTAGATGAAAACATATTTTATATAGAAGATTTTATATCTAAAGAAGATATTGCCAAAATTCAAAAATCTATAAAGTCTAATTCTTACATTGAAGATTATGGACATTTAGCTCACACATCTTTAATTTTAACAGAAAAAAGTTTAGTTGAAACTTGGAATTTTTATTTATCTAAATTAGAGGATATTTTTAATAACTCAACCGAATGGTTAGTACGTCCATATACAGACTTTATCTCATTAATTAAATATAGAAATATTGATTTTTTATCAAAAGACACTCCTATAGAGTTTTTAAACTCGGAATATATAATGCCACCGCATGCAGATGACGTTTCATACGATCTATCTGAAAAAGATTTAAATGAAAGAAAGTCTTTTGTATCAAAAGGTTTAGTTATATTTATTAATGATGATTTTGATGACGGTGAAATTGTTTATGTTAATAAAGGCATATCTGTAAAGCCAAAATCTGGAACTCTAATTTGTCACCCTGGCACAAAAGAATACTCCCATGCAGTAAATAGATTTTATAATGGAGATAGAGTCATAGCGTCAATGTTTGTTCACAAAAAAATTTAATTATATAGATAAAAATAAAACCCCAATCAGAGGCGGATCCGATTGGGGTTTAGCACTTACGTGCATACGTAAGGAGTATTATCTCAACTTACGTAATTTTATTTTTTTCTTCTTATGCTAAAAAATCTAATAAAAAGATTTTCTATTCTACATTCAAAACATTTACAAAGTGACAAAACCTGGTTATCCATTCTAAAGTATGGAGTTTTCATGACTTGGCTAAAATGTTTAGGTGACATAAACTAATTATATCACTTTTATAATTATTGCTGAGCTAGTATATCATTTTCATCAAGCTTATTGTATATTTCAGACATAAAATAAACCATAGCTGGACGTGCTTCATTTGTTTTTGATTCTACTTCTTCTTCAGTCATTCCAGACATCAAAGCCATTTTTGTATTTATAGTCTCATATACTGCAACCATAAGCTCTACTACTGATTCTTTATCCTTATTCATTCTTTTCATCTTCCGCTCTAAATGCTGGGGAAGGTCCCAGCAAAAATCCATCTTCATGATATTTTACCATTTTTTCAATCTCATTACTACCCCCATTTAATTTAGCTATTAGGCATAATACATCATATATCCTATGGAGCATTATGTAGTTAACCATAGGGAGATTGTCTTCTAAATTATTACTCGGATTTTCCATCTTTTACTTTCATATCTTCAAGCAATTCATCTATAGTTGTTAAGCCTCTAGATTTAGCTTCTTCAGCATATTCTTTAACTACAATAAGTGCTTTTTCTGCAAGAAGCAAACCAGGCATATGCATACATGGTATATTCCTTGCTACCTTAGCTCTTAAAGCCTCATCAAATTCGTTATTTAGCGGCATTACTTACACTCTCCAGCATTTTTGAATAAACAGCACTTCCAATATAATTTTTATATTGGCAAGAAATACAGTATACAAATATTTTTTCTTTTTCGTCTTGATTAGAAAAGAGAAGACCTTGGTCTAATGGACAAACCATCTCTGACACAAGGCCTTCCCTTGACAGAGCTAAATACTTAGACACTACTTGTATCTTAATATTAACCCCTTACTCTTTTTTAGATGGAAACTTGTCTAACCACTCTTTTGTTCGAGGAGTTAAACCTTTCCATGACGACCAATCTTGACCGCCATTGGTCATATAATACGTTATCTCTGCGTTGATTGCTGGATCGAATAACGAGTAGTTACTATCCAGTTTGAATTTTTCTTTACGATCATCACCTAGGTTTCCCAACATGTTGATCTGAAAAATTCCATAGGAACTGTCTCCAGTTTTCCTGTTGCCGTTATAAGCCATTGGGCGTCCATTAGACTCCTTTTTAGCTACAGCCCACGCCATTTTAAGGGCGCTACCCTCAAAGCCTACAGCCTTGAGAAGTTCAACCAATTCTTTGTCTGTTAAAGACTCTGATGGTTTCCACACAGTATTGCTGAATTGCTCCAGCTTTTCCTTGTTAAGTTGTGCTTCGGTTTTTACTTCTGGTTTTACAACCAGTGCAGATGCTGATTGAATTATTTCTGGTTGACCAGTAAATAAAAACAGTACAGCTACTGCTATTGCAACATAGTGATGTAAAACATCGCTAAGTTTTTGTTTTATATTCTCCATAGGCATTTCCTCCAATAGAGATAACGAACTATAAGAATACCATTAAACTTTACAATATGTCAACCTAAAAATATGATTTTATTTATTCTAGTTAACTAATAATAGTGATTGTTTTAAAATTATTTTTTACCCTTCCTTTCTATAAAGAACTTTGGTAGAATAGGACTCTTACTAAATTTTATGTGCCATATGGCGGAAAAGAGACAAAATGACAAAAATAAAAAACTTTAATCAATCCTCAGACTACTTTGAGGAAAAGCCAATGGTAATGCTTCAGCCAAATTCTGATAGTGCATTGATAAATAACCCATATGAAAACTTTATAGCTATTTCTAGATATGCAAGATGGATACCAGATCTTAATAGAAGAGAAACATGGAAAGAAACTGTAGATAGATACTTTGACTTTATGCTTAATAACTTGAAAGAAAATTTTAACTATACTCCAGATGATATATTGCTTTCTAATCTTAAGGATGCTGTATATAAGAGAAATGTAATGCCTTCTATGAGAGCTGTCATGACTTCTGGTCCCGCCTTAGAAAGAGATAATGTTGCTGGCTATAACTGTTCTTATTTGCCAGTAGATCACCCAAGAGCATTTGACGAAACCATGTATATCTTGATGTGTGGTTCTGGAGTTGGTTTCTCGGTAGAATATAAATATATTAATAAGCTCCCGTCTATTCCACAATCTTTAGAAAAAGTCTCTGATGTTATTGTTGTAGAAGATTCTAAAACTGGATGGGCAACAGCATATAAGCTACTATTGAAGAATTTGTGGGATGGAAAGATTCCATCTTTTGATGTTACAAAAGTTAGACCAGCAGGAGCCAGACTTAAAACTATGGGTGGAAGATCTTCTGGACCTCAACCGCTAGTTAACCTTTTTGATTTTACAATTGCAAAATTTAAGACTGCAGCTGGAAGACAGCTTAAGCCAATTGAAGCCCATGACATAATGTGTAAGATTGGCGAGGTTGTTGTTGTTGGAGGAGTTCGTAGATCAGCTATGATCTCCTTGTCTAATATCAATGACATAGAGATGGCGCAAGCAAAGTCTGGAAACTGGTGGGAAAACAATCCTCAACGTGCTCTTTCAAACAACTCAGTAGCGTATTCTAGAAAACCAGACATGGAGCAGTTTATATCTGAATGGAAGTCTTTGTATGATTCAAAGTCTGGAGAAAGAGGAATCTATAACGTTGCTGCAGCACAAAAACAAGCTGCATTAAGTGGAAGAGATCCAGAAATACATTATGGCACTAACCCATGCTCAGAAATCATATTGAGACCTAATCAGTTCTGTAATTTGTCAGAAGTTGTTATTCGTGAAGATGATAATGAAGAGTCAGTTTCTTTAAAAGTTGAGCTTGCTTCAGTTCTTGGAACATGGCAATCAACATTGACAAACTTTAAGTACATCAGAGAGGTTTGGAAAAAGAATACAGAAGAAGAAAGACTTCTTGGTGTATCTCTAACTGGACAGTTTGGAAATTCTTATTTTTCTGGTAAGTATCAGGCACACAAGCCAGAAGGCTACACATGCAGATATAGCTGTGAAGGAAATTGCAAAAATAAAGATCATATTAAAGAAGATGATCACCTACGTCTTGAGCATGCTCTACAAAGACTTAAGGTCAGAGCCAAAGAAGCAAATGTTAAGGAAGCGTCAAATATAGGAATTAACCCATCAGCTTCAGTTACATGTGTAAAGCCTTCTGGAACAGTTTCTCAACTTACTGGAGTTTCTTCTGGCATGCACCCTTGGCATTCTGAGTATTACATTAGAACTGTTCGTGGGTCTAAGGGAGATCCTATTTCAATTTTTCTTAAAGAGATTGGAATTCCAGTAGAAGACGATGTAATGAAGCCTAACGAAACTTATGTTTTTTCTTTCCCAGTAAAAGCACCAAATGGAGCAACATTAAGAAAAGATCTCACTGCCATAGAGCACCTAGAGCTTTGGATGATTTATCAGAAGGCTTGGTGTGACCATAAGCCATCTATTACAGTTTCTGTTAAAGATGATGAATGGATGGAGGTTGGTGCTTGGGTTTACAAAAACTTTGATGATCTTTCTGGAATCTCTTTCCTTCCATATTCTGATCATTCTTACAAGCAAGCTCCATATCAAGAAGTTGGTAAGGAAGAGTATGACGAGCTGGTGTCAAGAATGCCTAAAAGCATTAGATGGGAAGATTTATCTTTTTATGAAACAGAAGATGGTACCTCTATAAATGCTACACTTGCCTGTAGCTCTGATGGTAATTGTGAATTGGTAGATATTAGCGCATAGTGGTACAATTATATAATTGGGCTTAGGCTCAAAATTCCTGGGCACACCGCCTAGAAATAAGGAGGATCAAAATGGCAAAAGCTAAAGAAGATCTTAATGGAGATGGAAAGGTTACAATGCAAGAGAAGATTCTAGCAGCACTAGCAAGTTATGGACGTCATTTTCTAGGAGCGGCAATCGCCCTATATATGACAGGCAACACCAGCCCAAGAGACCTACTACTTGGCGGATTCGCTGCCACAGCACCCGTAATTTTGAAAGCACTAAACCCTAATGAACCATCATTTGGGTTTACCAACAAGTAAACAAAAAATAGTCGATTAGAAATACTCCTGTGCTAAAATTAGTACAGGAGTATTCCTATTTAGGAGACTATGGCAAATGGCAGGACAAAAGAATTTCGAAGTAGATCAAAATGCAACATTTAGTTTTATAGTAGAATATAAAGACGAAAATGACGATGCGATTGATCTTACTGGTGCATCTGCAAAGATGCAGGTGCGTGATACAAAAGGCGGCAGCAAGTTAGCTGTTACATTAACATCACCATCTGGCGGAATTACAATTGATGGACCTAATGGTAAATTAACTGTAAAAATGACACCAACACAAACAAGCAAAATCTTTTATCCTAAATCATCTTATGATGTTATGGTTGTAGATTCTAATGGGAATAAGATAAAGCTCCTTGAAGGGTTTATGACCCTAAATAGATCGGTAACTATTTAATGACTGAATCCGTAGTTGTTCGAGAGCAAATAAATAAAGTAGTAATTTCTTCTCCAGGTCCACAAGGACCAAGAGGAAGAACCATTCTAAATGGAAATGGAGACCCAGCAGCAAATTTGGGTCTTACTGGAGATTTTTACTTTGATATGCTTTCAGCTGCATTTCACGGACCAAAGCTTTCTGATTTAAATTGGTCAGGAGCAAGCAAAATATTTTTAACAAATAATACACTAGCGTATCCTTGGGAATTAACCCAAGTTACTGGTCCTTTATCTGGAGTGTATTCTGTTGTTATTAATCATGGACTAGGATATCAACCAAACGTAACAGTTAAGTCTAGTGCAGGGGATATTTTGGAAACTGGAATAGACTACAATAGTACTAATCAAATAACACTGACTATGGCTCAACCATTTTCAGGGACAGCATACCTGTCATAAGGAGATAGCAAATGGCAAGAAAATTTTTAGTTAGCGTTGATCTCAACAAGAATGAGTTGCTCAATGCTAGAATCCAAAACTTAGGCTCAGCGCCTTCAAATCCAGTATCTGGTCAAATATACTACAATACTGGCACAAATATTCTTTACTTCTACAATGGAACAGAGTGGACACCCGCATCTGGTTCTACAGAAGTAATTCAAGACATTATTGGTTCGTCCGTATTAGCAGGAACAGCTTTAACCGCAACATACGACGATACCGCAGGCACAACAACATTAAAACTTAATGATACAGCAGTAACTGCTGGATCTTATGGGTCAGCAACAGCAATTCCGACATTTACAGTTGACTCCCAAGGTCGTTTGACTGCAGCAGGAACAGTAAACGTAGCAACCAATCTTTCAGTTGCTGGAGACACTGGAACAGACACAGTTGACCTTCTTACAGACACACTCACAGTTGCTGGCGGAGAAGGAATTGATGTAGCCGTAACGAATAACACAATTACAGTATCTGCAGAAGATGCAACATACACAAATAAAGGTGTTGCTTCATTTAGCTCAACAGACTTTACAGTCACAGCAGGAGCAGTATCTCTTAATAAAGATCCAGTAATTACACTTTCAGGAGATGTAACTGGTTCTGCAACAATGACCAATTTGGGTGATGTAACAATATCAACAACAATTGAGCCAAACTCAGTTGTTCTTGGAACAGACACAACTGGAAGTTACATTTCAACAATTGCTGGAACATCTGGAGAAATTACAGTTTCAGGATCTGGATCAGAATCAGCAGCAGTAACTATTGGATTGCCAGATGATGTAACAGTTACTGGTAACTTAACCATTGGTGGAAACCTTGATGTTCAAGGATCTATTAACTCTATAAGCACAACAGAAGTTAATATTGTTGATAATAAAGTTGTTCTTAATACAAATGTTACTGGAGCCCCATCAGCAGATGCTGGTCTTAAGGTAAACCGTGGAACCTCTGCAGATGTAGAAGTTTTATGGAATGAGGCGGCAGACCAATGGACATTAACAAATGACGGTACAAATTATCATGAGATAACAAGAAAGTATAAGACAACTCTCAATACATCAGCAACATCTTATACAGTAACTCACAATTTAGCAACAAAAGATGTTGTAGTTTCTATATATGAAGTTGCAGCACCATATGCAGAGATTCTTACAGATATTGAGCATACATCAGACTCAGCAGTAACTATTAAGTTTGCAGTTGCACCAGCATCTGGAGAATATAGAGTAGTTGTAATAGGCTAAGTCAAAAATGAAACTTAAGTCTTCGTTAAACCTTCTAACGCTTGCAGAGAATCCATCTGCAGCTTTAGAAGGTGACGTATACTTTAACATTTTAACAAAAAATATTAGAATATACAATGGAGCAGTTTGGGTAGACATTACTCCTAAAAGCGATGACCCTACTCCATTTTATATGCACACTCACGCATATGATGGTTCAGTACATACAGTTAATACACAAAATCCTATTAATTTTAAAAATACTAATACAGCACAAAGCGTTTTAGAGACTACCCCGCTTGTTTTAGGATTTGACGGTGGTGGACCAGGTGATGAAGTAGATTTTCCTAGGTTTGAAAATCTATCATTACTTTCAGGAGGAGCACCAGATTCTTTATACTATCCCGAATCTGATAGTATTGTAATTAATGGTGGGGACTCTTCTGATCAATATTCACCAGTAATAAATGGAGGGGATTCAAGTGGCAACTAGAATTCAATTAAGAAGAGATGTAGAAGATGATTGGTTTAGAGATAACCCAATATTAAGATCTGGAGAAATTGGAATATCTTTAGATTTAAATACATTTAAAATTGGAGACGGACAAACTCCTTGGAGAGATCTTGATTACGCCTTGGCTGGCACAATTGATGAATATATTCCGTTAAATCAAAAATCAGTTCCTGGTGGAGTTGCAGCACTAGATTCTGCTGGCAAAGTACCAGATTCTCAAATTCCAGCAGGAATTGCAAGAGATTCAGAAGTATCTTTAGCAATTTCTACAGAGGTTGAAAATAGAAATTCAGCTATTACAAATGCTATATCAAACCTTATAGATACAGCACCTGATGCATTAAATACTTTAAATGAAATTGCCGCTGCAATTAATGATGATGCTTCATACGCTGCAACTATAACAACAGCACTAGGAACAAAAGCTAATTTATCTGATGTTACAGCAGCAACTGCAGCAGCAGCAGCAGATGCTACAACAAAGGCTAACGCAGCGCAAGCAGCCGCCGCATCAGATGCTACATCTAAAGCTAGCGCAGCGCAAGCCGCAGCAACTGCTGCAGCCGCATCAGATGCTACATCTAAAGCTAGCGCAGCTCAAGCAGCAGCTATCTCAGCAGCAGAAACAGATGCTACAACAAAAGCCAACGCAGCTCAAGCAGCAGCTATCTCAGCAGCAGCAACAGATGCTACAACAAAATCCAGCGCAGCTCAAGCAGCAGCAATATCTGCAGCAGCAACAGATGCTACAACAAAGGCTAACGCAGCACAAGCAGCAGCAATAACTGCAGCAGGAACAGACGCTACAACTAAGGTAGAAGCAGAAGCAGCACTAAGAGTATCAGGAGATGCAGCTTCAGTATCTACAGCAGCAGCAGATGCTACAACAAAGGCCAACGCCGCTCAAGCAGCAGCTATCTCAGCAGCAGCAGCAGATGCTACAACAAAGGCTAACGCCGCTCAAGCAGCAGCAAGCTCTGCGGCAGACACAAAGGTATCATCTGCAATAGCAGCACTTACAAAATCTTCAGTTGGGCTTGCAAATGTTGATAATACAGCAGATGCTTCAAAGCCAGTGTCTGCAGCACAAGCTACTGCAATCGCAACTGCTAAGTCAGAAGCAATTGCAGATGCAACAGCTCAGGTAAATGCAGTAATCGCATCAGCGCCAGCAGCACTTAATACTCTAGACGAGCTTGCAGCAGCACTTGGAGACGACGCAAGTTTTGCCGCTACAGTAACAGCTAATCTTTCATCTAAAGCCCCAATTGCCTCACCAACATTTACTGGTACAGTATCAGGAATTACAAAGACTATGGTTGGGCTTGGTAATGTTGACAATACTTCTGATACCAACAAACCAATTTCTTCATTAACTCAAACTGCTTTAAATGCAAAATCTGATAACTTAATATCTACAGCTGGAACAACAAGTACAAGCTATTCAATAACATCTTCTGATCTTTATAAAAGAATAGAGTTTAATTCGGCATCACCAATTACGGTTACTATACCAGCAGATATTACTTTAAACCTACCAATTGGCTCTAGTATTGAATTGCTTCAAGCAAATACTGGAAAGATAACTGTTCAGGGAGAGAGTGTATCTGTTTTAATTTATGGACCAGACAATCAATTTAAATCCAGAGTACAGTGGTCATCAATATTTATTGAAAAAAGAGCAGCAAACAGCTGGTTGGTAACTGGCGATACGGAAGCCTAATGAGAAGTGCTAAAAAGAAAAGGGTTGTTAACTCTAAGCTTAAAGCATATCAGCAGTTTTTAGATAGTTTTGGCGGTGTAACATTAAAAGCTGGATGGAAGTCTTACAGGGGATCCTGGGTTCTAGGTACTGGAGTTGCTATAAGTAGCTCAGACCCATCTACATATGCAATATCTGGAGTTAAGCTTTCGCTTCCAAATCTTACTGCATCTGCTGGAGTTACTGGTGGAACGGGATTAACATATTGGGTATCAGATGCTAATAGCTGGGTTGCTTCTGTTTCTTACAATACTACATCTACAAGCTATCCATGCAATACTGGTTTAGTAACTAATGGAAGTAATCCACCATCTGCAAATTGTTGTGGAGGCGTTTCAACAATAGCTGGATCTGCTCCATATCAGTATGCAGCACAATTAAACCCTGCTTATTCTTTTTCATATTCAGCGGAATTAAATCCTGCTTATTCATTTTCATATTCAGCGCAATTAAATCCCGCTTATTCATTTTCATATTCAGCGCAACTTAGCCCTTCTTATTCTTTTTCTTACGGTGCTGCATACCAGAATCCTTCTTCATCTAGCTACGCAGCATACAATCAGCCAGCATCAAGTTTTACATATAGCGCAAGCAGTTCTTACACAGCCGAAACAAGGTGTTGTGGAGTTTTTAATATTTCTAAGGATTTTTATCAAAGAACAAATGGAATACCTTTATGTTCTCAATGCAGCGGGCCATGTGAAGAAACATATTCTTTTAGCCAATGTTGTCCTTCAGGTACAACAAAATCAGGTGCAACATGTTATTACCCAGCCTCAGTTACACTGTCTTGCCCTTCTGGAGGAACCTTGTCTGGAAGTACTTGTACTGTAAGTACGCCAGCATCAACCACCTGTCCTTCAGGAGGAACTTTATCTGGAAATAATTGCATAGTTGATGTGCCTGGATACTACTATTGCCCTTCAGGTGGAAACCTAAGTGGGTCTACTTGCACTGTTTCTGTAGCTGCTAGCTACAGCTGCCCTTCAGGCGGTAGCCTAAGTGGGTCTACTTGCACTGTTTCTGTACCTGCTAGCTACAGCTGCCCTTCAGGTGGTAGCCTAAGTGGGTCTACTTGCACTGTTTCTGTACCTGCTAGCTACAGCTGCCCTTCAGGTGGTAGCCTAAGTGGGTCTACTTGCACTGTTTCTGTACCTGCTAGCTACAGCTGCCCTTCAGGTGGCTCTTTGTCTGGCACAACATGCTATGTTGGCCCTGGACCAACTCAGTACAGCTGTTACACTCAAACAACAACGCAAACAAATTATAATTATTATTTAAATGTAATAAAATCAATCGGAGGAGTAGTAAGCTCAGTCGGTACAGATGTTGCATTGCCTTCACAGCCACTAGCAATAAAAGTTATTATTTCAGGAACAAATGTAAGATCTATTGCATATTCTACAATAGGAATGACTAATTCTATAGGAGAAAGATCAGACACAATTACTTCACCGAATAGGACAGGCGTGGTTGGAATAATAAAATCTCCGTCTCCATATAATCAAGGCTCGACAGTTTCTAACTTTTCTGCTACAATATAAATATAAACAGAAAGAGATAATAATGAAAAATCCATACATGAGGGGTGCCAGACCCTGGGATCTTTTTAATAAAGAGCTTGGAAGGGTAGATGAAGATTTAGCCCAAGAGCGACTTGAGATATGTAAAGTTTGTCCAGAGCTTATTAAAGCAACATCTCAGTGTAAAAAGTGTGGATGTATCATGAATCTAAAAACAAAATTACCAAACGCCAGTTGCCCCCTAGGTAAGTGGTCTGCAGTTAATCCAGATGAAAATGAGGAAATTATATAATGGAAAATCCACCAATTAAAGTTGCTTTTGTTATTGATGGCAAAGTTGTAGACGTTTTACACACAGATGAAAGACTCGCTTCAATATTTTTGAGTGACCCAGTAGTTATAGATGTAACTGAAATTTATGCCAACGGAGGAGTTGGTATTAATATGACAAACTGGGATTGGGATGGAGAGAATTTTTCATACCCAGCATCATCATCAATTGGCTCACCAACAGAAGAAGAGCTCTTAGCAGAAGATTTAGCAATAGAAGAAGCAGACAAGCAACTTTAATTATTTAGAAGGGTCGGATATGAAGAAAAAAATTCTTAAGTTTGCTATGTACGATGAAGTCTTTAGTCCGATAGTTCCAATAAAATCTTTAGTTCCTGACTGGTATAAGTCTATAGATAAGTTTAAAGATGGAGCAAAGCAGTATAGCCTTAACCCACCAAATGTAACGGTAAAAGTTTGTGGTCCATATATGGATTCAATGCTTACTGGTTATGCTTTAACTGCACCTATAGATTTTTTAGTTGAAATAGAAGATGGAAAGCCAAAGATTAGACATAGGCTAGATGGACGTTTTTTTGGAGAAAGATCTGCAAACCAAGAAGTTCCAGCTCCTCCAGGATTTTATAGTCAGCAGTTTGCTTGGGAGTCAAAAGTTGCAATCAGCATACCAGAAGGTTATAGTTTTTTGTTTACCCATCCTTTAAATAGGGTTGACCTTCCATTCTATACCCTTTCTGGAATAGTAGATGGGCCGTATGACATGCAGCCAGGAAACTTCCCATTCTACATAAGAAAAGGATTCTCTGGGGTAATTGAGGCTGGCACACCAATAGCTCAAATTATACCAATTAAAAGAGAGCCCTGGAAAGCTATTTCAGATTTAGATATCATTAAGGATGCAGAAAGAAACCATAAGCTTTCCAATAAGTCTATGATTGGCTGGTACAAGCAGAATATATGGCAAAGAAAGAGCTACGAGTAATACAAGCTTTTATAAGCCCCTTCTTAAAAATAAAAAATATTTAAATTATAATTTTTTATAATGTATAATTAAACCATAAGCAACACTGCCTGGAGGCAAAATGGCAACAAGTTACCCAACATCAAAAGACAATTTTACTAATCCTGCCGCAACTGAATCAATGGAAGGCCATGCAACGTTGCACGGCAACGTCAATGATGCAATTGAGGCAATTGAAAACAAGCTTGGCGTAAACGGATCAACAGATGTAAACTCGATAGACTACAAGGTTTCTCAGCTAGAAACAAGCTTAGCTACTCTTGATGCAGAAAACGCTTCAGAACTTTTGGGGCTAGATGGAAACAACGATCTAACTATAGACGGAATAGAAAACAAAACAGCTATAGATTCATTCTCAAAGACGGTATATAAGACAGTTAGATACTCCCTGCAGATTGATAAGTCTGTTGGAAACTTAACACACACTTCAACTATTGTACTGCTTAACGATGGAACCAATGTTTACATTTCAGAATCAGACATAGTGTCAAACACAGATTTATCTTTAGCTACAGTTACTTTTGAAGAAAATAGCGGTATAATAAGTTTGTGCGTAACTCCTGTTTCAGGATCAGTAAAAGTAAGATATTTTAGAACAGCATTAAAAGCATAAAAAAGCAGTAAAAGGGAGTCATATCAATGGCAACAGTAAATAAAAACTTTAGAATTAAAAATGGGCTTATCGTTGAGGGTGGCACAGCTACCGTTAACGGTTTTGGTGTATTAACCAAGGCCCAAGCAGACCAAGACTACATTGTTGGTATTATTGGTGGTACAGCAACTTCAGCCAATACAGCAAATACAGTAGTAAAACGCGATGCCAATGGCAATTTTGCCGCAGGAACAATTACTGCTACATTTGTTGGTAACCTTACTGGTGATGTAACAGGTACAGTTTCAAGTCTTTCAAATCATGACACAGCAGACCTTGCAGAAAATCCAGCAAACAAATATTTTACAGATGCTCGTGCATTGTCAGCAACAGCCGCAGCATACGATGCAGCAGGCTCAGCAGCAGCAGCACAGTCAGCAGCAATTACTGCAGCAGCAACAGATGCTACAACTAAGGTAGCAGCAGAAGCAGCACTTAGAGTATCAGGCGACGCAGCTTCAGTATCAACTGCAGCAGCAGATGCAACATCTAAGGCTAACGCAGCTCAAGCAGCAGCAGAAGCAACCGCAGCAGCAGATGCAACATCTAAGGCTAACGCAGCTCAAGCAGCAGCTATCTCAGCAGCAGCAGCAGATGCTACTACAAAAGCCAACGCAGCACAGTCTGCAGCAGCAACAGATGCTACTACAAAAGCCAACGCCGCTCAAGCAGCAGCCGAAGCAACAGCAGCAGCAGCGCTTTCATCTGCAATCTCAACAGAGGTTTCAAACCGTAACTCAGCAATTTCAACTGCAGTAGATTCATTAGTGGATGGCGCACCATCACTTCTTAACACATTAAATGAATTAGCAGCAGCAATCAATGATGATGCTAATTACACAACAACTATAACAACAGCCCTTGGAACAAAGGCTAACTCAGCTCAAGTAACAACAGATATCGCGGCAGCAGTTTCAACAGCCGCATCAGATGCTACTACAAAAGCTAACGCAGCTCAAGCAGCAGCAGAAGCAACCGCAGCAGCAGATGCAACATCTAAGGCTAACGCAGCTCAAGCAGCAGCAGAAGCAACAGCAGCAGCAGCGCTTTCAACACACAGCGCAGATACAACAAACATTCACGGAATTGCAGATACTTCACTTCTAGCAACTACAGCAAATGTAGCAACAGCAGTCTCAACAGCCGCATCAGATGCTACTACAAAAGCTAACGCAGCTCAAGCAGCAGCAGAAGCAACAGCAGCAGCAGCTAATGCAGCTCAGCAAAATGGAACTACATCATTTACAGCAATTAATTACAATGATGTTGCTAAGCAGGTTGCAGCAACAACTGGAAATATTGCGGTGGCAGCAGAAACAACAGCTATCTCATGGGTAGCAGCAGACTACAGAAGCGCTAAGTTTGTAGTAAAAGTAAAAAATGGTGTACATACTCAGGTTTCAGACCTAGTAGTAACCCTTGATACTGCAAATAACGTAGCAGTTTCTGAATATGGAATTACATATTCAAACGGAACAGAATTGGCTGCAGTTTCAGCAGATTATTCTGGATCAGATGTAAGAATTAGAGTAACACCAGCAAACGCTAACACAGAAGTTGTGGTTGTTGGAACGCTAATTAAATAATTAAATAAAGGTTTTGGGGGATTCCTTAAAAATCCCCCACAAAAACAATTAGGGGATATGTGAACTTAAATGGCAACAGTAGATAAAAATTTTAAAGTAAAAAATGGACTCAATGTAGCAGGCACTGCCACATTTGGGTCTAACGTCGTTTTAGGCGAAACACCCCTTAGATTTGATACAGCAACAAGCAAGCTACAAATACAGCTAAATGGAACATGGGTTCCAATAGCTTTCAATTCAGATATTCCAGATACAAGTACAACAATTAGTTTTATGGATATTGGATTAGCCATTGATTATAATGGTCAGCCAATATATACAGTACAGGCAAATGGAGTTACTCCTGAAGCAACAAGCAAGTTTGTAGATGGCGGATCGCCATCATCTACAGATGCCGATGTTTCTATGGTTTTTGACTCTGGATCTATATCTTAAAGCAATAAATGATACAATAAGCAGTATAAATAAAATATATAAGGGGTAACAAAATGGCAACAGTAAGATTACAGTTAAGAAGAGGTACAGAAGCTCAATGGGTGGCAGCAAACCCAACCCTAGCAGCTGGAGAAATTGGTATTGAAACAGATACTAATACATTTAAATTTGGAGATGGAAGCACTGCTTGGAACTCACTAAGTTATGCTCTCTCACAAACAGTAGACGATTATATTCTTCTAAGCACTAAGGGGGTTGCCAATGGAGTTGCTTCATTAGACTCATCAGGATTTATCCCATCATCTCAACTTCCACCGCTTGCTAAAGTAACCGTAAGCGCTGTTGCAAACCAAGCAGCAAGACTAGCATTGACAGCAGAAGCTGGAGATATTGCTATTCAGTCAGATAACGGACAGTCATATGTTCTTTCTGCATCACCTGCATCAACAGATGCAAACTGGAAAGCACTAGTTGGTTCAGAAGCTGTAGTCGATACCGTAGAAACAGCATTAGTAGCTGGAACAGGATTAGACAAGACATATAATGATGAAGCAGGAACAATTACAATTGATATTGATTCAACAGTTGCAACACTAACTGGTACACAAACACTTACAAATAAAACTTTAACATCTCCAGTTATTAATACACCAACTGGAATTACTAAGTCAGACGTTGGTCTTGCAAATGTTGATAATACAGCAGACTCAGCAAAACCAGTATCAACAGCACAAGCATCAGCAATTGCAACTGCCAAGTCAGAAGCTCAAGGATATGCTGATGAGCAAATTGGATTAGTACTTGGTGCTGCACCAGCAGCGCTAAATACTCTTAACGAGTTAGCAACAGCACTTGGTAATGACGCAAACTTTTCAGGAACTATTACATCAAGCCTTGCAACAAAAGCTCCAATAAATGCACCAACATTTACTGGTTCTGTAACACTTCCTTCTACAACAACCATTGGCGATGTAAGCAATGTAGAGCTAGGTTATGTAAACGGAGTAACTTCTGGTATTCAGGTTCAGCTCGATGCAAAAGCACCACTAGCCTCACCAACACTTACTGGTACAGTAACTCTACCAGAATCAACTTCAATCGGTGACGTTAGCAATCTAGAAATTGGTTATCTCAACGGCGTTACATCTTCAGTTCAAGGACAAATTGATGCTAAGTTAGCATCAGCAACTGCCGCAACAACTTACGCACCACTAGCCTCACCAACACTTACTGGTACAGTAACTCTTCCAGCATCAACTTCAATCGGTGACGTTAGCAATCTAGAAATTGGTTATCTCAACGGCGTTACATCTTCAGTTCAAGGACAAATTGATGCTAAGTTAGCATCAGCAACTGCCGCAACAACTTACGCAACACTTGTAGCACCAACATTTACTGGAAATGTAACTCTTCCAGAATCAACTTCAATCGGTGATGTTAGCAACCTAGAAATAGGTTACCTAAACGGAGTAACATCTGGTATTCAAATACAACTAGATGCCAAGCAGGCAGTTGTTGCTAACGTTTCAGATGTTGAAATTGGCTACCTTGATGGAGTAACATCAGCAATTCAAACTCAATTAAATACCAAGCAGCCAGTTGTTGCCAACGTTTCAGATGTTGAAATCGGTTACCTTGATGGAGTAACATCATCTATTCAGACTCAAATTGATACTAAAGCACCACTTGCTTCCCCAACATTTACAGGAACAGTAACACTTCCTGCAAATACAATTACTCAATCAATGATGTCAGATGATTCAGTTGGAACTGCAGAAATTATTGCAGCATCGGTAACTAGCTCAGAACTTGCAGTTGATTCAGTAACTGAATCAAAGATTGCAGATGGCGCAGTAACTTCAGCTAAAATTGCAAACGGAACAATCGTAGATGCAGACATTAATGCTTCTGCAGCAATTGCAACATCTAAGATTTCAGGACTCGATACAGCTCTTGGACTAAAAGCACCACTTGCCTCACCAACATTTACAGGCACAGTATCAGGAATTACAAAGACTATGGTTGGGCTTGGATCTGTTGATAATACAGCAGACTTAGCAAAGCCAGTATCAACAGCACAGGCTACTGCAATCGCAACTGCTAAGTCAGAAGCAATTGCAGATGCAACAGCACAGGTAAATGCAGTAATTGCATCTGCTCCAGCAGCACTCAACACACTTGATGAACTTGCTGCAGCACTTGGTGATGACGCAAACTTTGCATCGACAGTTACAACTAATTTAGCAGCAAAAGCACCACTTGCTTCCCCAACATTTACTGGTACAGTAACAGTTGCAGCAGCAGGAGTAGCATTTACAGATGGCACTCAAACAAAAGCTGGTGTCCCATCACTTACAACAATTGGAACTGAAATCTCAGCAGCATATAACCTGTCAACAGGTGGCCTTGCCCTAAGAGATCAACTTATCCCAGTTGCAGGAACACAGGCAATTACAATACCAACAAATGCAACAACAGCTTTTCCGATTGGTACATCAATTGATTTTTACCAAGCATCAGGAACTGGCGCAAACTTTGTAGCAGCAGATGGTACAGTTACAATTCTTCGTACACCAGGATTAAAACTAAGAACAACACATTCATCAGCAACACTTACCAAGGTAGCAGTAAACACTTGGTTGCTAGCTGGAGACTTGACAGCATAATTAAAAAAATAAAGATAGGGGCTAAATAAATGGCAAATAAGAGAATAGGTAGAAAATCCTCAGCGCAGGATAACTTCTTAGAACCAAGTGCAGTTACTTCCTTAACTGCAACAAATGTGGGTACTGGGCGGGCATATAATAATGGCGCAGCATCTCTTACATGGTCTTTGCCAGCCGCATCACCCCCAGCAACACTTTATACCATTACATCAACCCCAGCAACAACAACACAAACTACTTCTAGCACTAGTTATACATTTACTGGATTAGCAAGTGCCACGGCTTATACTTTTACAGTTGTTGCTTCAAACGCTGCGGGATCATCTCAGCCAACAACATCAGGATCAATAACTGCTACAACAGTTCCGCAAGCTCCAAACGCATCTGTTTCAACAAGTGCCGCTGGGCCAACCCCAGTCCCAGCTTCTGGCTTTGACAGAATTACTTTTTCTGCAAACGCTACAGGTGGAAGCGCAATAACTACTTTTCAAATTACTTCTAGCATTCGTGGATCTTTGTCTGCTTCTGCAACATCTCCATTTGATACAGCATCTCCAAACTCTGAAACTTATACTGTTTACGCAACGAATGCAAATGGACAGTCTGCTGGCACGACAACTGGAACTGTAGAAACTTTTACGCCACCACACTTCCCACCGTTCTTCCCACCGTTCTTCCCACCACATTTCCCACCATTCTTCCCACCTTTCTTCCCACCACACTTCCCACCGTTCTTCCCACCACACTTCCCACCGTTCTTCCCACCGTTCTTCCCACCACATTTCCCACCATTCTTCCCACCACACTTCCCACCATTCTTCCCACCATTCTTCCCACCGTTCTTCCCACCGTTCTTCCCACCACACTTCCCACCGTTCTTCCCACCACACTTCCCACCGTTCTTCCCACCGTTCTTCCCACCGTTCTTCCCACCGTTCTTCCCACCTTACTTCCCACCGTTCTTCCCACCACACTTCCCACCGTTCTTCCCACCGTTCTTCCCGCCACACTTTGTAGGAGGATCCTACTTCTGCCCATGGTGTGATTGCGCAGGGTCTAACTGGTACTGCTAATTAATACTAACTGGGGCAATAGAAATATTGCCCCAGGGTATTGATAAAAAATAAAAAATATTGTACAATTATTAAAAGGAGATATAATGCCATACTTTGGATATGTAAGAGACGGAATAGTCAAATACGTTCAGCTTGTAACAAGCTCTACCCCCGCACAGTCAAAATGGATAGCGCTAAATAGATCAGGAGTTATCTTAAAAGACTCAAGTAATTACGATGTAATGCCAGGAGACTTGTTTACTGATGGTAAATTTTATAAAAAAGACGCCGAAACTAATAATACAACTTTACTAGAAGATGGTGCATTTACTCTCCCAAACGCAATAAGAGTTGCTGGAATTGTTGATGGCGAAATAGTCGGACAATGGGGAATGGGAACAGAACTCTTTGAAAACATAGAAGAAGCTCATCAGTTTATTGATGATATAGTTAACTCTCAAATAGTTGAAATAGAACAAGAGCAGCAGTTTTTAGTTGAAAAAGGTTGGCTTTATGATGGAGTCAATTTTACTAACCCAGACAATGCTTGATGAGCAGCGATAGCAAAAAAAGTGCTTGGGAAAAGTATAAAGAAAGTCTAGGAGACTCCAGACCTTGGGATTTTTTAGATCCAAATACAAAATATGTAGATAAATCTGTATCTGAAAAAAGATACAGTATTTGTCTATCTTGTCCAGAATTTATAAAAACAACAAAACAGTGTAAAAAATGTGGCTGTGTAATGACTTTAAAAACTAAACTTAGTAACGCTGAGTGTCCAATAGAAAAATGGGGAAAAGAATGATGTATGAAAAAGAAGAGCTATTTCCAGGACTTTGGGTATATAGAAACGTAATTACTCCAGAGATGGATATAATTAATAGGCTAGAAAACGCTATAAGTAATTCCAAAGGTATGCATACTTGGAAAGAAGCAACAGTCGGATACAGAGAAAAAATGCCTGACTATAGAGATTGCGTAGACTTTAAATGGAAAAAGTTCGATGATGATTTTGGAAACAAATACAATACCGAAGTGAATTCAGTATGGCAAGATGTATATGATGTTCAGGCTGTTGCACTAAATGATTACTCTTCTTTTTACAATATTGAGTTAAAGTATTGGGAAGCAATGAATTTTATTAAATATGGAGAAGGTCAACATTTTTCTTACCATTCAGATCATGGTTGGTCATATATATCAACAGTATCAATGGTTGCATATATTAACGATGATTATGAAGAGGGCGGACTAAGATTTGATAAGCTTGATTTAACAATAAAACCAAAAGCTGGAGACCTATACATATTCCCATCTACATATTTATTTTCACACGCTGCTCTTCCAGTAAAATCTGGTATTAAATATTCAATTGTTACAATGACAGATTATAATGATGCTACACATACAGAATCTTTTTATAGACAATTTATGTCTGAAAAGTCAATGAAAGATGGGTACTGATGAACTTTGATGTTTATAAAGTTTATCCAAATCAATCAGCAAATATCCAGCCTTTAGGTGTAAAAAGAGAATGGATGGATGAGACATCTGATAAGCATGCTTATCATTGTTTTCCAGTAAGCTTATCAAATACTTTAGGTTGGGGAATTTCTTTTCCAGTTGATATTGAATTTATTTGGGACGGTATATCAGATTCAACGGATACTCATGTTAAGGTTTTAAAGGGTCACGAGTATGTTTCAACCTCAAGGGCTAATGCAACCATTAGCTTTAATACAAATTTGGTAATAAGAAGCGAAGAAAATGTAAGTATGCTGGCTATGCCGACACCAAACTGGCCAATAGATGGCGTTTGGCCTTTTACAACGTTAATAAGCACTTCATTTTTTAAAGGAACATTTCCTGTTGCATGGAGAATAACAAAGGCTAACGAAGTTATTACTATACCAGCTAACACGCCAGTAGCATCAGTAATTCCTATATCTTTATCTAACTTAAACAATTCAGTAGCAACAATAAAAGGATACAAAGACTTGCCTATAGACTTTTTCCCAAAAGAAGACTACGGTAAAATTGTTAGCGATATTAATAAATCTGGAAAATGGACTGACTTCTATAGAAATGCTGTAGACCATAAGAATAATAAAATTGGATCTCATGAGGTAAAATCTTTAAGATTAAAAAATGATGAAACTTTCATAGATGGTCCAGAAGGCTGCGGTATACCAAAATGAACAAGATAACATTTCATTCTAACAAGCATTATAATGATACAGAAACAGCACCCTGCCCAACTGCAAAAGTTATACCAAAATGGTGGCATGATGCTGATATTTATATAAAAGATTTTTATGGCAATCCAGTTTCTAATGCAAATAAAGACGGCGGTAAGATGCTAAACTTTAAAGCATGTCCAGCTATGCTTGATACATTTACAACAGGATACACACTTGTTACACCTTGTGATATAGAATTTTATGAAAAAAATAATAGAATCAAAGCAAAAGTTCCATTAAAGTTTGATGATTTTGTTGGAGAGAGGCCAGCATCTGATGGATTCCAAGTTCCTTTTGGCTATGATAAGAATCATTTTCATTGGTATGCTAATTGGGCTCCACAGCTACCAGAAGGGTACAGCTCTTTGTATGTTCAGCCTATAAATCATTTTGATTTACCATGGCTTACTGTTGGTGGTATAATAGATAGTGATAAGGTTACAACCTCTGGGCTGATACCGTTTTTTATACAAAATGGATTTACTGGCGTTGTTCCAGCAGGGACACCATATTTACAAATAATACCATTTAAAAGAGAAGATTGGGAATCAGATTTTATTTTTCATAAGCCAATTGATATTATGCAAAAAGCTATGAAGACGTCAGAGACTTTTAGAACACCAGAGGGTGGAGTCTATAAGAAGAAATTTTGGACTAGAAGGAGATATAAGTAAATGGAAAAAAGATTAAATACCAATAAAACTCACGACTACAGGTCTTTGGGATCTATAACTCCATCTGGATTCTTTGGCGCAGGACCTGAAAATATTGTAGAGTTAAAAAACTTTTTAACAGATGAAGAAAGAGTAAGACTCACCCACTTTGCTAAAAACAATACAACTTGGGATATTACAGATTCTCACGTAAATGAAAATGGAACTGTGATATATGATGCTAACGCTTGGCACGACAGAGTTTGCACTCGTAGATCTATGGAAATTTCTGCTGACCCACATATTGTAGATGTTGTAGACAACCTAATATCCAGACTGCAGGTAGAGGTAGAAAAATTTTTTAACGTTAAGGTACAAGCAACAGGCCCAGCTATTGTTAGATGGCCAATAGGGTCAAGACAGGATCCACACGCAGACAAAGAGCTTCACGAAGGTCCAGATGCAGGAACTCCAAACGATTTTCCACATTACGATATAGCTTCATTATTTTATTTTAACGATGACTACGAAGGCGGAGAATTGTTTTTCCCTGTTCAAGGAATAGAATTTAAACCTGTTGGGGGATCAGCATATTTTTTCCCAGGAGATAAAAATTATATTCATGGAGTAAGACCAATTATCGCAGGAGGAAGATACACCTCACCATTCTTTTGGCAGATACTTGAGCACACTGGTGACATAAAGCCATGACCCTTGAATATAAAGAGATATATCCAAAGATATGGGTATTTAAAAATCCATGGAAAGACATAGACCTATTAACAAAAACAATAATTGATTCGGAACAAAACCCAGAAGGCTCTGCTTTAAATTGGCATGGCTGGTACACCTTTGGAAAAGAAGCTGATCAGTTTAACCATTCAATTGAATCATCTGAAAGAACTGAATTAGAAAAACGTTTCTGGGATGAAATAATTGAGGTTTTTAATAAAACAACAAGTCAGTATGCGGATACTTTTAGCGTACCACTTGATAGAGACGCAATAGTTTTTAACGAAGAAACTGGAAACGATGATCCTATGTGGAAAAGAATGGGACCTTCAATATGTAAGTATGAAGTCGATGGAGGAATTGAAGATTCCGACCTTGCAATGCATGTACATACAGACTACCAAAGAGACTATCATGATTTTAGAGGATATAAGTTTACGTTTACCTGCACCATGTATTTAAATGGAGACTATGAAGGCGGAGGACTTACTTTTTTGGTAGACAATAAAACTCTTTATTACAAACCAGAAAAGGGCGACATTTTGTTATTCCCAGCAGGAGACCCAGATTTTCTTTCCGATGCTGGACAATTTTATATGCATGGAGTTGAAAAAGTTAAGGGCACCCCTAAGTATTTTGTAAGAAACCATTGGGTTAGATTTTATCCTGGATCGCCAGAATGGCTAGAAAACGAAAAACTTTATGGAAAAGAAATATGGAAAGAAATGGAAATTGCCAGAACTAAAGAAGAAAGAAAGTCTGGAGCTTATCAAACAATAAACTATGATGAACTTAAAAAGCTAGAAAGGATTAATTTAAATGACATTTAATTTAGAAAATCAGAATAGAGTTAAAGAAGACATAGTGTTTTTTGAAAATTTTCTTAGTCCAGAAGATTGCGAAAAAGTTATTAAATATTGGGAGCATTCTGTAGAAAAAGGAACTCTTCCATGGGCACCAATATCATTCTACGATTCCTTTGCTTCAAATTTACCAGACGATGAAGACAAGGAAAAGTTTGGCCTTCCTTCTGATTTTTTTACTAAGCTTCAAGATAAAATACAAGAGGCTACAGAAATATGTAGAGGCGATAAGGTTAGACTAGTTAGCTATCACGCACAGAAATGGGTAGAGGGAGCTTATGCAGGTTACCATTCAGACAATACCCCAATAGATTCTCCAGAATACAACTCTTTTGAAAGAAGCAAGTGGGCAGCATTCCTTTACTTAAATGATGATTTTGAAGGTGGCGTTTTAAACTTTAGGGATCATGATATTTCTTTGCAGCCAAAAACTGGAATGCTAGCAGCATTTGCTGGAGGTCATCACAATATACATGAAGTACAAATGATTACTAAGGGAACAAGAATAACTATAGGATCATTTTGGGATAATGAAGAGGCTGTTTATAGCGAAGAAAAGCAGGCTATGTGGGAAACCGATATAGCAGATCAAAGAAAAAGACAGGCAGAGGACGCAGAGCTTTGGGCAGAACTTAAAGCAAGAGGTGAAAGACTAAAGCCTGGACCAGATCAAACTGCTAAAAAAGAAGTAGCATTGGAGATAGAATGATAAAAACGACTGTATTAGAAAACGGAATGATTAGAGAAGAGCTTCACCCGCAAGTTTATTATTATAGAAATGCTATCCCTAATGTAAAAGAATGGCTAGATCTTGTAAATGATTCTGAAAATCATGAAGACCTTTATTCGATTATCACACCATGGAACACATGGGATGTAGATGAAAACAGAGCTTTTGGAAACCCTTATGTTTACGGATATAAAAAATTATGTTTGTTAAATAGTGTTTTTAATATAGATAAAGACGTCACAGAAGAAACAAAAGAGTTCTTTATTAAAATTAGAGATCCACTTTTTAATGCAATTAAGGCAGTTTGTGAAGATTATAAAGAGTCTCAAGGAATTAAAGAAGATATTATATTGCTAGAGCAATTTGGAGTTCATAGATATAGGTCTGGTAACTTTATGGGAGTTCATCATGATTCACAAGAAGGTGACACTAGACTTCTTTATTCCATGGTAGTTTGGCCTAATGATGACTATGAAGGTGGAGAACTATCTTTTTCTATAAAAGACGGAGTTCTTACTAGCACAGAGCTTTCTTTGCAGGGCGATCTTTTTGATCCTAAAAATGAAGGCTTGTATGATTTTTATATTAAGCCAGAAGCGGGGAGCATAGTAATATTCCCTTCACCTTCTCCATTTAGCCATACAGCACATGTTGTTAAATCTGGATGGAAGTATATGTTACCAATGTTTTGGATAGACCCTAATGGAGAAGATGCATTGTTTAAGCAAGATCCAGAGTGGCGGCCAGAGTTTGTTTACCCAGATAAAGAAGATTTATTTAAGTAAAAATATCTGGTACAATTATTACAAAAGTTATAAATAGGAGGAAGTATGAAAAGCGAAGAATTATTTGATAAGGTGTATTACTACACGGATGTTATAAAGGAGCCTAAAAAGCTTGTTGATTTAATCGAATCAACAGAATCTGATAAATACTCAAGCTTCATCACCCCCTGGGAAGAGTGGGGTGCATGTAGTGGACAAATGTACATTTATGGATCACACAAAAGAATAAAGTGTTTGTCTTCTGAAGATATAGAAAAAAATATATCCGAAGATGTTATAGATGATTGCAACTATATTTTCAATGAGATATTTGATGGTATGAAAAATGTCTGTGAAGATTATGCTTCAAAAATCGGTGATGATGCTGAGATAATTTTAATGACAGATACAGCAATTAAGAAATACATGCCTGGAACTTTTATGGGATCCCACTTTGATCAGCAGGAGGGGGATAGAAGACTTAGGTATTCTATGGTAATGTATTTAAATGATGATTACGAAGGCGGAGAAATATCTTTTAATGTAAAAGATGGAGTATTGACTTCTACAGATGATGCCGCTGCAGAAGATTTTGATAGCCCACTTAATCATGATAGAATTATGTTTCACGTTAAGCCGAAGGCTGGAAGCGTAATAATCTTTCCTTCAACAGATCCATATAGTCATACAGCACACCTTATAAAAGGCGGATCTAAGTATATGGTCCCTTCGTTTTGGCTTAACACTGGTAAATTCGTAGATGGCGTTTTTATTCCAAACTAGAAAGAGTTAATTATGGCAATGTACGTTTTTCAAGAAATTGCACCAAAGACATTTTATTTTACATATTGTCTTCAAGAGATTGGGAACTATATAAGCTTCCTTGAAGAAAGCGAAAAGAATCCAAGTAATTTAATTAGTCAGTGGCAAGACACAGAGTATGGATATGAGAAGAAGGTATCTTCTGATTTTTCTAACGAGTCTGGTCCAGTAGACACTCGTAGCCTTTTTATTATTAATAACTTGAAGGCGACATTCCATCACTGTTTTAGTCAGTATAAGATATTTAACAATATAGAAGAAGAAGTTAATCTAAGCACCGACTATTTTGTAAGAAAACATAATGAAGGACAAGTAAAAAATAATTGTGGAGCAAAGGGCAAGTATACTGCTAGACTATATATTAACGATTCTTTTTCTGGTGGAGAAATTTCAATACCTGGAAAGCCTAAGTTTAAGCCAGAGGCAGGCAGCATAATTATCTCTCCATCAGATGTACAGGTGACAGCAGAACCAGCAAATGGTAATTCAAGATACATTGCAATAGGTCATTGGGTTTAATTCCCACCCTCTGATATAATTAAAAGATGTCATACTACCTAGATGTAATAAAAGATTCTCCGATTGGCTTGTGGAAGTTAGATGAGCTTTCTGGGTCTATTGCTTATGATATTTCTGGTTGCGACAATCATGCATCTTACGTAGGTCAGATAGTTAAATTTGGAATGCCAATCGTATCGGGTGGAAACCATTCAAATAAAATTGATAGTTCTAATTATATACAGTTTACTATATCAAAAGACTTTTCTGGGACAAATGGAACTGGAGGATTTGCAACATCGGATACTTACGATAATGATTTCTCCCTTGAAGCATGGATTCATCCCAAAACATTAACATCTCTTACGCCAATTTTAGCAGATTCTTCTGGGATTGGATTATATTGGGATAACGGAAATGTTGTATTTAAATTAGAATCCGAAAGAATTGATTATTCTGTGCCTAATCCAAATAGAGTTATTCATGTCGTTGGAGTTTACTCTATAAGATCAATGAGTCTTTATGTAGATGGGCTACTTGTAGCAACGCAAAGTGTATCTAATAAATTTACAAATACCAGCGTTACTCTTTTATCTGGACCGACTACTGCTGGTCAATATTTCTTAATCGACAGTCCAGCTGTGTACAGGTACGCCTTGTCTAACAAATCTATATCTTCACACTATAATAATTTGTTTTTAGACAAAGATGAGCAAATTGTTGTCCCAGATTTTGGTCAGCTACTTGTTGTTTCAGAAAAACATTACAATCCAGAAACAGAATATCTTTATCCAGAAAGAGAAAGTTGGAGGTCCCTATCTTTTGATAGTACCAACCTTTCTTACAATGAAAAAAATAATAGTTTATGCTTAAGCTCTGGATCTTCTGGAGAAATGATAAAAGTTTTAGGTTTAAATATTATAAAGCCTTATGTGTCTTCAAAGATTGATTGGGTTGCCTCTACTGGAGTTTCTATTTATGTTTCAGATGTTTCTGAGGCTGGGCCATGGAGCATATGTACAAATGGATCCTCTATACCAGGATTTACACAAGGGTCTAACTTTTCTACAAAAAAAATTCTATATTTTAAAATTCAATTTGCTTCTTCAAATTTAAATATTTATATGCCAGAGTTATACTCCTTAAAAATTTCTTTTTACAATGAGAAAAAGGTGTTTGCACATAATGGGGGCAATATCCTATCGGTGCCACAGCCAACATCTGGATCCACTTGGGATGTAGATTTGTCAAGCAATAGCTATCCAGTAAGAACTAAAAATTATTATAATGGAGTTAGGCCTAAATCCTCAGTGTTTTGCGTAAGCTTATCAGAAGAAGCAAAAAGCTTAGAGATGATATTTACCCCCAAGTCCCTGTCTAGCGGATTTCTTTTATTTAATAAAACTGGTCTAGTTGAAACCTACCTATCCTGGTCGGCTAACGGCGACATAACAAAATCAAATATTAGTAGCATATATATAAATGGGCAAGATATATCCTCAGCAACTAACATTTCTTCTTATCTATATTTAGATGATCCAAACTATATATTTATTAAGGCCTCCTCTTTGTTTTCTGGAGAATTATGGTTAAACGGCAAACAATTATTAGGGGTAAGGTCTGGAGTTCTAGACGACAACTTATACCAAAATATTGCCACCTATCTGTCAGACACGATCAACCCATCTGAGCATTATAATCTTTATATTGGAAAATCAGCAGCAATTGGCCAGGGTTCGTCTATATCGATGACAGAAGAGTCTGTTTCTACGTACTCTAGAGACAGGGTTGTGTTCCAAATCATATAATTTTGTCAGGCTAGATGACAAAAAGCTGGACTTATGTCTACAAAGATGGTAAAATAATTAACTATGGATATAAAAAGAATTAATGCTCAAATGAAGTCTGGTGAAACCAGGCTTGGGGTTTATGTATGGGAAATGCCTGACGGACGTTGGGTTGGCGACGAAGACAATAACTTTTTATCCATACAATCAATGATAGGTAATAAAGAGAGAATTGCCCTTTTAGCTTCAGCTGTAGCACACTATGGAATTGATGTTGGTCAGCCTAAGTTTATTGAAGGAAGCCGACAAATTGATGAAGAAGAATTCGAGTACCAAAAGCAAAGATTAAGATGGGGATTGACTCCAGATCCATTAGACATTGGTGTTCATAAAGAAGAGATGGCTAGACTGAATGGTGGTAAAAAATGAAAGAATATGAAGAGAATTTAGTTTCTAACAATGTAGAGATATCTAATGTTGCGGATTGGATGAGATTTAGCAATCCTACAACACAAAAATCTGACGACTTGTTTGATATAGATGCCGAAGAAGTTTTAAAGCTATCGGGCCTTGGGGCATCATTTAGAAGAAAAGTATCTAGAGATATTCAGAAAGCATTTACTGGTAAAGATGGATCTGTAAGCCAGCAACTTCAGCACCAACAAGCAGTTAGCGGATACGCGACCTTTGACTTAATTCAGCCAGAATACAACCTTGACTATTTGTCAACAATTTATGAAATTTCTCCATATAACTATGCAGCCATAAATGCAAAAGTTGCAAATATTGTCGGACTAGGATTTGATTTTATCGAGTCAAAAAAGACAACAGATGCACTAGACGAAATTACCGATGAGAAGCAATTAGAAAGAGCACGTAAAAAGCTAAATAGAATTAAGCAAGACTTGCACAGATGGCTTGAAGATTGCAATGAAGATGAAACTTTCAAGGAAACTCTTATCAAGTTCTACACCGACATAGAGGCTACTGGTAATGGCTATCTGGAGGTCGGTAGAACGACAACTGGTAAGATTGGGTACATCGGCCATATCCCTTCAAAGACAATGCGTGTAAGACGCCTTAGAGACGGTTTTATACAGCTTCTTTATGGCAAGGCGGTATACTTTAGAAACTTCGGGGACACAGAAACAATAAACCCTATAGCAGGTCAAGAAGATAGACCTAATGAAATTATTCACTTGAAGAAGTACACCCCAAAGAATAACTATTACGGAATCCCAGATATTATTGCTGCACAAAATGCAATGGCTGGAAATGAATTTGCTGGTAAATATAACCTAGACTATTTTGAAAATAAGGCAGTCCCACGATATATCATTACAGTTAAGGGAGCAAAGCTTTCTACAGAATCTGAAAGAAAACTACTTGAATTTTTCCAGGTTGGGCTAAAGGGCAAAAACCACAGATCTTTGTATATCCCTCTGCCACCAGACTCTCCAGACTCAAAAACTGAATTTAAAATGGAGCCAATTGAGGCAGGAGCGCAAGAAGGCTCATTTGAAAAATATAGAAATTCAAATAGAGATGAAATCCTAATGGCTCATAGAGTTCCAATTAATAAAATTGGAACTCCAGCTGGAATAAACTTAGCCGCAGCTAGAGATGCAGACAAGACATTTAAGGAGCAGGTTTGCCTTCCAGCACAACAAAATCTAGAAAAGAAATTAAATAAAATAATTCAAGAAATGACTGATGCCTTGGAGCTTAAGTTCAACGAGCTTTCCTTGACCGATGCAGATACTCAGTCTAAGATCGATGAAAGATATCTTAGATTCCAGGTAATTACTCCAAATGAAATTAGGGTAAGAATGGGAATGGTTCCAAGAGAAGGCGGGGATGTCCCAGTAGATCTTGCAGCCCAAGCAGCCGAAGTTAAGGCTCAGGCAAATCAAAGCAGAGCTCGTGACCAAGAAAGGTCAGCAAATTCTCCAGATAAATCGGGTGAAGGCAGAAATGCTAAGGGAGATGGAAGACAAGTCAACTAGTCCTACTCAACTAGTTATTTGCCTTTTGATACAACAATCTCTATAATATATAACATATGATCATAGAAAAGTCACATTGGTCTTCTAATGGAAATGCTATTAATTTATCAGTTCCTTTTACGAAGGTCAACAGAGAAAAAAGAACAGTCTCAGGTTTTGCAACATTAGATAACCTGGATCAGACTGGTGATGTCGTTACCCAAGAAGCTAGCATGAAAGCGTTTGAAAGCTTTAGAGGTAATCTAAGAGAGATGCATCAACCTCTTGCAGTTGGTAAGGTTGCATCATTCAGACCAGAAACCTTTTATGATCCAACAACAAAAGAGTTTTACAATGGAGTTTATGTAGACGCTTATATCTCAAAAGGCGCACAAGACACATGGGAAAAAGTTTTGGACGGGACCTTAACAGGATTTTCAATCGGCGGAAAGATTCTTGATTCAGAAAACGAAGTAAACAAATCAACAGGAGCATCAGTAAGATTTATTAAAGATTACGCACTAGTTGAATTATCAATCGTTGATTCACCAGCAAATGAACTATGTAACATTCTATCTATTGAAAAAGTAAACGGACAAATGATTTTTAAAGGCATCGCAGCAGATGTTAAAATGGAAAATATTTTTTATTGTGCAGATAGTGATTCTGTTTTTATGTCAACAGAATCAGAATACCTTTCTCCAGTTACTGGTAAAAAAACAGAACTAATTGGATGGGTAGAATCAAACGACGTAAACAAAGCAAAAGAAATAGAGAAGATTCTTGATTCACGTAGATCAAGATTGCAAACATTGCCTGACAACACAAACATAAATATGGCAATTGCAGAAGGAGGAAATGAAGTGGAAAAGCTTAATGTAACAGAAGCAACTCCAGTAGTAGAAGAAGCAGTTGTAGAAACACCTGCAGAAATTATTGAAGAAGTTGCACCAGTAGAACAAGAGTCTGCTGAAGTTGTAGCTGAAGTAACTTCTGCCGAAGTTCTGGAAAAATCAGCAGAACTAACAGAACAGGAATCACCTGACTTTGTTAAGATGCTAGGCGACCTTAAGGGTTTCTTCTCAGAGACTTTGGAAAAGGCCTCTGAGGCAAACGCTGCTCAGGTTTCAACAATCAAGGAGACAGTCGAAGCTTTTAGCAAGAATGTTGATTTGAGAATTTCAGAATTAGCAGAGAAGCACACAGAACTCTCAACAGCAGTTGATTCAATTAAGTCCATCATGGACACAGTTGAAAAAAGAGTAGACGCAGTAGAATCAGACACTGCAATTAAGAAGTCCTCTGACCTTGGCGGGTCAACAGGAGTAACAATCAAAAAATCAAAATGGAACGGCACTTTCCTCGGTTCCGTTAGCGAATTAACAAAATAAGGGTATGGTGAAAAACTAATGAGTAATGAACTATTAGCAAAAGCAGCTGAAGCAGGCACAACACTAACAGGTGGAATGACTGGCGCAGCAAACCCTACCGACGGAATTCACGTAGGTTCCGAGGGTAAGGGAGGCTTGCTCAATCCTGAGCAATCCGCAAGATTCCTAGATTACATGTTCGATGCAACAGTAATCGGTAAGGTAGCACGTACAGTTCGAATGAGAGCTGACACTACAGAGATTGATCGTATCGGCGTCGGAGAGAAGCTTATGAAGCTTGCATCCGAAGCAGAGAACACTGGCTCAAACGCAGCAGTACAGTTCTCAAAGATTTCTCTCACAACAAAGAAGCTTCGCCTAGATTGGGAACTTTCAACTGAGTCTCTAGAAGACAACATTGAAGGTGCAGATCTAGAAGATCACATTGCAAGACTGATGGCAACACAGGCTGGTAATGACCTAGAGGACGTAGTCCTTAACGGTAACACAGCTCTATCTTCAGATAACCTATACAAGGCATTTGATGGTATTGTCAAGATTGCAAAGACAAATGGTCGTGTAGTAGCTGGAGCGGGCGCAAACGTGTCTCGTGACATCTTCAACAAGGCACTAAAGGCTATGCCACGTAAGTACAAGCAGCGTCGTCCAGACCTACGCTTCCTTGCAGGCTCAAACCTAATTCAAGACTACTTGTACTCAACATCACAGAACATCCAGAACGTTAACCCACAAGATATTGCTTCAAGCATTATCCGTGGAGACCAGGGTGGTCTAGGTGGTCCAGCAGGATATGTGGCACCATTCGCATTTGGTATTCCAATTGTTGAAGTTCCACTACTTAAGGAAACACAGACAGGTTCATATGCAACACCAACAGGAGAGCACGGAGACGTCCACTTGACATTCCCAAATAACGTTGTTATTGGTATCAAGCGTGATGTAACTGTTTACCGCTTCTTCTGGCCAAAGAAGGACTCAATCGAATATACAATGTATACTCGTGTGGGTACCCAAATTGAGCAGGCAGATGCATGGGTAGTCGTAAAAGACGTTAAGGTTGCTTCTTAATTAAATAAGAAATAACTACCGAAAGGCCCCCAATTAATTTTGGGGGCTTTTCATTTTAATTTTATAGTGCTATAATTTATATACATACCAAAGGAGTATACACATGTCATTTGACACACTTAAGGTCAAAGATCTAAAGACATTAGCAGCGGACTTCGCAGTTGATGTTGATGGACTAAAAAATAAAGCAGATGTTATTGCAGCCCTAACAGAAGAAGGAGTAACTTGGTCAGTTTATCAAGGTACACTCAAAAACATAGAGAACGCAAAAGAAGATGCAGATGAAATTCTTCCTAGACTTGATCCAAATCAAAAGCTTGATGAAGATATGGTTCTTGTAAAGATGGATCGACCAAACTACAGATATGATGCACTTGGATTTACATTCACGATTGAGCACCCATTTGTAGCAATGAAGCCAGATTTGGCTCAAGAAATTTTTGATAAGGAGGAAGGGTTTAGATTGGCTACACCTAGAGAAGTACAGGAGTACTACAACTAAGCCTAATACATGGCAGAGATATACATAAACACAAGCACGGCAGCAACAACAAAACTTTACGTAAAAGGTGAAGCTGTAACGCCAACATCATCAGTAGTTGTAAAATTCTATGACATAACTGGAGATCCGCTTGTTTCACCACAAATTAGCCCCTCATCGATTGTTGCAACTGTAACAGCAGAAGCAAGCGAAGTTGATCAAGGATCCTTTAGTGCTTATCTGCCAGTGCAGCATGCAACAAGAAATAGAAAGTTTAAGTTAGTATGGGATTGGCAGTTCAACTCAGTTGAATACTCCACTACAACTTACCTAGATGTTGTTACTCCATACGTTGATATTCAAGAGGCAGCTCAAGAGATGGGTCTTGGTTCAGATGCAAATGATCCAAGTCATAAAACATACCAGGAATTAAAGCTAGCGGAAAGATATGCTAGAAACATAATTGATGGACATACTGGGCAAAAGTTTTATTTGCATGATGATAGCTTTTTTACGATAGGAAGTGATTCAGATACACTTTCAATGCCTAAAAAAATAAATCGGCTACATACGCTACATGCCAATGATGAATTGCTTATAGACAATATCAATAACATTAATAATGTTGGAATATCTGTTGAAAATACAGTAAGCGGTTTTGGAATAAGAGCAAGCCATACATCATTATTAGACAATGATGTATATATTGCAAATGGAATGGTTCCGCCATCTATCAATGATTTATCTCCAAATATTTTTAGAAGATCAAAGTCGTACAAGGTTTATGCAAGATTTGGTTGGGACTATGTACCAAATGAAATTAGAGATGCAGCAGTTGAACTAATGAAGATGTACTTTGCAAAAGATCGTATATGGAGAGAAAGATATGTTAAAAAGATATCTACAACAGACTGGGATTTTGAATATTCTTCAGAGGCGTTTGGCGGAACTGGATCTTCTTACGCAGATAAACTTCTAGCAGATTATGTTATAACACAAATGGTATTGGTATAATGTTTGAAATAGTTGATGGTTTAATGACCATGAAAATGGATGTCTATCGTCAATCTGAACGGCAAGATCCAAATACTGGTGCAATGGTTAGAGAGTTTTCTTATATAAAAACAATAGACTGCTATGCTAGAGGAGTAATTACAGAAAGCCGAAATAGATCTAACGATAGCCAAAAGTTTTCAAACAAGTATTCAAATAACCAATATATAGAGGTCAGAACATCTGAAAGGCTAACTGCCAGAGATAAGGTTAAAAATATTGTTGATGTTAATGGTAAACCAATTTGGTATGAGTTAAACTATCCAAACGATACCGACACAGTGTTTGATGTTATAGGAACAACTCCAATAGCAGAACCATTTGGAAATGTCGTTGGGTATAACTCATCACTACAAAGAGCGGAGAATCAGCAAATTGGCATCTGAAATTTTAGCTATTAAAGCAGCAAGCGGTCTAGTTAGCTTAATGTCTAACAAGCCCGCAAGCGGTGCTATAAAAGATAGCACAGTAGCTCAGATATCTGCAGCATTATTTTATAAAACAAATGTTATGGCAAAGCTAGCATCAAATCCTCAATTTCAATCTGCATTTAGAAATATAATTTTTGATCAGTTGCAAGTTGATTTTGGAGACTACATTGATGCAAAATCAAGAACTTCACCAAAGTCTTTTCACCACGTTTATGAGTGGGGTAGAATTGGCGAAGATGAAGCAAGACTATTTAAACTAAAAAAGCTACCAGCAGATGGACTATCTCTAAAAGTTAATTATGAATTGACTGACTCTAAATCTTTTGTACCATCTGAAAATTCTAATAATAAACATGTCTTTGTAAAAAAGGCTGAAATAATGGAGCAGGGAAAGACTGTAGTTATTGCTCCAAGATTTTCAGAAAGACTTGTTTTTGATATAGATGGATATACTGTATTCATGCCAAAGGGACAATCGGTTACTGTTAGAAAGCCAGGCGGAGCGGCAACTAAAAATGCATTTTTTGCACAGTATAGGTATTTCTTTACTGGACAGCTAGTCAACATGTCAATAAAAAAATCGGGATTTCAAAGATTATTTAACTCATCATTATCTAGAGCATTAGGTGTTCCAGCACAAGTTAGAACAGTTAAATATAGCTTCTCGCCAAATCAGCTGGCAAATGAAGCAGAAGCTGCCACATCAGCAGCATTTGCGAGGTTCGTAAATGGCTAATTATAAATTAGATTCAATGTTTGAAATAAGAAAGTTTTTATGGAACAGACTAACTTGGCTTGGCATATTTGACGAGAATGATTATTATTCAGACAACCTAGGCGAAGCCCTTATCCCAATAGTACCAGTTCAACAACAGCCAGAAATGAATCAATTCTTAAGCGGCAAGAAGCACATAGTCTACGACAAGGTAGGAATGTCCTATGAGAATAACTGGATGATATGTTGCGAGCAAATCCTATTAACCCTATATTCACCAGACATCTTGGATATTGTTGAAATAAGAAACTTCCTAACTGATGAATTTAGAAGAATGGATGAGTCTGCCAGAGATGTCAATAAATGGACGGGATTATCAGATAAGTTCAAGTTTCATAGCATCCAGGTAGCAGACATATCATCTACATCACCATCAGAAGAGATCCAAGGATTCTATGCAGCAGATGTAGTATTGGAGATAAAATACTCCAGAATACTGGATGGCAAAGGCAGGTTTGCCTAGTTTGCCTTTTATAAGCTAGTAGAGTAAAATTAGAACAGAGGAAAGGGCCTAGCCAGCCAAATATATATATTAATTTCATATGAAATCAGGAGGAAATACAATTATGGCATATCAAAATACAGGTGACGCTAAGAATATTCTTGTTGGCGCATCACCACTATTTTTGTCAGTAGAAGACTCAACAACATCAGGTTACAACACAAACATGGAAGCGGGACTAGCGAAAGCTTTCGTTGCAGATAAAAACCGTCTTGTACCAGCATTTGTAGAAGCAGAGTCTTATACTACAACACTAAACAAAGTTTTACCAGTTACAGCAGCTACACAACAGACAACACCAACAGAGGCAAACCCTCTAAAGGGTGCAGCATACCGTAACGTTGGTTACACAAATAACGGTCTTCAGATCAGTTACCAACCAACATACGATTCTGTAACAGTTGATCAGCTTCTAGATACAGCTAAGCTATTTAAATCTGCAATGCAGGTTCAAATTTCAACTGAAATGGCAGAAGGAACCCTAGAAAATATTCTTGCAGTATTTGGACAGAAGTCAGATACACTAAAGCCAAAGAAGGGTGGAACTCCAGAAGCAGTCCTAACAGGACTAGCAGCAGAAGATCACCTTGGCCTAGAAGCAGGTGCACTTGGTTCAGCTCCAACAGAGCGTCAACTAATTGCAATTGGACAGGCTCCAACATCAGAAGCAGCAGAAACTGAGCGTGTATACTATGCACGTCGTGTTTTGTCTGTTGAGCAGTCACAGTTCTCTTTGGCTCGTACAGCAGCAACAACATTCCCAGTAACATTCCGTCTTCTACCAGACGGTAATTATGCTGGTTCAGAATACGGTAAGATTATTGACCGTGTACTAAGACTAAACTAATTATATAAATAATTATAAGTAAAGCCTCCAAGAAATTGGGGGCTTTACTGTTGTATCCGTATAATGGTTATGCTATAATAATTTAGACGATCCTTAAGGAGGATAAATTGGCAACAACAGTATATGATGTAGAAGAGATTGAACTACAAAGCGGAGCTAAAGTAAAGCTCAAGCCATTATCAATCAAGCAACTGCGTAAGTTTATGGAAGTAATCAAGAAGGTTCAAGATGCGGAAGATGAAGCTGCTACTCTTGGAATTTTAGTTGAAGCATGCGGAGTTGCACTAGAAGTTCAGCTGCCAGATCTTGTTCAAGATATCGATAAGCTTGAAGAAGCATTAGATGTTCCAACAATTAATCGCATCCTTGAAGTTTGCGGAGGAATTAAGATGGACGACCCAAACCTAATAGCGGCAGCGGTACTGGCTGGTCAGAACTAGATTTAGCCGCTTTAGAAGGCCAAGTTTTTCTTTTAGGTCACTGGAAGAATTACGAAGAGCTAGAAGAAAATTTATCGATGCCAGAATTGGTTCAAACCATAACAGCGATAAATGAAAAAGAGCATAACCAAAGAAGATTCGCAGCATCTCTAAAAGGAATACAATTAGATGATGATGTAGAAGAAAAAGAAAAAGGTTCTACCTTTGAGGATATCCAAAGAAGAGCTCTTGGAATTAAAGCATCAGCAGATGATGTTGTTGGTTTACAAGGTCCCTTCGCAGCGCAAGCTGGATTTGGAATTGGCGCAGGGTTAGGATACTCTAGGAGTAATTAGTGGCTGACGAACAAATCGTAACCAGTATAGTCGCCAAAGCCGACTTGTCTAGCCTTGTGTCTGAAGTACACAGGGCTAGCGCTAGTCTACAACAATTACAAAGAGAGCTTCTTTCTTCAAACAGAGCAATAGCTGCTTCAACAAAGTTAGCAAATAACTTATTTAGAGATACACTGACTGGTAGTGGACAATACTCCAGCCACTTTGTAAACCTTAATTCTGATGTAGATAAGTTTGGTAAAAACTTAGACGCTGGTAGATTAAAACTTAAAAACTATTTTTCAACATTTAGAGAGCATGCTACAACACAAAAGGGCATGATCAGGGAGCTTGCCAAAGAGCAGGTAATGCTTCAGAATGCAGTACTTCAACCATTGGGTAGAAATGCTCAAGGTTTAATGCAGTACAATGTTATGATTCCTAGAGGTTTAGATGCTGTAAGAAATAGCGCACAACTAGCTCGAATGGAAATGCAGATAATGAATCGTGCATTGTCTGAAGGAGCAGGATCTTTAATTAACTGGGGTAAGAATACTCAGTGGGCAGGTAGACAGCTAACAGTTGGATTAACCGTTCCACTTACAATGTTTGGAGCGGCAGCTGGTAAAGCATTTAGAGAAGCAGATGCTGAATTAGTAAGATTAACAAAGGTTTACGGAGGACTAGCATCAACATCTGCACAAGATCTCAAAGCAATTAGAGAAGAAGTTGTGCAAACAGCAAAGTCTTTATCCCAAACAATGGGAGCCTCATTTAAAGATACAATTGCATTGGGTGCTGATATTGCAGCGACTGGAAAGATGGGCAACGATCTTTTAGAGTCAATTTCAGAAACTACTAGACTTTCTATTTTGGGTGAAGTTGACAGACAAGATGCTATGAAAGCAACTCTATCAATTCAAACAGCATTTAAACAGAATACAGAAGAGCTTACAGAATCAATTAACTTTTTAAACGCAGTTGAAAACCAGACATCAACTACACTTGCGGATTTAGTAGAAGCAATTCCAAAAGCAGGTCCAGTAATTCAGCAACTAGGCGGAGATGTCAAAGACTTAGCTCTTTATTTGACAGCAATGCGAGAAGGTGGAATTAATGCATCAGAAGGTGCTAACGCATTAAAGTCTGGACTTGCATCTCTTATAAACCCAACAAAACAAACTGTCGGTATGATGTCAGACTTTGGCATAGATGTTATGGGTATGGTTGCAAAAAATACTGGAGACACAACAGGCTTATTAACAGACTTACAAAAAGCTTTAGACAGCCTTGACCCGTTAAGCAAAGCAAGGGCAATGGAGCAAATGTTTGGAAAGTTTCAGTTTGCAAGAATGAGCGCCTTGCTTAATAACCTAGGCAAAGAAGGTAGCCAGACACTTCAGGTTATGGAATTGATGAAAGCAAGCACTTCAGATTTAGCAGGAATTGCTGAGCGAGAATTAGGAATGATAACGGAATCCGCTTCTGGAAAATATAGAAGAGCTATGGAATCCCTAAAAGCATCTCTGGCAGATATTGGAGAAGATTTCCTACCAGTTGCAACAAAGCTTGTAAATGCAGCAGCAAAGATATTAGACTTCTTTAGTAATTTACCATCCCCAATTAAAAAAGCAGTTACTTTCTTAGCAGGATTTACCGCATTAGTTGGACCACTTATTATGTTAACTGGTGTTCTTGCTAACTTCTTTGGATACATAACTAAGGGTATTGTTCAACTAAGAGCATTCTTTATGAAAGCTAATGGATGGAAGATGCTTACTCCAGAAATTATTGCCGCTCAAAAAGCAGCAGAAATGGTGGAGAACGCATTTTATTCAGATGCAGCAGCAGCTCAAGTTCTTCACAATGCATTACAAAAACTTGTTTTAGATTATCAAAATTTGCAAGCAGCTTCGATGAAAAATGCTGTTCCTGTAAACCCAGGAGTAAGTACAGTTGGCGGTGCACCAGTAATGGTTGCTGGAAGAAGAGTTGTTGACCCTAATGATCCTTATGTAGGAGATGTTAACACTAGAGCAATGTCTCACATTAACCCTAGAGATCCTAATAATCCTGCAACAATATTTGGTGGTGTTCCTGGCGCAGTTCCAGTTAACAGAGGAATATCAAGAACCCCTCAAGTATACATGCATGATAGACTTCCAAATATTGAAGGACTAACAAGTATAAAAGGAATATCGACAGGAATTGTTCCAGGAGAAGCAGCTAAATTTCACGCATTGATGGCAACACTTGGTATGCAAACCAAGCAAGAGGTTGCGGAATTAAAGAAAACAATTGCTATGGGTGGAACAGTAAGCAGAGAGCTACTAGACACATTTGATGACATATTGCCAATAACTCAAAGATTTGCAGATAGTGCAGCAACACAAGCAGCAGTAATTGTGCAGCAAATGAGAAATGCAGAAATAACAGTTGAGCAGGCAAAGGCAAGAATCTTAGCACTCAATGCACAAATAGAGGCAGACATGGGTACAGCGGTAAGCATGTATGCTGCAGGCCGAGGAAGAACGCTAGATTTAACAAGAGCTCCGATGATGGATCAACCAGTTGTTGATGCAAATGGTCAGTTTACACTAAGAGATCTTTATAAGAAAAAAGCAAATGCTTCTGTGATGGAAGAGTTTGGAAGACTTCGTGGAGTAAGAACATTCGGCGCACCATATAGTATTCAAACAACAAGAATGCCTAGATTTAATACTGGAGGAGACGTAGAGTCGTTTGGCCCAAATAAAACTATGGTGTCTGGTCCATCTTCAATTAACTATGACGATAGGTTGGGAGAGGTCCCTCTCGGTGGATATGTTTTAAATCAGCAGGCTTCCATGGATCCAGCAAATGCTGATTTGGTTGCTATGGCTCCATCTACTTATTTGAATAATGGTGGAAGCATTACCGCAGCTCTTACCCCACGGGAGGTTGTCTTTGGTCCACAAATTCAAAGAATGCCTGAGCTTTATGCAGCCGTAGATGCAGCAAATAGTGGATATAATTTCGGCGGGCAGATTATGGCTGGTATTACTGGATATGGAAAGAAAACATCTAATACTCCAGGAAGCAAAATGGATGAAAGACTGTTTAAAAAACAGTACAAGGAATATTTAAGATTTATTAATAACCCACGATATGAAGATGACATGAGAGTAAGAATGATCATGTTGGACGCAGCAGAACTATCTTATACAGCAAAGATGCCTATGGATCAAGCTATAAAGACAGCAACATCTAATTTTGATTCTGCTAAAATACAATCTGGTGGATCTGATGAGAAATTTGTAAAGATAAGAATTAAACAGGTACAAGATTTAGAAAAAAAGCATAAAGAGCTAAAAGTTAAAAATGCTAGAACTGCCGACACAAGCAGTAGCAAGGCTCTTAACTATAATTTAAACAAGGTCAGAGATGCAATGCTGGCTGACAAAAGCTTTGCTGCCGTCCATGATTTAATAAAAGATGTTTCCCCAACAACATTTAAAAATCGTAAAGGAATGCCAATCATCCAAGGATTGCATGATAGAGCACACTTTAGGCGTCGAGGTACACTTGGTTATATGACCAGCGGATACATGGGTCTTGCTGCAGTTATGCCTTCAGGAATAAATAATATAATGAGCAGGCTTGAAACTCTAGGACTATCAAGAGATGTTTTAAATTTAAATGCAGCAGATGCAAGAGAAAATTTTGCATTAGCTTTAAAGAAAACAGGTATGGATAAGTTTGCAACAGTAGACGATCTTTATGCAGCAGTTATGGACGACGGTAAGTTTAAGACCAAGGCGCAAATAGAGTCTGGTAATGTTGTAAGAGCAAATAGAAAGCAGAGAGATTCTTGGAGCATGTTCTTACGAGCTGCAGCAACAAGACAGAAATGGATTCCAGGAAGACCACCTAGACTTGTACCAGCTGGATACAACCTTGGCGGAATGATTCCAGGAGGGGCTATATCTAGAAATAGATTAAACTACGGCAACATCGCTCCGCTGCTTAGGTTATTAACACCAAGTCAACAGCTAAAGGTTTTAGGTCATGCCCGTGCAATGTCTTTTACAGGACGTTCTCCATACCCAAATACATCATATAGCCACATAATATCGCCAAGCACAGGTCGTAGTTTCCCTGTACCTGGAGTTGGTGGAGTTTATGATGATGATCAAAAGAACAGAGTGTTTTTTAAAGCGGTTCCAAATGAAAAAAGTTTAGTTGCAGAAACTCATGGAACAGCGATAGGAAGAATACTAAAAGTAATTACTCCAGTTCAAACTAGAAAAACAATTCCTAACCCACTAGATCCAACTGGAAAATCAAAGTTCCTTGGTGCAGAATCACCTTATGATGAAGGATTTATTAATCCTAATACATCTATACCTGGAAAATTTAGTCAAGATGAAGTTTTAGATCAGCTTATTACATCTCTTATTTTTGGAAATAAAGATTTATCAAGAGCAAATGTTCATGGAAGACGACTAGCCGATGTTGGAAATGGAGGAGTATTAGCTAAGGCATCTATGAATGATGACTATGCAAAAACAATGCCTTCTATGGAAGAGATGGCAATGATCAATTTGCTGCAAGTTCGTGGAGGGGCTAGAAAAGATTTTGCTCATGACACCGCTCCTATTATTGCACAAATGACTCCAAAGCAGTATGGGGATGCCATAAGAGAAAAAATGAAAGCGGCTTATCCAGAACTAAAGAAATATATACTTGCTATTCCTAAAAAAGAAAGAAAGCCTTACTTAGCTATGCTTGAAAGGTTTGAAACTGGCATGGATGTCGATTGGGCCAAATATCATTCTATGCATGCTAATCCTAAATTTAATGCTGGAGGACCAGTTGGTGGAGGTCCAGTTCAAAGAAACAGATATGCTTATGGACGCAAAAAAGATGGATCAAGAAGACTAGGTAACCCAGCTGCAAGAGCAGCGCAAGAAAGAGCAAGAGCAGAGAGATCTGCAGCTTATAACCCAAGCAGCGGATCTTCATATACAGCGACTGGAAATCCTCAGATGCAGGTAGCACGTGTTCCGTTTGTTGGAGGAACTGGAGTTCGTGGTAATGCTTACACTGGAGTTCCTACTGAATCTATGGCCAGAACAGTTGGTGTGATGAGACTTGCACAATTCCCTCATATGAATATGCCAACAATGCCAATGAATATTCCAGGAATAGGTAACACGTCAGCAATAACAGCAGCATTTGCATCAATGGGAAATTCAATTAAAAGAGATTCAATGCAATTAGCAAAAGCTATAAAATTTAATGCACAATATATCTCTATGTCAACTAAAGAAAGTGCAATGTCTATTGTTAATAGAACAAAGTCTGCAGCAAATACAGTAATGACTTATACAAAAGCTATATCAAGTCAAGTTCTGGCTTCATCAAAAGCACAAGTTTCAAGACTTAAATCAGCTGGTTCAAGGTTTTATAATTCAATTGTAGCTGAGCAAAATGCTTACGCAGCAACAAGATATCCAGTTGGACAAGCCCCACCACAAGGATTTTTTGGCCCAGGCTATGTTGGTAAATATAAAGATTTAGGTGAGGGGCTACAGTCTAGAAAAGTAGGAAGCCTAGGTTTTAGAAGAACAGAGTATCTAGTTAATGGCGTAAGCATGACTGCAAAGCAGGCAAAAGCAGAGGGAGTTAGAATACCTCAAAGAGCCAATGGAATGAGCGTGGGTGCTCAAATGGGAATTGGTATGGCTGGATCAATGGGTGGCATGGCATTGATGCAACAAGAAAAGGTAAAGGTTTTTGGAACAGAGATGTCTGGAATGACTGCTGGAATGGGATTAATGGCTGCTACATCAATAATTCCAATGCTCCCTTTGGCAAAAATGCTTGCTGGAATTAAAGCTGGTGCAGCTTCAGCTAAAGCTGCAATACAGGGATTCTCAATGACAATGAAAGGCCTAAGAGCAGGAATTGCTTTACTAGCCAGATTTGCAAAAGGCTTTGGCCCAATTGGAATAGCTATAACAATAGCAACAGCAGGATTTAAAATTTATAAGGCAATTCAAGATGACTGGCAAGATGCCAGAATGGGTCTTTCAATGACTGCAAAAGCTGCAGAACAGGCAGGAGTGAAATACTTTAACTTGCAAGAAACAATGCAAGGCTATCTAGATAAGCAAAAAGCTGTAGCAGTTGCAGCTAAAGCATCACAATTTAATTCAATAGGAATGCCTGGACTTCCTAAATCTGTAGAAGATGTAAAAAAGGCTAAAGAAGAAGGAAAGGCCTTAAAAGAAGTTATTGAGTCTATTAATAGATCAACTAGTACAGAAGAAACAAAGAGACTTCTATCAACTCAAAAGGCTCAATATATTGCAGGCGGAATGAGTGTTGAAGAAGCAAACAGAAAGCTATATGGGGCATTGCTTAATAGTAATAAGGCTATGCAGGCATATGACATTCTAGGAAACAGTGCATTTGGAAAAATTGTAGACAAAGCAACGGCTGCAGAGTATGCTGTTGGAAACTTGATAAACACATTAAACAAAGGCTCAGGAACAGCTGATTGGTATAAAGAGGTTGCTGTAGGATTTGAAGGATTGATAAATACTTTCCAGGCAGCAACATCAAGCTTAATTGGAACAAAAGATGCAATGGGAAATGTTATAGATGATTATAAGGCTTATGACATGGTCATGTCTAGTTCAGAAAAAATGTATCCAGGGTTTACTGCCCCAATTGGTGAAGAGGCATATGATAACCTTAGCAAGACAAACAAGCTGTTGGCTGGAATTGTAACTAAATCAGATAGCGTAAAAAGTATATTAGCAAAATGGAGTTTATTTACATCTGGAGTTAGTTATGATTTAAGTAAGATTGGTCCAGAGTTGGCAATTCAGTTAGCTGGATTTTCTGAAGCAGTTGGATCAGGAATTACTCAATTAACTAAGGCAGGTGGAGACGCTACTACTTTTGGAAAAGTTGGGTCTGCTTTAGAAAAATTGAAAAAGCAAGTAAATGCTGTTAGCGCCGCTTCTCAAAGGGCTGCAGCTGCAGCTCAAAGAAGCGCACAAGAAGAATTAAAGCTGCTTGATAAAAAACTTAAAGCTATTGATGATGAAAAAAATAAAAAACTAGAATCTTTAAGAGCAACTCAAGAGGCATCAAATTACGCATTAGAGTTACAGAAACTTCAGATTGAGTATGCTGATGCTGTTTCTCGTGGAGATATGGCAGCAGCAAATCGTGCCCAATTAGAAATAGACCAGCTTACTTTAAACAGACAGTCAGAACTTGCTCAAAAAGCAATTGAAGATGCAGCAAATAGGGCAAAAGCTCCTATAGAAAAATCTAAAAATGCTATACAAGATAAAGCTGACAGAGATAATAACGCTAATCAAAATGCTACAGATAATGCAGCACAAGCGGCAGAAGTTTCTGAAAAGCTAGTTGGCTTCCAGCAATCATATAATGAGTTAATTGAGCGTGGAATAAAGGCAAAGCTTATGCCAGACCCAGAAAGAATAAGAGAAGAAAAGAAAGTGCAGGAAGGTCTCCTTGCACTAGCCAAAGAACTTCAGACAGCTGGAACTGGAAACACAGCACTTGCTAAAGCAGTTCGTGAAGGATTCCAAAAATTAAAACTATTTGATAAAGATGGAAATCCTGTAAGCCTTACAACAAAAGCGCCAGCAACAACTGGATCTGGAATGCCAAAAATTGGTCCAGATGGAAAAGTTGTAACTCCATCTCCAATAATAAACCCAGATCTTCTTAAGCAATTTAGTAAAGATATGTTGGCAGTATCTGATATTGCAGAAAAAATAACTGGTGGTAAAACTAACTTAGATAGACTTAGAGTAGATTTGCTTCAAGCTTTAGGAGTTAATCCAGACAAATTATCAAAGACTGGTGTTGCTGGAAAAACTACTGGAACAGGTTTGCCAGGAGATCCTAAAAAATATTTTGATTCATCTGGCAGAGAGATATCAGAAAAAGAATATAAGAGTCTACCAGTAGGAGCACCTAAAGGCGCAAATGGTGTATCTGGAGAAACTTATATAGTCCCTATAAAAGGTCTAAGCAATAGAGAGTTTACAGGATATCCCGATGTTAGCTTAAAATTTGCTAAAGCAAATGGTGGCAAACTTACTTTCCAGGATACAAACGGATACATTTACTATTCAAATGGTAAAGTTACGAAGGATGGAAAAACAGTTGGCGCATGGCTTGCTGCTCTACCAGGTGGAAACGGAAGATTAAAGTCTTACCATGAAGGCGGAAAAGTATTTGGCGAAGGAACTGCAACATCAGATTCTATTCCAGCAATGCTTTCGGATGGAGAATATGTATTTAGTGCAAAGGCTGTAGACGCTGCTGGCGGACCAGATGTTGTTGACAACTGGCACAAAGCACTTAGAAGAGCAGATGGCGGACCAATTTATCCTTTAGGTAAAAAACCAAAGTCTGCATACAACTCTAAGAATCAACCTACTGGAAGTCCTTACGGAAGATACTGGGGAGAATTAGAAAGACTATATCAAAGCTCACCAATCGGTTTTGATAAAAATGGAAAGCCTATATTTAATAATGCTGGAAAAGATCCATGGGGCGGAGTAGAGATACCAGGACTTCCATTTAGTGGCAAGGTAGGACAATTCTCAGATTACTGGCATCAGCTAGCAGAGCAACCAAGAAAGTATAGCGGTCCTGGAATGGGTCTTGACAAGGATCCAATGCGTTACGCAGGCTCTGGAGCTTCTATGGGAGGCATTGGAAACGGTGCTTACGGAGTTGGTCCACTTATGTTCCACGCAGGTGGGGCAGTCGGTCATAAGCATGATGTAAATCCAATTACAAAGGCATTTAGGTTCTTTAAGAATGCAATGAATAATGGAACAAATCCAGCATCATCAATGATTATGGATATTATAAATCAGGCAGGGTACTTAGGGCAAACTGGCCTAAGCAGCCTGACAAAGGGCATAGTTCCTAAGCCTACTAAAGTCCAAGATAAGGATTTCCAAGAGTTTACAGGAATACCTTCAATATATAGATCTGTCACTAATAAAACAGATGAGGGCCCAGTTGGACAAGTTGATCCTACTGCTGGAAAGATTGTAGATTACGCTGGGGCATTAACATTTTTAACTCCGTGGCGTTCATCTAGTCGTATGGCTGCAAATGCCGCAGCTTCTGCAGCACTACCAGCAGCTCCACCATTATCACCAATCGAAATGTTCAGAGGACAGTTTGATAGTTTTGATGTAAGTGGGTTACCAAAAGGCACTATGAGCACAGGACCAAGAGTAAAACCTTGGGAATATGAAACATACAAAAAAATACTTGCAAGACATTATTTAGCGAAAAAACCAGACCCAAGAACATTGACTCAACACGAAGTCGCAGTTCTTGCACACCAGAAGGTTCCTGGCTTTGAAGGGTTAAGGGTTCATGACGAATACACTGCAGAGTCAATTGCCGACAGCTTAAAGTTAAGAGCTACCTTTAATTACACTTCTCCATTGACGAAATCGGTATCCACAGTAGAAGAGCTTTTAAGCAAGTCTTTATTTCATGGTGGAAACCTACCAACGGTAGATGGAAAAATTGATTTAAAAAATAGAACTGGATTAAACAGCTGGTACGGCGGTCAGATGTTTGCCGCAGAAGATTACAAGCAGGCCTTAGCATACCTTATGAGATCTCCAGAGAATACAGTCTATTCTGTTACATCTGCATTAAAGAAAGAAGATGTAATAGACCTTAGACATAATGCAAACACGCTAGCTTCACAGCAGCCTTATGTATTTGCAAAATTACTAAGAGACATAGAGTCTGGTAAAATTGCACTTCAAGACCATCAGTCAAAGGACTATGTTATACAAATGTTGATAGGTCAAGAGGGTGGAAGATATCCACGTGCTGCAGGCTCTGGAGCACTTAGAGATAGAATTTTCCAAAGATACTTCCAAGACATTTCTCCATGGTTAGCAGAAAACGGAATAAAGGCAATTATTCATAGAAATGGAACAAGAGTTGCTATCCCAGAAATAGGAAAATCCGTAGCAGATAACCCAACTAAGGTGCAAGATTTTAGCGAGCTAGGTACCGATGCAATAGCCTACACCACGGTAGAAAATTCAATTGCACAAATACAAAAGCATACTATAACTGGCCAAATGGTTAAGGATCTTATTGAAAAAATGGGCAAGGGACAACTACCCTCCTCACTTGAGTCACAAATACTTGCAATGCTTAGAAATCCTACATTAGTACCTCATAAAGCATTAGGTGGATTAATTAAATCAACAGGAATGAGACTACCTAAATTTGAGGCGGGAATCAATATGGTTCCACAAGACATGCTAGCGTTAATTCATAAAAATGAAGCTGTGATCCCAGCCAATATGAATCCATTTAATCCAAATGCTAAATCTTCAGCAGTAGCATCAGGATCAGTATATAATATTAATGTAGAGCTAAATGGAACTACAGTAACAGCAAAAGACGTTGCAATGGAAATACATAGAGAAATGAGAATTAAAGAAATGGCATCTGGAGTAAATAGAAAGGTTGGTGGGTGATGAGTTTTCAAAATCTATCTAAAGGGTCAATATTATACATAGAAGCACCAGACCCATTTGCAATTGATTCAGCTACTAACACATTTGACTACAAAGGAGCAACAGTAACTGCTCCAGGAAACACATATGATGCTACAACTGCAACTAGAAACGGCCTTGCATATGCTAATAAAACAACTACGACAAAGTTTAGGAGAGTTACTGAGCACAATAGAGGCCCACTGACATTAGATAACACTAGAATTGAGCAGTCAGCCAGAATGTCAAATGGAACTATGAGAAAGTATTTTATTGCAGACAAGATAAGTGTTAGCGCTTCTTGGGACATGCTTCCTTCTTTTAGAAACGAAACAGTTGATGGTGGCTGGGGAGCGGAAGATATAAAGAATTTTTATGAAAGCGCAGCTGGTAGAGGAGCATTTAAAATAAAGCTTAACCCAACCGTTTTTTCAACAGATCTTATAGAGCAATCAGACGGAGCTCTTGCAGATGACTACACTTATACCGTAATGTTTACATCTGCTGATTTTACAGTTGCAAAAAGAGGACTTCAGACTTATTGGGATGTAAGTATAACTTTGGAGCAGGTATGATATCCGTAACAACCGCTACAAGCGATTTGCTTAAAAAGGGATATTCAGTTTCAACATCAGCTGGTGCTACAATTGAGTATAATTTAAACACAATGGTGGAATATATAACTGCAACATCTGATGCAATGGAAAACAACTATACAGTTGCTTTCCAAAAGTTGTTTCCAATAGACACAATATATAAACCATTCAGGCCTTTATCTGCAGGCATTAAATATTTAGTTCATACAACTGGATACACAGATACTCCAGTAGATTCTTTTGAAAATCCTAGAGATATACAAATGGGAACAAAACCAAGACTCTACTATCCTGGCCCAGACATGGTATACAAATATTGGCTTGCCCCTAAGAATGAAGACATTAATATATCATTGCAATATTTTTCCGATGAGGCAAAAACTACAGCCAAGCTAATACCTACAAATAAAATTATTGCTAGGTTTGAAATTAATCACGATACCCCAACTTCTTGGACCATAACTGGAGTAAAGGAAGATAATACAGCTATACCTTTAGCAACTGGTCCTGGCTCTGCGATTAACATAATAACTGGTGAAGTAGCAATATATTATAATGGATCAACATGGTCAACTGACTCATCAACAATAAATTATACTAGTTCTCAAAAATTAAAAAAGATATCTTTGTCTGCAGTAAATTCTAATAATGACAAGCTAATTGGTGTTATTGAGCTTAGCCCTAGGTGGGTACTTTCCCTTGATTCAGACGTTGTTTCATTTTTAGTTAATAAAGAAACTACGTCAGATGATACATCTGTTGTTCCAGTAGGAGTAATAACAGCAAACTATTTAAACTTATCTATAATAAAACCACACTCTACATCTAAATCAATTATTGAGTATGATAGGTTTTCTACTACAATAGATGACACTAAAATTTACTTGTTTAAAAATGCTATTATCAGACCTTATGTAAATATAGGCGAAGGCTCTTCAAGTCAAAAGGTTTACCAAGGCCTATTTTATATAAACTCTTGGAGCCTTTCAGAATTTGGAGAAGCTTCAATAGATGCTACAGACTCAGCAAAAATATTACAAGATACTTTATGCCCACAATTGCTAGTTGAAGACTCACCAGTAACTTCAATTATTAAAAGAATACTAGACTCAGTTGGATTTTCTACTTATAAAATTAATTTAAAAAGAGGGCTTTTGAATAAAGTTGATGATAACTCAATACCATCACTAGCATATTGGTGGTCAGATGGAGATAAAACAGTTTGGGACGTGCTGCAAGAATTATGCAGAGATATTCAAATGAACGCTGTAGTTGATGAGAATAACATTTTAAACTTCTATAGTAGAGATTTTATGTATGATAAGAATAGATCTTCTGTTTGGACATTTACTAGTGAAGATATAAAATCTGGAACAAATTTATTATACGCACCAAACATACAGTCTTTATCAACAAAAGAACTTTTTTCTGCAAATCAAGTTAGAGTAAGGTATGCAACAGCATTTACATCTACAAATAATGAATCATCTTCACCATTATGGAAATCAGATACATCGTTTCTAGGAGCTGGGGCGCTTGCAAAACCAATAACACTTTCTAGTACAGACTTCGAGCTTAATCCAAATACGGTAATTGGCGCCAGAACAGATAGAATCATGGATCAGTTCAACGGATATGTTTTAATTAATGGAGAAATTATTGAATATGATGGAGTATATTATCAATATGTGCCAAAGGGAGAAGATGAATTTGCACCTCCAGTTCTAATTAAAACTCAGTCAGATATATGGAAATATTCATCATTAGCAAAACCAGGATATGAATTTTTTAAGCCAATAAATAAATACAATATTAAAACAAGAGGAGCATTGAAAACTTCTCCAGATACACATGATCCAGCGCCAGATTCATATATAAATGAAAAACCACCTGCCACGCAATATCCAAACAAGTTTAACATGTTGGGTATAACTTTGGCCACACCAGATACCGCTAAGTCTAAAAAAGAATCAGGAAATTATTATATTCCATCTGCACAAGAAGGAAGAAAGATTAAAAAGGGATTTTTGTCAATTCCTAATTTAGATAAAGACAAAAAAAGTTTTAGTATTGCTGTTAAAGAATTTAACTCAATTGACACATCTAAAAACTATTTTGCATTTGGAACAAGAATGTTTTTTGAAAGCCAGCTTAACACTATAGAGCAAGTAGGAGGAATAGGATTTTGTTTAAACTCTACTGGAACTAATGGATACTTTTTACTAGTAAGAACAACAGCATTTGCAGGATTACAGAAAAACATAATGATTGTAAGAGTTAATCAAAATGGAAAACTTACAGTTTTAAAAGATAGTCAGCAAATTTCTACAAAAACAATGGGAGCAGTAGATCCTGGAGTAGAGTACGGAATCGACGTGTTTGTTAAAAAAACTAGCCCACTTAAAAATGAAATAACAGTTTTTATTAATGGGTTTAAGATAACAGCAACCGATAGCGGATCAGATTCCCCAAGTACTTATATACCTCCAATAGCAATTACTAAAAATGTAGGACTTCACTGTGGTCAAGGAACTGCTTATTTTGAGTATGTTTATGCAGATGACATTACTGAAGAGGTATATGAAAAGAATAAAAGCCGTTCTGCTTATGAGCATAATGGTGTTTATTCAGACGATACCCTTTCAATGCTTTATGGAGATATCATTTATAATGATGGAGATACTAATTCGGATAATGCTGGACCAGTCTTTGAGTTTGGAACAACAGCTAGAGAAATTAAAAAAACAAAAATTTCATATGATGACAGGCCAGCAAAGCCTATTATGTTTAGAACATCTTTAAATAAATATGTAACTCTTTTAGACCAAAAATTGCAGCCATTTGGAGCAGAAGGATATGTTCTAAATAATAGCTCTGTAACAGTACCACTAGACGATAGCAACAACACAAGCTTTTACGTACTTGGAAATTCAATTACTAGGTCTGGTTTTATAGATTACGATACAGATCAGTCAGAAGATTCTTCAAATAAAGAGCCAGTAATATTTCAATCAACCTGGATTCAATCAGAAGCAGACGCTAAAGCGCTAGCAGAATGGATAAAGGCAAGCGTATTGAACAAAGGAAGAGTTGTTGAGATGAGCGTGTTTGGCAATCCTTTAATATCTGCTGGAGATATGGTTAGCATAAGCTACCCAATATTGGGCATGACAGAATTAAACAATAAATATATAGTCACAAAATGCACACTAGAATATAGGGAAGGATTAACTACCTCAATTTCGTGTAGAGCAATCTAATAGCGTAATGGTATAATAAATAAATGGGAATTCAATCAGGAAAGATATCCGTAATATATGACGATGATCCACGCCTAGCCGATGTTTGGAAGGGTAATATTGGAGACACTAAATCTGTTGGAGAGTCAGATGGCTTTGGCGGAGGCGGGGGCGGAGATGATGGCCCAGGAGGCCCAGAAAGACCACAACTCAGCGATATAATTTTTAAAGGGTTTCTTCCTTATAGCGACTCTTCTAATGTACAAAGAATAAAAGCAAAATTTAGAATTTACAATTCAAGCAAAGAAGAGATAGATGGGTTCGCTCTTGCACTAACTAAGCCAGACACACAGGGAGGAAGACCGTGATAACAAAATTTGGAAAAAGATTTTTAACTAGCTATATTGCAGGAACCTCCTCTCTGGATTCAAAAGAGATGGCTTTGGGTATTGCAACAAATTCTGAGTATCCAATATCTGATACAAACTCAAGATTAGGGTTTGAATTCTATAGGGTTCCAATTAGGCAAGGCGGAATTAATATTGATACAACAACATCTCCAACAACTTATACCGTAATTTTTTCTGCTACTCTTCCTACAAACATATCTGGAAAAATTAATGAGATTGGTATATATTCTGGACAATCATATGCTAGACATCTTTATAGCAGCAAGTTTATTTCAAATTTCGAATTGCCTTATGAATGGACTCCAGAGCCAGCGCTAGATCAAGTTAACAGTAGAGTTTTAGATAGCTCTTTAACGTTTACTTCAAACTCTACATCCCCACAAGAGTATACTTATCCACTGTCAAATTTAGATATTTCTGGGTATAACCCACTTGATACAATGTGCCTTTGCTATAAAGCAAATGATGCAAACCTGTCTTCTATAAAAGTTAGACTCTACAGTTCTGATTCAGACTATATACAGTTTACTTTTTCTGGTCATTCGGTAGGAGATAACATTAAGTCTGTATTTATGTCTAGCGGAGTAACAACAGGAACATTTAATCCAGAGAGCGTTAGTAAGGTTGGAGTAATAATTACACCAACATCAGCTCAAACATCTGTATCTATGGATGGCCTTAGAATAAATGACGAGGACACCTTTGACCCAGAATACGGATTAATTGCCAGATCGATACTTGACTCAACAATGATCAAGGTCCTTGGAAGAGAATCTAAGATAGAGTTTAAACTAGATCTGTCGTTTGGAGTCTAGTGTGACTGAACAGTATAAAGATTTAGGAAGAATTACCCAGAGTAAAGACGGAGACTACTGGGAGGTAGAGATATCCGATTTAGATTTTGATACTCAATACTCTCTAGAAGCAGCCTGGGTATTTTCAGATAAGACCAAAGGCACAAGCCCTTTTTCAGATCCATATAATTTTACAACACCTGAACAAGAAGGCCTTCTGGCCCCACAGTTTAGAGAACAAGACTTAGATGCAATAAGCTCAATACTATACATCAACTGGAGCGGATTAAACTCTAGCCTTGTTCCGTATGATTCTTCAATATTTAAACAAGTTAATGTCTGGATTAAAGGCGGAGATTTTGGAGAACAGTATGTACGCTATGCATCATTTTTTACAAAGGCGGGAACGATACAGATCAATGCAACAAAAGTATCTACATACTGCGTAAAACTTCAGGCAGAAACTAAAGATGGAAAATTTTCACCATTTTCAAATGAATTTTGTGTGACCCTATTAGAGCAGCCAGATCCAGTTTATGAAGTTAGACATGAATGGGTTAAAAGAGATTTGGTTTTATTTTGGAAATTCCCTGTAAATTTGCCTAAAAACAGCATGGCTGACTCGTTTGCAGTTCAACTAATTGCGGATGGCAAAGACATTACTTTGTATACAAGTGTTGATAAAACTAAAATTCCTCCATTAGAGCATAAAATTGTATTTACCGAAGGACGACTGGCAGCTATATTTGGTCAAGTAACTGCATTTCAAACAGACTATGACGCATTTATTTTTGTAAGAGATAAAAATCTGCAAACAAGCACAGTAGTTGGATACAATGTGACTGCATATGTAGATCCACTAACACCACCAGTTATTTCAGCAATAAAAGGTCCCATGTCCTATAGTGTTTCATTTACAAATAACTCTGAGTTTGATAGAATATATATAGAAGATAGCACAGACAACGGAGTTACTTGGGTAGATCAGGGCTCGTCTACTTCAAATCCAGTTTATGTTCAACCTACAAACTCTCTTACACGTCAAGTAAGAGCAAGATTTTCTAGAGTGCGTGGAGGGCTTACTGGGTATAGCAATATAGTTTCTGTCACTCCAGATAAAATTGATCCAACAGATGAAACTCCGCCAGCAGTACCCACAGTCAACTTCGTATCTTCAACATCATCAACTATAACTGTTAATATTGTTAACTCAGATACAAGTACTAAAGCTCATAGATTAAGATTTAGAGAGAGTGGCGCTACCCTTTACCAAACAGACATTGTTCCGTATACAGCAGCAACTACCCCATATACTTTTGGCGGGCTAAAGCCAAATACAACCTACAATATATCAGCAGCATCATATGATAGCTTAAATAATTTGAGCGCATTTTCTTCAGATATAAATAGCGTAACGCAATCATTAGCGGCAAATCCTCCAAGTTCAGTTTCTTTAACTGCTGCAGCATCTGGAGTTCTAGGCTCATGGACAGCGCCATCAGTTCAGCCAGCAAGAGTTGACAGGTATAAGATAGAGCTGTGGCAAGATTTATCAACTGATGTTTTAATTACTACACAATTTGCCTTTAGCACAAATATATCATTTGGCGGTCTATCTGCAGGATCATATTACATTAAAGTTCAAACTCAAGATATGTATGGAACACTTAGTGATCCTGTTCAAAGCAGTAGCGTATCGGTATCTGGAGTTGAACCTACCGATGGTCAGGTACCTTCTAGCTCTCCTGCAGCCACAGTAAATCCTTTATACGGAGCACTTGAAGTTAAGTGGACAGCAATAACAAATTCAGATCCTGTAACATATGAAATTCATTTATCCACAACAAATAATTTTACTCCTTCAGTATCAACATTAGCTCTACAGGTTACTGGAACGTTTGCAATAATAAAAACTCTTCCAGGAACATCAACTTCCTTAACATATGGAACAACTTACTATGTAAAAATATTAGCTAAAGATGCAGATGGTCCTGCAACATCTTATGGAACCCAGGGCTCAGGAATACCATCTGCAATTGATAATGGAGATATTGCTGCAAATGCAATTCGTGCAAACGTAATACGAGCTGGAGAAATAACAGCAGACCAAGTAAACTCCTCAGCCTTACTTGCAAATAAAGTTATTACTGTAGGTGCCAGGTCTGCAGTGGTTACAGGAGCCTCTGTATCTGCAGGAAATATAACATATACAACTTCTGATACTCATGGATTTGGAAACGGGACACTGGTATCAGTAACTGGTATGTCCAACACAGCATTTAATATTACAAGTTTTGCGATACAATCCACAACAACTAATACATTTGTTGTTGTAGTTGGTGGATCTGGAGCTAGTGGGTCTTTATCAAATCAAACAGGAGTTGCAACTTCTACTGTAAATACTGCTATAAAAATAGATGCTTCGGGAACAGGTCTTTCTGCTAGCCCATTTAAGTTATATAGCGGAGCTGGTACATATGCAGATGCTGGAACAAATCCAGGAACTCCCTTTTATCTAGACACTACTGGAAAATTTTCTTTAAGAGATAGACTGTATTTTGACGGTGCGGGCTTAACGGTTAATGGAGTGATAAAAGCATCATCTGGTAATTTTGATGGGGCTATGACCGTAAACAATGGAACCATGAAGATAGGAACTTCAGCTGGCGGAGCAACGGGAACCGATGGCTTATATATAAATGCAAACAACTATTGGTACAGCTCTGGAAATATTAAAATAGGAAGTGCTTCTAATCATTTAATTTGGGAGGGTGCAACTCTAAAAGTAACAGGAGAAATAAATGCTGCTTCAGGAAGCATAACTGGCAACTTAACAATGACTGGCGGCGGATCAGTAATTGCCAGAACTGTAGCTAACTCTAATAACAGAGTGAATCTAAATTATCTAGGACTTTATGCTTACGATGCAAGTGGAGCAGAAACAACACAAATAATTTCAAATGCTGAAGCTAACGCTCCTACTTTTAGAACAGATAGAGCTAGAATAGGAAATTGGACTGTAGCGCCAAATACAATATCTTCAAGTAATATAACTCTAACATCTGGATCAAATGCTTCTTCTACATCTATTATTGCTACAAATGGTGGCTCTTATGTTGGAATAAGGCCAAGGGCTACTGATGGCTCAGATATTGTTTTGTGGGCTGGTACAACCAATACTCCAGCAATAAATAGTTCTACAGTAGGCGGACAAGCTGGTTTCCAGGTAAATGCAGATGGTCAACTGTATGCTACTGGAGCAATAATATCTGGAAAGATTACAGTGCAAGAGGGTTCATCACTTGGCGGACTATTAAATGATACATCTAAAATTTATTATTCATCAAGTATTCCCACAGTTCCTGCTACAGGACATAAGAGTGGAGATGCTTGGGTTGATACTGGAAACAACTATATTCTAAAGATATGGAATACTACACTTAATCCACCAGCATGGACGATAGCACAAGATTCAGAATCAGCAAGAACAATAGCTAATTTAAAGAATAGAACATTTTATGCTACACAATTAACAACCCCAACTAGACCTAATCTATCAGGACAATCATTTGTCTCTGGAGATTTGTGGATAAACTCTTCTAATAAAAATAAGCCTTATAGGTATGACGGCTCATCCTGGGTAATAGTCGCAGACGCAGATGCTACAGACGCAATAGAGAAAGCTAATTCAGCATTAGCAAAAGTTACAAACTATGAAGATAGATTTGGTACTGGTGTAAATGCTGGTCTGCTTGAAGATTTAAAAGTAAATACTCAAGGAAGAGGAATATATTCTTCATTTGTAGAATCAGGCAATACTTATGCTAAAAGTTCATATGATAGTACAGTAACTGGATTTTATATTGGATGGGACTCTGGAGCTGGAGTATTGTACCCATCATTAAATATAGGAAACAATAATGCTTTTGTTAAATGGACCAGTAGAGGAACAGGAACTTTAGAAGTAAAAGGAACAATAAGAGCAACAGCGGGAGCGTTTGAAGGAAATGTAACAGCTGGTGCAGGAGCAATAACAATTGGAGCTGGTGGAATTTCTACTGCAAGTGGTAAATTTAGTATTGATACAGCAGGCAATGCATATTTTGGTGGGTCGCTTACATCTGGAACTACATTCAGTCTTGGAAATGGAACATTGTCATATGGTGGTGGAACTAGTGATGTTGTATTAAATGGAGCAACATTAAGTTTTACAGGAGCATCTAATATAATATTTGGAGATGATAATAACTATGGTGGAGATGCGACAGTTGTACTTAATCAAAATGCACAATTAACAAAAGGAAGAGCCTTTCATTATGGAGGAACGACTATACCTACCGTAGCTAACCAGTCAAGACAAATTTATAATAGCAAATTGTCACGGTACGATACGGTACCCTTTGTTGCGGGAGATATATGGATGACGGTAGACTAATATGGGAATATATAGAAAAACAACTCCATCATCTTATCCAAATACACCAGCATCAAATTTTACAGATTCTTCAAAACATTGGCGCAAGCATAAAAATATGTATAGAAGGACTAGCGATAACGAAACAGCTAGTTTAACTACAGTTCCAGGAAGATATACGGATGACACGAGATCCTGGAGAAGAATTAGAGCCTTATACAGATTTACTTCTTCTGGAACATGGCAAAAGATCTTTGGTAAATTTGCTGGACAGCCATATCCTGAGACCTCCGCTTCAATAAGGTATGATAGTTATACTGGTACAGTAGTAGGCGACTTTGCAGAGATGGGGCCTGGATCTACATCTATTGCTCAAGGAAGTACTGCTACAACATTTTTGTGGGGAAGAGATGGTCAAGATTGGCAGAATATTGAGACCCTTGCTTCAAGAAGCAGAACTTTTGTGCAGGCTAGCACTCCTGTTGCGGAAACGGCACAACCTATTACAAATGACGAAGGAAACTTTGATGGAGACAAGCTAAGAAATAGTGAATCTGTAATTTTACAATATGACGGAAAGTATGTTTGGTACAGAGACAGAATTACATTATCAAATGGATCAACTGGAACTTCATATAGCCAGCCAGTTAGAATTATTAAGCAGCAACCAGTTATTAACAATTTAGCATTTAAAACAAATAATGATGTTTCAGCAGGCGAAAGAAAAGATGTATCCTTTTCTATTGCAAATCAATGGTACAGATCTATTGACAAAACTAATTCTATGTTTAGATGGTATATATTAGATAGTCAATATGAAACTCCTACACAATCTAAATTGTGGAACTCAACATCTGTATCTTCTGTTATATTAACTGAAAATACTACTGTTCTTACAGGAGAAGATTTTTTTACAATACCAACAACATTTGGTGGAGTATCTACAACTGGCAAATGGCTTCATGTTGAATTAAGATTAAAAAACTCATCATCAGATACTGATCTTGATTATGCATTAGCTCCATACAATGATGTCACAGACTATGTAGTTGCACAAATTGGTGCAAGTATGCCTTCATTTACATATTCTTTAACTAATATAAGTTCTGTAACCACTCCATCTGCGCCTGTCCAGCAGAGGGTATCTACAACATCAAATACTGTGCTTGTTGAGATGGGTTCATCGTTTCCTTCTGATACAGAGTCTTATGAGCTTTGGAGTTATGGAGCTGGATCATCAGCTGGAGGAACTTTAGCAAATCCATCTGTTCAAACGGTATCAACTTTAAATCAGTATAACTCTTCAGGAAACTTTGTTCCAACTGGAGGTTCATTTGATACGGTTACAGGCATATCTTCTACAGCATCAAATTCTCCAATAAGTACATTTACTAAAGCAATTGGAACATCTAGAGCACTTCGTTTTAACGTTAGCTCAACATCTGGAGCTCAGAGCTGGAAAATAAATTATACAATATCTGGAGCATCTAGCGGTAATGGTACATTTGCACTAAACACAAATTCTATGCCAGCATCAATTACAATATCTGGTGCTGCTAACCCTACCGTAACAATAACTGGTGTAACAGCATATTCTGATTTAAATCAGATGGGTACCACTAAAGCAGGAACCGTAGGATCTCAAGTCTCTTTATCAACTATAACAAAGCCTGTTGCCTTTTCTACCACAGCTACATCTAACTACACTTTTTATACAAACGTTCAAGTTACTGGGTCTAAAAGAAGAGTAACCCTTCCTTCAGTATTTAATTCAGGAACGACTATCTATGTTTCAACTAATGGGTATATTAACTGGGGAGGATCATCACTTCCTGAAGCAGAACGAGGTATTTCTATATCCATACCAGCGCTTGACAATTCTGGAATAACAATAGCACCACTAAATGGAGATTTAAGGCAGGGTGCAGTTTCAGCTACTTCAAACACATCAACTGGAGGCCTATGGTATTTTTCAGACGCTTCTAATTTCTGGGTAACTTGGTGGGGAAATTACTACCAGGATGCAGCACAAGTTGCAAGGTATCAAGTTAAATTTTATTGGGGAAGCAACGTTGCTGATGTATATATTGTAAATAATAGTTTAACTACAATCACACCAAGTACAACTGCAGTCCAAAATAATACAAGCCAATATCAGAGCTGGTCTGATACAACAGTACAAGATTCCGTCCTACTATCAACTGCAACTATGAATAGAGTTTCAACTCAAGATGGAGCTGATGACAACAGAACAGTAATTGTGGCATCTCCTCCAGTTTTAACATGGACTGTTACATGGGATGCCGCTGGTGGAGAAGGTGGTACGCAATTTACAACACAAAATAGAGGCCTTTCTCACACAGCTCCTTCTCCAGGTGACAGAGATGGTTTTAATTTTGTCAGCTATCGTTATCCAGCAAGCGGTGGAACAGATCCAGTATTTGTTGGATCAGGAGGAAGCTATACTCCAACATCAAGTGTTACATTTGGAGCCATATGGGCAACAAAAACATATTCGGTTTCTTACAATGCAAACCTAGGCACTGGTGCCCCATCACCTCAAACTAAAACTCACGGAGTTGCATTAACATTAAGCTCTACAACTCCAACTCGTTCAACAGTTGGAAACACTTCTTATGCTTTTAACGGATGGAACACTGCATCCGATGGAACTGGAACTAACTATTCTGCTGGAGGATCATATACTGCAAATGCTGCAGTTATTTTATATGCTAAATGGACCGCTACTACTACAGAATCTGCCACAAAACTTGCAACACCAACAGGAGTATCTGCTTCTAGAACCTTTACAGACAAAATTCGTATTAGTTGGAATGCTGTCTCAAATGCTTCTAGCTACGGGGTTTGGTACAGAGGTGGCGCCCCTTCATACAACAATGTTCCAGATTTTCCAACTACAACAGGGCTGTATCTTGACGACACTTCTGTCGGATCTGGCGTAGAGCGTGAATACGATGTTCAAGCTTATCCAGCTTCAGGAAGCACTCTTTATCTAAAAAGTGATTGGGGAGGTCCTTCAAATCTTGGATTAAGGGCTACTGCTCCTGCCACACCAGCACCAGTCCTTTCCACTATAACTGGAGACAACAGTTTAATTCTTGGAGGAACTTTTTCTTGGTCTTTTACAAACTCTCCAACCTCGTACTCTGTTTTTTGCACAGGACCTACGGGAACTGTTTTTACTACAAGTAACCAATACACCTACACTGGAACAACCTTTCGACCAGGATACGATGGAACTGGATGGCAAGGACCTGGAAGCTATACAATTTATGTATCTGCTAGAAATGCTGGCGGAGACTCCGCTGTTGCATCATATACTAGATCTATGAGCTGATTATATTATGCTAAGTAATGAAGAAAAAATATACTTAATTGATTTAAAGATAGGTTTCTGGGATAAACGCCTGGAGGAAAGTATTAGGGCTAAGCCAATCTTAAATAATTTTGGTAACCAAGGGAAAATAGAAGAAAATCTGATAGACATAGATAACTATGTTAGAATTATAGAGGCGCTAAGCCAAGAAAAAAGTACCTTGACTAATCAAGGTTAAATGCTATAATATGAAAGGAGGAATAAAATGACAACAACACTAACTAATATAGAAAAAAAATCTATTATTGACCAGGCTATTAAGCAGCTAGACTACTCTATTTATGCTTCTGAAATAGAAGTTATTCAGATTTCGGCTGTAACGCCAAGAGACCAAGAGCAGTTTGATGCTTATACGGCAAGAATTGCAAATCTAAATGCCAAGAGATCAGCTCTTGTCGCAGAAGAATTACTATTAACAGAAGAGGAATAAAAAGTGGTAGATAAAGCTGAATTAATTATTACTGCATTGCAACAAAGAATTGGTGAAATAGTTTCTAACTATGAAACTCAAATTGCTGTACTCCGTGCAGAATTAACACAGCTGTCTGAAGAAAAGGATAGCCATCAAAAAGCTGTTGATGAATATTCAAAATCACTAGAGACTAAAATAGAAGAGGTTTAAAATGACAGAGGTATTTCAAGATGGTGAGCCAGTAGACGCTCAGAAGTTAAGAAAGATGCAAGCCGATATTTCTGCAGCCCTGATGAAAGCAGAAGATACCTATAGCCTTAGCAAAGCTACAGCAAATGATGTGTCTGTTTTAAATGTTACTCATACAAAAGCATACAGAGTTGTATTTGAAAATGGATTAAATAAAGACAGCGCTGGTAATACAGAGGACATTATCATGGATTGGAATGGATATACGGATGTATTCCTTACAGCCACACCAAGAGGAAATCTTTATAAGTATAATCTTCAATGGTCAATTACTGGAGGAATAGGTTCTTTTAAGCTTACCGTTAACAACAAAAGTGGTGCAGCAATTGGCGGAACTCCAACATTTGATATTATTGCTGCTGGTACAAAACCAAGCAAAACAGCATAACTTCTATTGACAATCTCAATAAATATGTTACAATTAATGTAACATCAAAGTCACGTACCCGTGACTTTTTTACATATTAAGGTAAATAATGAGCAACGATTTAAAGTGGATGATTTCATCCGACCAGCAATTCCCATATCAGGATGATAAAATGATTTCACTTTGGTTTAAGGTAATGAAGTGGTTTAAGCCAGATGTTGTTGATTATCTTGGCGACACAGATGATCAAGCATGCTATAGCAAATATACAGAAGGCCGTTCAGCAGAATTTTTAAATCTTCATAAGACAGATAGCCGAGATTTAATTGTTCCAATGATGCGACATGAAGCAAAAGGCGCAAGAGATTTTTATACAAAGACTAGAGAGATGCTCCCAGAGGCACAGCTATTTTCTGCTCTTGGAAATCACGATGTTAGAATTTTTAATTATGTAGATGCAAAGCTTCCAGATTATATTAATGAGGTTACTCCAGAAGCTCTATGGGGATTAGATTCACTAGGGTATGAATATATTCATTATAATGAATTGCCTAAGCGCCGCTTTGGAGACATCCATGTTCATCATGGTCTCTCTATTGCATCAACAGGATCAGTCCGAAAAGATATGGAAGATCTTCAAATTTCTTTAATTAGAGGGCACTCTCATAGAATTGCTTCCCACTTAGTTACATATGAATTAAGAAATAATGGAGAGGGAGAAACTCTTCGTGGCTATGAACTTGGTCACATGTGCGATGAAAAGGGTCCAGGAATGAAGTACATGCAGCACCACGATTGGCAAAAAGGTTTTGCCATTGCACATATTGTAAATGATTATCCACATATTCAGATGATCCATGTGGCACCAGATTACTCATGTGTTGTTGATGGGAAACTATTTACGCTATGATGAAATGCAATAAATGCCAGGGGAGAGTTTTTGTCGATAGAGTGTTTTCACAAAAATTACACGTAGAGCTTTTCTGCATGATGTGCGGTAAAAGATGGATGATTAATAAGGATACGAGTGCACTAGGTAAATGGATAGAAAAAAGAGAAAACAATCAGCTAAGAGCATTCGGTATTTCTTCTTAAATAACAAGATACATAAAGTATTAAGTCATTCAAGATCTAAAGACCAGATGGTTGCTTGGTGCTATCCAGATAAAAAGAGATTGCTATACTCTTATTCACAAGTTTTAAAAACTATGGAGAATGCATACTCAACTAGTCAGGTAGCTCAAATGCTTGGTAAGCATAAGGTTACTATAGAAGATTATATTTTGGACGGCAAGATAAGATATCCTCAGAAAGTATATCCAATAGGTAATCCAGATAGTACATGGTATAAGTTTATGTATAGTGAATCGGACATTATGGACATTCATGAGTTTATATTAGAATCAGGGTATTCTAATAATATGCCTTCAAAAAATGAGATGAAGGCTCTTCTCAAACACAACACTATATTGTATACTAAGACAACAGAAGGGAACTTTGTGCCAGTATGGAAAGCAGAGTAGCACCAGCAAGAGTTGTAGTATGTGAAATATGTAAAAAAGAATTAGTAGTGCGTTGGGGCATTTTTGCCCATGACACTTTAAGCAGACATAGAAAGGCGGAGCACTAATGGAAAAAGGAACTCAAGTTAGAGTAGATCTATCTTTTACACGCAACCTTGGAAACTTTGAAAGCATTAAGATTGGTATCGGAGTTGACGACTTTGTTAGAGAAGGCGAAACAGTAGATGCCGCAGCAGATCGAGTCTATAAGTTTGTAGAAGATAAGCTAATTCAAAAGACACAAGAAGTAGAAGAGGAATTGCGTGGCAGTAAATAAAGAACCCTACATCCTACTTTCTTTGTATTCTAATTTATATGAGGAGGCTTATAAGTCAAAGCCAACCATCAATAGGTACAAGGAGAAGTGGGCGATGCAAGATGTTATAGACAGCATAGGGTTTGACAGAGCTAAAGAAGTTTTAGAGTATTATTTTAAAACTGGAAAGAATAGGCACCCGCTAAATTTCTTTTACAACAACTTTGATCGAATAGAGGATATGATGATTCAGATTAAAGAAGATAGAATTAACAGAAGCCGTCTGTTGCAAGAGACTAAAAGAATGGTTGAGGATAATTAGTGAATACAGAAGCAGAACTAATTTCAGCAGTTTGTAAAAACAAAGACATAAGCACCATTCTTGCAGATAATTCAGACGACCTATTTGTATCTCATAAAGATATCTGGGAAGGCCTCAAGTCATACTATTATAAGTTTAGGGCAGTTCCAGAGGCTGGAATTTTGCAGGATAAGTTTAAAGACTTTGAGCCAGTTGAAACAAAAGGGGAGACTGGATACTATTTAGACAAACTAAAAAATGAATTTGTTGGCAACAAGCTAAAGACAATTCTTATGCAGGCTGGCTCATCTCTGAAAGAAGATGCACCATCTAGAGTGCTTGGAACAATGCAGTCTCAACTAGCAAACTTAAGTAGATACACTAATAATGTTAAAGACTTAGATATCACAGACCTTGACTCAGCTGAAAGACACTATGAGTCAGTTAAAACTAGATCTCTAGCAATGGGAGGAAGCCCAGGAATTTTAACTGGCTTTGAAGCTATAGATAAGGCCTACCCAACTGGTATGGCTCCAGGTCACCTCATTGTTGCAATTGGATGGCCAGGACGAGGAAAGACATGGTTCACATCTTATTTAGCATGCAAAGCTTGGGAGCAAGGGTTTAAGCCAATGATTGTTTCTCTTGAAATGGCTCCAGAAAATATGCGAGATCGAATTTACACAATGTTAGGATCTGGATTATTTAGAGCCAGCGATCTTTCTAAGGGTGATATTAACATTGATGATTTTAAAACTTGGGGAAAGAAAAAAACCGAAGGTAAGAATAGTTTTATCCTTGTCTCAAATGAAGGTGCTGGAGAAGTAACACCAGCAACTATTCAAGGAAAGATCGATCAACATAAACCAGATCTAGTTATCCTTGACTACCATCAGCTGTTCAATGATAATAAGAGAAGTAATTCTGAAGTTGAAAGAAATAGAAATATCTCAAGAGACTTCAAACTCCTTGCCGTAACAAATGGAATTCCTATTATTGATATCACTGCTGCAACTGCAGATGATATCTCAGATCAAAAGGAACCCCCAATGATGAGTCAGGTTGCATGGTCAAAAGCCATTGAGTATGATGCTGATATGGCTATTGCAATTCATAAGCATGCTAATACAGATCTTATTGAGGTTGTCTCTAGAAAGAATAGACATGGACATGACTTTAGGTTCTTCCTTGACTGGGATATAAATAGGGGAGTAATTACTCCAATCTATGAAGACCTTCCAGAGCTGAGCAAGTGACCCATAAAAATATTAAAAGGTTTCAGATAAGAGTTGAGTTTTTAGATGATTCTGACATGATCAGAATTAAAAAACAATATGAAGATTTGCTTGTAAGCCAAATGAAAGATTCTGGATACGCCAGGGTACTTGACATAGACCCAGCTTTTTCGGTAGAATTTGACGGACAGACATGGAAGTTCTTAATGACTCTCCATGGAGTTTATGTAGGAAAGAAGAAGGCATGGCAATTAGAGGGTATGACACAAGGAAAGTTGATACAACGGAATATTCCCATGCCCACATAAGGTCAATAGTACAAGGCCTAGGAATAGATATGGTTGGAGAAACATCCAACGACTTTTTAGCATACTGCCCATTTCATTCAAATAGACACACATCAAGCTTTAGTATAAGTAAAACAAAGGGTGCCTACATTTGTTTTAACCCTTCTTGCGGTGAGGCTGGAACCTTAAGCGATCTAGTAAAAAAGATTTTAAACAAAAATGAATTTCAGTCTTTAAGATATATTGAATCAAAGCAGTCTGAGTCGCTAGAAAATTTTGATGAATCATTAAAGGATATCTTAGAAGATAAGCCAGACTTTATTGAATTTCCAGCAGACAAATTGATTAACTTGCATAATGGATTAATTAACAGCAACAAAGCTCAGGAATATTTAAAGTCTCGTGGTATTGATTTAGATTCAATTAAACATTTTTCATTAGGATATTCAGAAAATATGGACATGATAACTGTTCCAGTTCATAGTCCAGACGGAATAGCCGTAGGTGTTGTTGGAAGATCTATTTCTGATAAGAGGTTTAAGAATAGCAAAGACCTTCCAAGAAGTAAGACTATGTTTAATATACACCGTGCTAAAAAAATTGGAGATAGGGTTATTGTTGTAGAGTCCAGTTTTGATGCAATTCGTGTTCACCAAGCTGGATTTCCAAATGTTGTTGCTACGCTTGGTGGTCATATATCTGGACAAAACCTTAGTCTATTGAATAGATATTTTAATACAGTTATTATTATGACAGATGCAGACAAGGCGGGGAGAGATTTAGGCTCAACAATTGCATATAAACTAAGTAACAAAAACATCTTGTGGGCATCGCATTCTTATGGTAGAATATATCCAGAGGGTGTAAAAGATGCAGGTGATATGTCTGATGAAGATATTAAAGCCTGTATAACAAATGCCATATCTAATTTCGAATACAGAACTTAAAAAATACGTGGTTACAAACGGATATATACCGTTACATACATAAGGAGAAAAAATGGGAATAGTAAAAGGTTTGTCAGGAATGACAAAAGCAATGGACAAGGTTACATACACTAGTTCAGAAGATAGCAAGGCAAAATGGTTAAAGATTGAAGATGGAGAAGCTGTCAAGATTCGCTTCTTACAAGAGCTTGATCCAGATTCACCACACTATAATGAAAAAATGGGTTGCGGATTTTTTGCAATTGAGCACACGAACCCTAAAGATTACCGCCGTAAGGCATTAGATACAATGGAAGATGAAGGCCGTGACTGGGCTCAAGAGCAGCACCGCAAGGATCCAAAGGCTGGATGGGGTGCAAGAAAGCGTCTCTACATTAATGTTCTAGTCGATGACGGAAAGACTGAGCCATATGTAGCAATTCTTTCTCAGGGAGTAAGTGGTAAAACAATTACACCAACACTGATTGAGTATGCAAATGAAATGGGAAGTATAACAAACCTAATGTGGCGTGTAAAGCGCAGTGGTCTTAAGACAGACACAAGCTATACTATTATCCCTTTGGCTAAAGATGAAAAGCCATTTGACTTTTCTGCTGTTGAGCTTTTTGATTTAGAAAAGACAGCAGTGCGTAGTGTTCCATACGCAGAGCAGGAAGCATTTTATACTGGTGAGTCAGCTCCAGAAGAGCGAGATTCATCTTCAACAAGTAGCAGCGTCGACTGGTAACAGAGAGTATAGGCGGAGAATTAAGTTGAACTTCACACATTTGCATGTGCATTCTTTCTATTCATTAATGGATGGGCTTAATTCTCCTGCCGAACTTGTAAAGGCTGCTAAAGAGGCTGGTCAAACTTTCTTGGCAATTACTGATCATGGAACATTATCTTCTCACCGTGAAATGCAAATAGCATGCAAAGAGCAAGGAATCAAGCCGATACTTGGCGTTGAAGCATATATTTCACCGACAGATAGATTTGATAGATCTTCAAAAACTGATAAATCTATTCAGGCTTACAATCATATTATTCTTTTAGCTAAAAATAAAAAGGGTCTAGAGAATATAAACACACTCCAAGAGCTTGCTTGGACAGAAGGCTTTTATCACAAGCCAAGAATTGACAGAGAGGTTTTAAACGATTATGCAGAAGGTATTATTGTATTGTCTGGATGTCTTAACGGTCTTATTTCTAAGGCTATTGAAAAAGGCGAGTTCTCTGAAGCTAAAATGGTTCTCAAAGATTTTCAGAAAACTTTTGGTAAAGACTTTTATGTTGAGGTTCAATCTCACAACCCCGAAGAAATAAACTCAAAGCTGCTTGAATTTGCAGATGAGTTGGGAATCAAGGCGGTGGCAACAGGTGATGCCCACTTCGCTAAAGAAGAAGATAGAGTTTTAGAAGAAGCAATGCTTATTCTATCAACATCTCCTAAATCAGATAAAGATGCTGACTTTGATATATCTAGACAAATGCCAAACATGATAGACAGATTTAATTATCTCTATCCAGACCGTAGAATATCGTTTCAAGACTATAATCTATTTATTCAAAGCAGGTCTGAAATTGAGGCGGACTTTAATAAAGTAGGCATTACTCGTACAGATATATATGATAATACAATGGAAATTGCTAATAAGATTGGTGAGTATGACTTCCATGAGGGCCTAGATCTGCTGCCTATCCCAAAGACCAATGCTGATAAGAAACTGTCTGATATGGCCTTAGAAGGCCTTAAAAGACTATCTCTTGACAAAGATCAGGTCTACTTAGATAGAATTGCAGAAGAGTTATCTATAATTAAAGATAAGGCATTTGCCTCATATTTCCTAGTTGTAGCAGATATGATTACATGGGCTAAATCAAATAATATTATGGTTGGTCCAGGTCGTGGTTCTGCAGCAGGCTCATTAGTTTGCTATGCTCTTGGAATTACGGATGTAGATCCAATTAAATATGATTTACTTTTCTTTAGATTTATTAACCCTGAGCGTAATGACTTCCCAGACATTGATACAGATTTTGAAGACCGCCGACGTAAAGAAGTAAAAGATTATTTAAAGAAGAAGTTTAAACACGTTGCATCTATTTCCACATTTACTTATTTTAAAGATAAGGGTGTTATTAGAGATGCTGCTAGAGTGTTTATGGTTCCTCTTTCAGATGTTAATCGTGCAATGAAATCTATCGATACGTTTGAAGATTTTATGGATTCACCAAACACAAAAGAGTTCAGAGCAAAGTACCCAGAGGTGACTTGGCTTGCGGAAAGGCTTCGTGGAAAGATTCGAAGTGTTGGAGTGCATGCTGCAGGTGTTGTCGTAGCAAAAGATGATTTAAGAAAGTATGCACCAATAGAGTCTAGAGCCGATGCAAATGATGAGGTATCTGGAAGAATTCCAGTCGTGGCATACGATATGGATACGGTTGCAGATATAGGTCTTATTAAGCTAGATGCCCTAGGTCTTAAGACTTTATCTGTGATCTCAGATACATTAAAATCAGTTAAGGATAGACACGGTAAAGAAATTGATCTTTACTCCATACCACTTGACGATCAAAAAGTTTACAAGATGTTTAATGATGGATATACAAAGGGTGTTTTCCAAGCAGAAGCAACACCATACACAAACCTTCTAATCAAAATGCAGGTAGATAAGTTTGAAGATCTTGCAGCATCCAATGCTCTGGTTAGACCAGGTGCAATGAATACTGTCGGTGCTTCATATATTAAGCGTAAGCATGGAAATGAAGCAGTTAACTATATCCACCCAATTATGAAACCATTTACAGAAAACACATATGGGGTTATTATTTATCAAGAGCAGGTTATGCAAGCATGCGTACACCTTGGAGGAATGACTTGGTCAGAAGCTGATAAGGTTAGAAAGGTTATTGGTAAAAAGCAAGATGCAAAGGAACTCAGTCCGTTCAAAGATAAGTTTATTCAAGGCGCTAAAAAGCATATCAGCTCCGATGAAGCAGAAAGTCTCTGGAAAACATTCGAAGCTCACGCTGGATACTCATTCAATCGTAGTCACGCTGTCGCTTATTCTATGCTTTCTTATTATACCGCTTGGCTTAAGTGCTATTATCCTTTGGAATTTTTATTCTCGATCCTTAAGAATGAAGGAGACAAGGACGCCAGAACAGGTTATTTGATTGAGGCTAAAAGGCTTGGTATTAAAGTTAAGCTGCCACATGTAAATGAATCAGATGTAAACTTTTCACTACAAAAAGATTCAATTAGATTTGGTTTAGCTGAAGTTAAATTTATTTCAGACAGCATTGCAAATAAAATTATTGAAAAGAGACCGTATGAAAACTATAAAGATTTTGTTGACAAAGCATCCAAAAAGGGTAGCGGCATTAACTCTAGGGCCGTTAATTCTCTCAATGCTATTGGGGGTGCTGCTTTTGATGATAATCCTAGAAGCGGTAAAGAAGGAGAGTCTTATTACGAATTTTTAGGAATACCTTCGTTTAATCTTTCTAACTTAGAGCCAAGGGTCAAGGCACAAGCTAGACCTATTGATGAGTTTGAAGAGCTAGGATCGTTTGTTATGTTTGGTATGGCTAAAAGCATAAAGCGTGGGAATGGTTGGTCACGAATAGAACTTGTTGATGAAAGTGGATCAGTTGGGCTGTTCGATATTGAGCAGACAAAAATAGAAACAAACAAAATGTATTTTGTTTTAGTTGGAGACAATAGAATATCTAGATATATAGATGTAGATTCTATTACCAAAGATTCAGATGATCCATTTGTAAAGTATTTATATGCAAAGTCTTACCCTATTGACGAAAATCAAAGGTTTGTGATAAGCTATACTCCATATAAAACAAAAGCTGGAAAAACCATGGCTCACCTTGTAATGTCAGATAAAGATAAGAATCTAAATAGAGCAATTGTATTTTCAAGCATGTATCCGATTTCTTTGGCAAAAATGCGAGAGGGAATGATATGCGAGCCAGTTCTAAAAACTTTAGAAGATGGAACACTTATGGTTAAGGAAGTAAAATGACATATAATGCAGAAGATGTATTTAAGACAATGAATGCCTCTAGAGTTTTAGTGGCTATATTAAGCAAGATGGGTTCTGTTGAAATATCAACTGAAGATTTTATAAAAAGTACTAATGACGATATGCAGCTTTCAGTTACATACAATGATGAGTCACTATCTTTTGAGTTTAAGCTAGAGCCACTAGGATTTAAATCTGATTATGAATTGGCTAACGATTAATTAAATGGACATTAACCTAGATGATATTCTGGCAAAGCTGGACCCTAAAACTAGAGCAAGGGTTCAGTCTGCAGTCGATATTCAAATCGAAAAGCAGCCAACGCCAAGCATAGGTTTAAACTTTGCCTTGAATGGCGGATTTGCTTATGGACGACAGATATTGGTTTGGGGAAATAAGTCAGCAGGAAAATCTTCATTTTGCTTGCAAATGATAGCACTTGCACAAAAAGAAGGTAAGACTTGTGCTTGGATTGATGCTGAGCATTCTTATGATCCAGAGTGGGCAGAAAAACTAGGAGTTAATTCAAAAGAACTAATTTATTCTCCAGCTAAAACTGTTAATGACATGGTAGATGTTGCAACAAAGCTTATGGAAGCAGGAGTTGATTTAATAGTAGTTGATTCTATTTCAGCATTACTACCAGCAATCTACTTTGAAAAAGATGGAAATGAAATGAAGGATTTGCAAGACACTAAGCAAATCGGCGCAGAAGCAAAGGATATGACTCACGCAGTCAAGATGTTAAATTATGCAAACAAAAACACACTACTTGTTCTCATCTCGCAACAGCGAAATCAATTTGGATCTATGCATGCTAGTCACATCCCAACAGGTGGCATGGCAGTCAAGTTCTTTTCTTCCACGGTCATCAAGCTCTGGTCTTCAGAAGCTGAGGCTAATGCTATTAAAGCTGGCATTAAGGTTGGCGACAAAATTATTGAACAAAGAGTTGGGCGACCAGTTAATTGGATTGTTGATTACAACAAAGTCGGCCCCCCAAATTTATCAGGACAGTACGACTTTTACTACCAAGGGCAAGCTCTTGGTATAGATTATGTTGGAGAAACATTAGATGTTGCAGAAATGTGCGGCATTATTGAAAAGGGTGGAGCATGGTATACAGTAAATGGAGAACGTTTTCAAGGACGTGCAAAGGCTGTAGCATATTTAAAGGAAAATCCAGATGTTGTAGACAGCTTAATAGGAGAAATAAATGCCAAACATTAATGAGTTTTTTGGTTCAAAGAATGAAGAGCCTGTAGATAGCAGAGTTGAAAAGATAGAGCAGCAAAGACCATGCAGTAAATGTGAATTGTATGCTCCATATTATAATTTTAATCAGGCTACTTTAGAGATGTACTGGAAATGCCCATCTGGTCATGAGACAAAGCACAAGCTTAACTGATGTCAGAAAGAGCAGAAGTAAAAAGAGATGGCGCCAAGGCACAGAAGAATAGTGGCCGTGGGGAATATCAAAAAGGTGATGCTAAGTGGAAAAATTTTGTAGTAGACTACAAAGAATCCAAAGCTTCATTTAATTTAAATAAAGATGTATGGGCTAAAATCTGTACAGATACTTTTAAGGTTAGCAGGGACATGCATCCAGCCCTTAAAATTATTATTGGTGGGGATTCCAAGGTCCGTCTTGGAATCATAGAGTGGTCAGTACTAGAAGAACTGATCACATTTTGGGAGGAAAATAAAAATGGCTAATCCGATTATTACAATCGTTGGAAGAGTTGGCAGTGAACCAGAATCTGTTGGATCAAACGGTCTTAGATTCAGAGTTGCAACCAATGATCGTGTCAAGAATGATACTACTGGTGAGTGGGAAGACAAAAACACTTCATGGTGGACTGTCAAGGCTTGGCGTACCCTTGCAGATCAATCAAAGTCTGTGATTAAAAAGGGCATGGAAGTTATTATCGTTGGAAAGATTTATGAAGAAAACTGGACAGATAAGGATGGCGTTAAGAGAAGCTCATATGAAATTAACGCAGACTCAATCTCAGTAACAGCATACACGTTGTCTAAGGACAAGTCTCCAAGTAATAACGACTTCCCTTCATACAAGACATATGCTGAGGTTCCATTCTAATGCTATACTTTGTTTATGGAACCCTGTTTGGTTTTGTTGTTGGATATGGAGTCGGTCTATTAATGGATAAGTGGGATAAAAAGATTAAAAATGACAGAGGATAAGAATACATTAGAGTTAATTAATTCTATAACAGAGTTTAATGATCTACATGAGTATATGAACGATGCTCAGTTAGACAGAGCACTAGCTGTTATAGTAAAACTTTTATTAAATCCAGATGTACCTGCTGCAAAAGCTCCTCAACTTATTATTGAGCTTCAAGCTATGTCAACTAAGTTTGCTATGATGGCATCTTACTATTCAACAATAGCAAAAGATAAAGCGGGGACAATGAACAATAATAAGAAAAATATATATTATTCAGCAAAGGAGTCCATAGACAAACTTGTAGATGCACTTAAGTATGTCGTTAGGTATAATTTGTAATGGGTAGAAACATAGTTAAAAATTTAAAGTTTAAAAAGCATACTGGCAAGTTCTTTGACCCAGAGCTTTTTGCATCAATGCTTGATGAGTCATATAAAAATACTAAAAGAGCAGATGGTGAAATGACAAAGAAGTCTTTCAGCCCAAGCTCTTTGGGTTACGGTCATGGAACATGCCCAAGGTATTGGTATATGGCTTTTTCTGGCGCAGTCTTTATTGACAATAATGATGCTGTTGCAGTCGCTAACATGGCTCAGGGAACCCAAGCCCACGAGAGACTTCAGAACTTAATTAAAACTATGCCTCAGTGGGTTGCCGAAGAAGAAGAAATTATAAATGAGTATCCTCCAATTCGTGGCTTTATTGATCTTATCATGGAGTATGATGGCGAAACTGTTATTGGTGAAATAAAAACAGCAAAGCAAGAGGTGTGGGATACAAGGCAGGCAGAGATGAGCCCATCCCCAAACCATCTGCTGCAGCTCTTAACATATATGAAGCTTAAGGATGCTAAAGAAGGATTCTTCCTGTATGAGAATAAAAATACTCAAGAGATCTTAATTATTCCAGTATCAATGAATGATAGGAATAAAAAGATTATAGAAGACACTTTCTTGTGGATGAGAGAGGTCTGGGATAACTTTAAGGAAGGCGACCTTCCTATGAAGCCAGAAGGTGCAACAAAAACTAAGATGCCTTGTACATACTGCCCAATTAAAAAAGAGTGTTATTCAAAAGACACACCAGTTGGAACGGTACAGATAGAAAGATTTAAGGTCCTCCTGTAATGATATGCGCTAATTCAGATTGCATAAATGGAAAAGAGTTTACCCCAAAAACACATAATCAAAAATATTGTTCAGATGATTGCTGCAGAATTGCAACAAATAAAAAGATTATGGAGAAATACTATGAAAAAAAAGCAATTAGATCTGGACAAAAAAGACTATGCAAGTCATGCAGCTCAAGTTTGAGCAGATATAATACTTTAGACATATGCTCTAGATGTGAAAAAAATAACTCTAAGTCTGATAGAAGCAAGATATTAAGGATGATACGTGACTCTGGCGAAATTATCTAGGACAAAAGCAAGCAGAGTCCTTGGGATAGATGCATCAACATCATCTGTTGCCTTTTGTTTAATCGAAGGTAGCACACCAATTAAATGGGGTAAGATTAATTTAGTTGGAAATGATATATACGAAAAAATTTATAATGCTAAAAGTAGAGTTGCGATGATGCTAGATGAGCTAAAAAGCGATTACATTGCCGTAGAAGGAGCTATACTTGTCAGATCACCAGATGCTGTGATAAAATTATCATATGTTTATGGTGTTGTCATTGCTGAGCTTATGTCTACGGGTGCTTCAGTTATCACTATATCTCCTAGCTCTTGGCAAGCGTATATTGGAAACAAAAACCCTACCAAAGAAGAGAAGGCAGCAATACGTTTAGCCAATCCAGGATACGCAGACTCATGGTACAAAAACCAGTTAAGGAATATGCGTAAGCAAAGAACGGCAGATTACTTTAATAAAAAACATGGTTTATCTATAGAAGATTTTGATGTAGCTGATGCATTCGGCATCGCTTATTATGCTAGAGAGGTTCTCACAAATAAATGACACAAGTATGGAACGATAGAAGTGCACAGGAAGAGTTTGTTTTAGAACTTCTAGATAATAAAAAAGAAGGATACTATGTTGAGCTAGGAGCATTTCATTCAAAAAATGGAAGCAACACTAATAGACTAGAGAATGAGTTCGGTTGGAAAGGTGTCTCCTTTGAAATTAAAGAAGACCTAAGAAAAGAATTTAATGAAAATAGATCTAACCCATGTATGGGTGATGCTCTGGATTTTAATTACATATCTTACTTTGAAGAAAATTCATTCCCTAAACAAATAGATTACCTTCAGGTAGATATTGATTCTGGGTACCAGCTAAATGGAAGGCCAGACGGCAACGCATACACAAGTTTGCACGGACTACTAGCAGTACCGCTAAATTCTTATAGATTTACAGTAATTACATTTGAGCATGATGCAAATATGTATTGGCGCAACGCTGCAATGAGAGATGTTCAGAGAGAAATATTAGACTCACTTGGGTATTCAATTGTTGTTAGAACGGAATCAGAAGACTGGTGGGTTGACCCAACAGTTATTGATTTAGAATCATACAGAAAGCATTTTAGATGGGATCATCTGTGAAAATGTATAAAAATAAAGATTGGCTACATAGAAGATACGTTGTTCAAAGAAAAAGTATGGAAGAAATTGCACAAGAATGTGGCGTAACAGTTATGACCATATACAGAGCATTAAAAGAAAAGGGCTTAATTAAATGACACCTACACCAGTTTTCGAAGATTCAAAAGTATTTAAATACGATGACCTTTATTTGCTTACAGTAGGGACAGAAGCTGGTAAAGAAATTCTATCAACATGCCTTGATATTGCTCATATGCTTATAAAGAAAAATATTTCATATGGAAATTCAGCCCTAGATCCAGTTCGTATATTTTCCAAGGCGGGCCCAAGAGAGCAGCTATACGTCAGAATTGATGATAAGTTAAATAGATTAATTAAGGGAGAAGAATATCCAGGTGATAATGATATTGATGACCTTATTGGATATTTGATATTACTCAAGGTTGCTAAGGAATTTGCTATTTCAGTCGACTAGAAGTATAATGTATTTATATGGAAATTGAACTAGCTGATCATTTTGATCGTATGAATAAAGTAGTTGAAGAACTACTTAGGGGCAACAGCCCTACACAGATTGCTACCCTGACTGGTCTTAAGAGGGCAGAAGTCATTGAGCTAATAGATGAGTGGAAAAGTGTTGTCCACAACGATACATCAGCCCGTGAACGTGCTAAGGAGGCTATCTCTGGAGCTGACCAACACTATGCGATGCTGATAAAAGAAGCATGGAAAACAGTTGAAGACGCTGATCAAGCAGGTCAGCTTAGTGTTAAATCTGGTGCACTTAAGCTAATCGCTGACATTGAGGGCAAAAGAATTGGAATGTTACAAGAAGTCGGTTTGCTTGACAACGCAGAGATGGCAGGACAGATAGCGGAGGCGGAAAGAAAACAAGAAGTTCTAGTTAAGATTCTAAAAGAAGTTACTGCAACATGTCCTAAGTGTAAGATGGAAGTAGCTAAACGTTTATCACAAATTACTGGAATTGTTGAGCCTATAGAGATTATTGAGGAAGTCAGTGGAATTTAATTTTGATGACCTCATTGATATACTTGATGGAGAAGAGTTTGAAGAAAGACCTGTCGATCTAAGAACATTTGTAACAGACAAGAATTATTTAGGTCTTCCTGAGTTGTCAGAAAATCAGTATACTTTAATTGAAAAATCTTCTCAGATTTATAAAGAGTCAACTCTAATTAAACTTTTTGGTGAAAAAGAAGGTTCTTTAAGATATAAACAGACATGCAATGAAGTTGTTGCTCAACTAGGTAAGGGCAGCGGTAAAGACTATTGTTCAACCATATCTGTTGCTTATATAGTTTATCTGCTTCTATGTTTAAAAGACCCAGCGTCATACTACGGAAAGCCACCTGGCGACTCAATTGATATTATCAACATCGCCATAAACGCTCAACAAGCAAACAATGTTTTTTTCAAGGGGTTTAAAAACAGAGTAACACATTCTCCATGGTTTGTAGGGAAATACTTTGAAAAAGCTTCTGAGATAAAATTTGATAAGAATGTTACTGTTTACTCTGGACACTCAGAAAGAGAAGCTTTTGAAGGTTACAACGTTTTAGTTGCAGTACTCGATGAAATCTCTGGCTTTGCCCTAGACAGTACTAGTGGGCACGACCAGGCAAAAACTGCAAGTGGTATTTACGATATGTATAGGGCATCTGTAGACTCTCGTTTTCCAGATTACGGAAAAGTAATTCTTCTTTCGTTTCCACGTTTTAAGAATGACTATATTCAGCAAAGATATGACGAAATTATTTCAGAAAAAGAAGTTATATCAAGATCACATAGATTTAAACTAGATCCAGACCTTCCAGAAAATACAGTAGGTAATGAGTTTGATATATTTTGGGATGAAGATCAAATTATTTCTTACAAGTATCCAAGAGTCTACGCAATACGTAGGCCCACCTGGGAAGTTAATCCAACAAGAAGTATAGAAGATTTTAAAATTGCATTCTACAGAGACGTAACAGATGCTCTTGGAAGATTTGCATGTATGCCACCAGAAGCAATTGATGCTTTCTTTAAGTCTCGTGAGAAGATTGAGATGGCATTTAAAGATCTATCTATAGCAGTTGATGGTTTTGGAAGATTTGAAGATTGGTTCTTGCCAGAAGAAGATAAAGATTACTATATACACGTTGACTTAGCTCAAAAACATGACCATTGTGCTGTATCTATGGCCCACATTGAAAAGTTTGTTAGTGTAAAAGTTACTGATACTTACTCTCAGCCAGCACCAATTGTTAAGGTTGATGCTGTTATGTACTGGACACCTACTTCAGACAAGTCAGTGGATTTTGCTGAAGTAAGAGATTATATTCTGTCTCTTAGATCTAGGGGATTTAACATTAAGATATGCACATTTGACAGATGGAACTCTCACGACATGATGCAACAGCTCAAGCAGTATGGAATAAATACTCAAACTTTATCTGTTGCAAAAAAACATTACGATGACATGGCTATGGTAGTTTTAGAAGAAAGATTAAATGGACCTCATATACCATTGCTTGTGGATGAATTATTAGAGTTAAGAATTATGCGTGATAAAGTTGACCACCCAAGAAAAGGGTCTAAAGACTTAGCTGATGCTGTTTGTGGTTCAATATATAATGCGATTAGTTTAACAAGAGAAGCTTTTGGAGACATTGAGGTTCATGACTATGCTTCTGTAAAAAAACAATATAGAGAAAGTTTAACACAAGAAAGCCCAAATTTAATTAAGGCACCCTCAGCAATGCCTAGGGATCTTTCTGAAGCACTAAGTGGAATGGAAATAGTATGAGTATATATCAAGAAAAAGCTAAAGAGTGCAAGTGCTGCAGCAAGCATGTGCCTCTACCTACAAGGCTTAAGGAGTATTCTGGAATACTAGTCTGCCCAACAACATTCGACAATATACATGAGTATAGAAGAGTTTGGTCGGAAATTGGGAAAAGACCTCCAGGCAGCATAAGAAAACATTTTTCAGAGTATGTTCAGGACATAGTTGAAAAGTCTATTGACAAAACTGATTAATAAATACTATAATTCAACTAAGCAACAATAGCTTAGTTGGTTAAAGCCCCGAACTCATAATTCGGTAATCGTAGGTTCAAGTCCTACTTGTTGCACAGAAAGGTAGCAATGTCAAAACCGTTTGATGAAGAAGATGAAGAAGAGCTGATGATTAAGATCCAGCACTATCTAGATATTGGTGCAATAAAGATTGCTGGCTTTTCAAAAGATGGTGAAGCAATATTTGAGCTTAACGAAGACGTAACTCCACTTTTAGCACCAGATTTATGGGAAGCTCATGAGCATTATGTAGAGTCAGAACTAATAGATCTATTAAATACCGACCTTATGCAGGTAGAGTATGACGAAGATCTTCGGGTAACATATAATTTTACAGAAGAGGGATACAATATAGCAAAACAAAAGGGAATAATTCCTTTAAATACTATTGAAGATTTTGATTTTTAATAGTATAATTTAATTTTACCTCTGTAGCTCAGAGGAAGAGCAACAGACTTCTAATCTGTTGGCCGCTGGTTCGAATCCAGCCAGGGGTGCGATATGAAATATCATCACTTATAAACAAGGAGAAAAATGAAAACAGTAGGAGATAAGTTAGGAAATTTTGCAGTTACTGGTGTTAAGCCAGGAGCTTTGTCATATGAAGATTCCTCTTTTGAGGTAATTACACAGGATTCGTTCCCAGGTAAATGGAAGGTTATTGCATTTTATCCAAAAGATTTTACATTTGTATGCCCAACAGAGATTGTTGCTTACGATGCTTTAGTTAATGACTTTAACGATAGAGATGCTGTCTTGATGACTGGATCAGTGGACAATGAGTTCTGTAAAATTGCTTGGAGAAATGCCCACGAGGACCTAAAGAAGACTAATTCATGGTCATTTGCAGATACAGCACACCATTTGGCTAATGATCTTGGGGTTCAACACTCTTCTGGTGTAACTTACCGTGCCACATTTATTGTTGATCCAGACAATATTATTCAGCATGTTACAGTAAACAACCTAGATGTAGGTAGAAACCCAGATGAAACTCTTCGTGTTCTAGATGCTTTGCAAACAGGAGAGCTGTGTGCATGTAATCGATCACTAGGTGGAGAAACTTTGTAATGTTGTGGGTTGACCAGCTAAAAGATTCCTTGCCAGAGTATGCTAAAGACATTAAGTTAAACCTAGATGCTGTAATCAACAGGTCAACTATTGATCCAGAGCATGCAACATACCTTTCTATTGCTGCAGCATTTGCTACAGGAAACTCTAAGCTACTTACTTTTATTGTCGCTAGCGCCACAGATGAAGTTGAAAAAAATGCAGCTTTAACGGCAGGAGCCATAATGGCTCAAAACAATGTATGGTATCCATTCATTGAAATGGCAGACGATCAAAATCTAAAAGGCTTGCCAGCACAGCTAAGAATGAATTCAATTGCTTCTCATGGTGGAACAACAAAAGGAAAGTTTGAAGCTTACTCTCTAGCATCATCAATTATTGGCAAATGTCATTTTTGTGTTAAAGCACATTATGAAACATTGAAAGAAGAAGGATACACAGTTGAGCAGTTGCGTGATATCGGAAGAATTGCAGCAACAATTAATGCGTTAGCAAAGATCCTTTCGGCTTAATGCAAGTCCTTGGTATGACTTAAAACTACCAGCTTTGCCCTATAGCTCAGTTGGTAGAGCGTCGAACTGTTAATTCGAATGTCCCTGGATCGAGGCCAGGTGGGGCAGCGCTCCTATAGCTCAGCTGGTAGAGCAGCAGACTTTTAATCTGCGGGTCGATGGTTCGATACCATCTGGGGGCACAATAAAATGATTGGATAATGATATGAAAAAAGCAATTGTTACAGGTGTAAGTGGCGGTGTAGGAAACCTGCTTGCTCATACGCTATGCAATAATGGTTATTTTGTTATAGGAACATCAAGAAATCCAGAAGCAATAAAGAATCTAAACCATGAAAATATCAAGGTAGAACGACTGGACCTTTTAGATGAGGAAAGTATAAATAGTTTTTATAATAGGTATAAGGATGAAGCAATAGATCTAATTGTAAATAATGCATCATGCGCTGGAATTGATGGTGCTAAACATTTGTCTTCAGAAACTCCTAAAAACTTTTTGCATTCATATATGGTTAATGTTGCTGGCCCAATGTATTTGTCAAAACTTTTTATACCCAACCTAAAAAAATCTGATAACGCTACAATCATATTTATATCCTCATTTGCAAAAAAACATTTCTATGCTGGTGGAGGAAACTATGCCACCTCAAAGCTGTCAATATCTGGACTTGCAAAACTATTTAGGCTGGAGCTATCTCATTTTAAGGTAAAGGTTACAGAAATATGTCCAGCAGCAATTAATACCCATCAACATAATGATGGGGCGTTGGAAGCAGAAGATATAGTAGATGCTATATTGTGGATCAGCAAATTACCTCAGAGATGCAATATAGACCTTATTGAGATATCACCTTCTATTGTTTCGCAGGGCTAGATGTGATATAATTATAAAGGCTGCCAAATGGGGCCTAAATTAAATTATTCGCTTGAAAGGGGAATAAAATGGTAACTACAACACTGGATCTTTTTAGAGATCCATTTTTTATTGGCTTTAATCGTGAGTTGGAAAGAATGGCACATGTTCATCAAATAGCAACACGCCAAACATATCCACCGTATGATGTATTAAAGCTAGATGAGGATACCTTCCAGGTATCAATTGCAGTAGCTGGTTTCACAAAAGAAGATATAGATGTATCAGTAGAAAATGGTACACTTATCGTTAAGGGTGAAATCACAGAGGTGACCGACGGCGAGTACCTGCACAAGGGTATTGCTGCACGTAAATTCACACGAACATTTGCTTTGGGTGAGTATATGGAAGTCATTGGGGCAAGTATTGAAGATGGAATGCTTCATGTAAATGTAGAAAGAATCATTCCAGAAGAAAAAAAGCCTAAAAAAATTAAAATTAAATAAATCAATGACCTGAGCATGTCTTTAAACTGCTCCTTAAATTAGGAGGAATGATGTTCGAGTACTATGTAAAAAAAGTCAGCAAGGTCGTAGATGGAGACACTATAGATGTCGATATCGATCTAGGCTTTGATATTTCATTTAGCTCTAGAGTTAGATTGGCTGGCATAGATACTCCAGAAAGTCGTACTACTGATAAAATGGAAAAAGCTTTAGGGCTAGAAGCAAAAGCATATTTAAAGAATGCAATTGACTCAGCTAAAACTGTTGTTATTAAAACAGAAAAAATGGACTCATCAGAAAAATATGGTCGCATTTTGGGTTGGGTTTTCTTGGACGGATCAGATAAATCTATTAATGAAAAAATGATTGAAGATGGTCATGCATGGGGCTATATGGGAGAAACAAAGATTAAAGACTTTGATGCATTAGCAAAAGCAAGGAAGAAAAGCGGGAAGTAATGCCAGTATATGAATATAAGTGCTCATATGATGAAGCACATGCATTAATGTCAGTAAATAGATCAATTGCAGATAGTGATCCAGGTTATACATGTGTTGAATGTGATTCAAGTATGATAAGACATTTTACCCCATTTGGTATACAATTTAAAGGTAATGGCTTTTATAAAACAGATAATCCTAAATAGCTAAAGTGGTATAATTGCTAGGTAGACATATTGTTTACTTAGGGGCCCTACTTGACAAGGAATAAGTTATTTAGAATAACAGCAGCCACAATGCTTGCATTTGGTTGGCTCTTTATGTCACCCGCTTATTCTGATGATCCACTAAGCTTAGCAGCTCAAGAAATTGAAGAGCTAAACAATAGCGTTGACGACCTTGGTTACAAGGATGAATTTATATCCTTAATCCAAGAAGCAAAAGACAAATATGATCTTGCCGTATCTGCAGAAGAAGCCAAGACACAAACCTATGACCTATATGACGACTCCCTTGACGCAAAAGCCACGGCACTTGAAGAAAAAGACTTAGCCCAATCAGCAGTAGACGGACAAACAGTAACAGTAGACACTGCTTTAGACAATAAGAATGATGCCTACGATGCCCTTGGAGTAGCAAACATCAATCTGTCAAACGCTCAGCAAGCATTAGACAGTGCTGGTTCTGCTGGTCTGGCATATGATGTTTATAGTTTAATTAGGGTTGATGGCCTTGCAGCCACAGATGAATTCTTATGTAGTGGAACACTAAATGGAAACTATATGACTCGCCCAGTTTGTGGTAATAGATATGAAAACTTTATAGTTAAATTTACTGGACAGATAACTGTACCATCATGGTTTACACAAACTTATTTTGCTGGTTATACAGATGATGGTTTTAGAATGTATATTGATGGAGCATTAGTTGTTAATAATTGGATAGAGCAAGGAACAACTTGGAGTGCTTATTCTCCTGTATATGATGTAACTGTAGACAAAACATTTGATGTAGAGATATGGTGGTACAACGGTGGAGGTCCTGGATCCTATCATCTTGGATGGGCTATCCCTGGAGGATGGACTGGTGCAGGTTGTGACTATGCTGGCAACCCAAGAGTATGGGGACAAGACTTTAGTTGCAATCTTAATACATTTTCTCATGGATCTGGAGCAACCCAAGAACAAACAAACGCCTACAACAACGCACTTGCTGCAAAGAACTCAGCACAAGATGTATATAATGACAAACTAAATGTTTATAATCAAGCAGTTTCAACATTAAATAATTATAATCAAATATTAGTTAATAAAACAAACGAATATAACAACGCAGTTTTAAATGTTGCCACTGCATTGCAAAATAAAAATAATGCTGAAGATGCATACGAGCAGTCAATAAATAATCTTAATAGTGCGATTGATAACGCATGGCGTTACTATGAAGAACAATTACAAAGAGAGATTCAGTCTGCTATTGCTCAGGCAGCAGCTAACGCTGCAGCCAATCAGCCTACTCCAGAACCAACTCCAGAACCAACTCCAGAACCTACCCCAGAACCAAGTACTGAACCTACAGATGAACCTACAGATGATCCATCTCCAAAGCCTACAGAGGAACCTACAAATGAGCCAACAGAGGAGCCAAGCCCTGAGCCTACAGAAGAGCCTACTGAGGAACCAAAGCCCACTCCTACGCCAAAGCCCACTCCTACACCAAAGCCATCTACTGAGCCTACAGCAGAGCCTACAGAGGAACCAACTCCTGAACCTACAGTAGAACCTACACCAGACCCAGAACCAACTACAGAACCAACTACAGAGCCTACTGAGGAACCCACAGAAGAGCCTACGCCTGAACCCTCACCAGAACCAGGACCAGATCCTGAGCCTGAAGAAAACCCATGGACTGAGCCAGATGTAGAAGTTAAAGATCAGGTTTTAGCAGAACTTATTCCTGAAAAGGGTACAGGAACAGCAGAAGATTTATCTGGAGTTATTGCTAACCTTACAAGCAAGGATAACAAGTTAGTTACTCTTTCCCCTGAACAAGTAACAGCAGTTAGCCAAACACTTAGAGCCTTGACTCAAGAAGCAAAGGCTGAGGTTGCAGAAGACCTTGGGATTAAGCCTTCAGAGGTTGCACAAATTGCTGAGCAGATGAAGTCTAACCCAGCACTGGCAGAAGCATTCGTTGAGTTTACAGATAGACAGGCGGAGGCAGGAGAAACTCCAATGCCATTTACATTAGCAGATGCAGTAACAGAAGTACAAACAGAAGCATTCTTAGCAGACCCACTTGGAACGGTATTTGCGGTGGACCCAGTAGAACTACTATCTAATTTTTCTGAATTAGGTATGGATATGACAGATGATCAAAGAGAAAAAGCGCAGGAAGTAATTGTCCCAGTGGTCATTGCATCACAAATTGCAGGGGCAATGATAAGGAGGAACAAATGAAGATAATCAAAAATATGCTTAATCTTACAGGCAAGGCAATTAAGGGCTTGGCTAAATGGTTCAAAGACGCGGGAATGGAGCTAATTGCCCAGGCATTCACCCTCCTAGGCTTCTTTATAGCATGGCTAACTTTGACGGGCTCAGCTAGAGATATTGTTGGAATTGCAGTATTAATAACTACTGTAATTTGGCTAATAACTATACCACTTAGAAAAGACGATAAATAGTGTATAATTGTACTATGAGGAAAATATTTTCTATTGCTTTAGCAGGCTTACTAATGATATCATTAAGTGCATGTTCACCAGAATCTTTAAATAGATACCGATATCCATGCCAAGATCCTAAAAATTGGGAAATTGCAGAATGTAATCCTCCAGAATGCGAAGCTACGCAGACTTGCACAAAAGATGTAATAAAAATTACACCTAACACACCAGAACAGGAAATAACAAATGGCTAAACAAAAACTAACGCCCGCAGATTTAGATGCTCGATTAAAGTTTATTCTAGGAATAACTCTTGGAAGTATTCTTTTTATGACAGCTCTTGGAATTATCTATGGGCTGTTGTTTGTAACACAACCTATTGGAGCTCAGTCAGAAAATGACAAAATGTTCTTCAATGTTCTAGGTAGCATTGCAACATTTATTACAGGAACACTTGCAGGAATTCTAATTGGTAACTCAGGCGCTAAAGATATTATGGCAGCACAGATACAAAATAAAGAAGTAGATGCAAAAAATACACAGGCAGATAAAAAATTAGAAGCAGAAATTGATGCAACTGCAGCTCGTTTGGCAGCAAAGCCAGATGGAGCAATGCCAGAAGAGCAACCAGTTGATCTAGATTGGGATAAAGACTAATGGCAGAACAAGGTACAGCAGCTCGTCTAATAGAAGTTGCTACAGCAGAGCTAGGAACTATTGAAGGTCCTAAAGACAACGAAACTAAATACGGTGCTTTTATGAAAGCAAACTTCCAACCATGGTGCGGAAGTTTCGTAAACTGGTGCGGGTCAGAATCTGGCGTAAAGATTCCTAATACTGTTTACACACCAGGAGGTGCAGCAGCATTTAAAAAAGCTGGTGCTTGGATTGATGTAGATGTTGCAGATCCAGAGCCAGGAGATATAGCGTATTTTGATTTCCCTTCAGATGGCGTCGATAGAATTTCTCACGTAGGTATTGTTGTTAAAGACAATGAGGATGGAACTGTTTGGTGTATAGAAGGAAACACATCTTCAAAAAAGTCTGGAAGCCAAAGAAATGGCGGAGAAGTTTGCAAACAACTTCGTGCTTACAAGAAAAATAAAGCTGGTGTTCTTATTTCAATCGTAGGATTTGGAAGACCAAAGTTTGGGGCTTCAGCAACTACAGCAAAAAAGGCGGCGGCATCAAAAGATACTGCACAAAAGATACCAGCAAAGGTAGACCCTAAAGTTAAAGCAGCAATTGATTTATTAACTAAAAACGGATATACTGTATCTAAATAAATGAATAAGTATTTAATAAAGCTAGAAATTTCAGCAGAAGTAGAAGCTTTTGATGAAAACGATGCTAAAGAATATATCTCTGATATATTTGGTACAGATGATGAAGTAAAATCTGTAAAAATCTCTTCAATAAGAGTAAAAGGGGAAAAAAAATGAAATCACTATATGATCTAGAATTAAATGCAGCAGACGGTACACCAGACTTTTTGAAAAAGTATAAGGGTAAGGTTACAATGTTTGTAAACACTACAGTAGGTTGTGGAAATGCAAACCAAATGGAGGTCTTAGAGTGGCTTCAGCAGAAATACAAGGACAGAGGCTTTGAGATTGTAGCTCTTCCAACAAATGATTACTGCGGTCCAGGAGTTACAAAGGGAGCATGGTCACAAGGATTAGTTGAAGGAATGGATTCACAAAACTATGGTTGCGATGTATACGGGACTACATTTGGATTCTCTGAAAAAGTAAACTCAATTCCAAACAGAGAGATAGTCGGAGATCTAAATGGGATAGACCAGCCATTTGGAGAGCCAAGCGAAGTTTTTAATGTAATTTCAGATCACGCAAATAATTTATGGGGTAAGGCCCTAGAGCTAGGAATACAATTCCCATTTGACCAGTATTACTCATGGTGGCTATGCCAAGGATTTTATGCTGGAGCAATCCAAGCTGCAAATTTTGAAAAGTACTTAGTGGACAAAGATGGTTTTGTAGTTAAGCACTATTCTCCTTCAGTTCTAAATCTTGATGTAGAGAAAACACTGAAAGACAATTTGATTAAAGATTTAGGATTAGACTACGGAGATTTTGGTGCAGATCTGTCTAGAATACAGCATGGGTCTAATGTTTCTATAGGAGATGGAGGCAGGGTCGAGCTTGCTGCAGACCATGTATTAATGGTTTCTCATAGACAGCAAATTGCACCAGGTCCAGGACACGGAAGATCATACAAGTTATTTGAAGAAGAATGGTCAGTAGTATGTTCACACATTGAAGAGTTGCTTGATGGTGAATTATCAATGATTAACCCAAATAAATAATAAAAACAGTTGACAACGGCTGTTCTATTCCTGTATAATAATTTATAGGTATAATTAAGACGAGTTGGATAAATGCTACACTTATATGAAAATGGAGTAGAGATTCTAAGGAAAAGAGTTCCTAAGAACAAGTTTGATTTATACTGGAACAATTATAGTTTAGTTGTTTGGGAAAAAAATAATAGCGGATATTTTGACACCAAAGGCATCTATAAAAATAATTCCTGGGGAATCGCAAATGAGTTTCCAGTTAATCCCAAAGGGGCATGGACTCTTCCGCTAAAATATGTCAAGTATTTTAAATAAATTAGATTCAGATGAGCAGTCAGTAAGATGGTGGCATTTAGCTGCATGCAGTGGAATGAACACAAATCTATTCTTTGATCAATATGAGTCAGATATTAATATGGCTAAGGCTATAGACCAGTGCTGTTTGTCATGCCCAGTTAGATCCATTTGTTATGAGTCTGGATTAAAAAACAGCGAGTACGGTGTTTGGGGTGGTGTTTTTCTTTCATCTGGTTTAGTTGATAAAATGAAAAATGCTCACAAAACAAAAGAAATTTGGAAACAGCTAAAGGCGAACAAAAATGTCTAACGTTTATGATAACCATCATTTTAAATATGGAATGAATCAGTGGACTGGTGAACCAAACAAACCAGTTTTTTATAATGAAGATATGAAGAAAAAGCTAAGAGAATTAAATAAACCTATGTTCTTGTTAATGGATGTTGTTAAGTATCCAGAGTTCCTTGCTTTAAGATTATATGAGGATAATTTTATACAGTTTGATGGAATTGAAAAAGAAAAGGTTATAGATTATGTGTCTAGAGCTAAAAAACTACTTGAGTCATATGGTGTTCGAGTAGAACTAGAAGGAAAGCCAATGTCATGAGCGAATTAAAACCAGAACACACTTCTGTAGTTGACAACTTTCTTAGAGAAAACTCAAGTGGTAGCACACACTATATGCTAACTATTGCAAGAGACGGAGAAAGTCCAGCCAGATCTATCTATCACTACAATAGCCCAATAGATGTTACTGAGGCGTATAATAAGTACACTGATTGGGGATTTGCAAAGGATTACCTAACAGTAACAATGTACGGACCAGGTGGGCAGCTAGCGCAAAAAGTTAATCGCAGATCTTCAGGCGGAAGCCAGGGAGACTGCACTTTTGTAAGAGAAGATTATATAAAGGCAGAAAAGATAATTCTAAAATATAAGAATGAGATGGCAGAAGAAAGCTATACAAGCCTAGTAAAAGACTTTGCTGGGCTTTTTTCAAGAGACAACATTAGATTTAATGTTAGTCGTTTTTTTAAAGAAACAGAATGCGAAGAGGTTTTTGAATGAGTGAAAAGATATTTTGTTATTCATGTAACAAAACAAAGAATAAGCTAAACTTAAAGAAGTCATCATTGCTTACAATCAACTTATTTCTTTGCCAAACATGCATAGACAATAAGTTTGAGCCAAGGTGGGTAATCCTTATTGCTGGAAGACAAAATGGGCACGAATTAGTTAAAGATTTTATACAAAAAAAGAGATATATTGGCGCAGAAATTACAGCATCTGAGCTATTAATTTAGATTAATTATAAGGTATAATTACCTTATAATGGAAACAACTTACATAACGATTGTAGTATCAATATTAGCTGCAATGCTTAGTGGATTTGCCACTGCGTTGGTTAATGGTTTTAGGGACGCTAAAAAAGAAAGAAATAGGCGGGATGAGCGTGAAAAAGACCATCTTAAATTAGATATAAAAGATCTTAAGATAGAGTTGTATCAGCTTGAAAAAGAATTAAATGAATGGAAAGGCAAATATTATAAAGCCATCCAAGACTTAATTGAAATGAAGTCTGAATTAGAGAGTGTATTATCTCAATTAAATCACATAGAATATCATGAAATGCTGGACACAGAATAATTAAAATAGTACAATAGATTTATGACCTGTATTGTTGCTATTGCCCAGAATGGTGTTGTCTATATGGCTTCCGACCATGCTGCATCAGACGATAAAAGTGGATGGATCCTTTCTAGGAAAGAGCCTAAGTGTTTTAAGGTTGGTCAATACGGCGTAGCATTTACAGATTCTTTTCGCATGGGCCAAATTCTTCAATACATGTGGACTCCACCAAAATATACTCCAACTAAAACAAACTCTGGATTAGATAAGTTTATGAGAACTAAATTTATTGATTCAGTAAAAGCTGCATTCAAAGAGCATGGGTACGGAAGTATTGGATCATCTTCAGAAGAAGACACTGGTGGAATTTTCATAGTAGGTGTTGAAGGTAGAATCTTTACTATAGATGAAGACTTTCATGTAGGGGAAAATATTGTAAACTATATGGCAGAAGGAAGCGGAGGACAGATAGCTTTGGGAGCATTGCATGCTACTAAAAATCAAAAAAATCCTAGGCTTAGATTAAAGGCAGCACTAGAAGCAGCAACTGAGTTTAATATGAGCGTAGCTGCCCCCTATACATACATTCAAGTTTAGTGTATAATTAGTTAATGGATATAAACGACTTAAGACCAGACTACTCAAGATCAATGGACATTAGAGGTGTGCCAACACATGTATGTCCATGTGGTTGTGAGATATGGAACCTCAAAGTCATTTTTGATAGTTGTGAAATTGCAACTTATTTTTTAGATATGGAGTGTGCTAATTGTGGCACACTAGCAACGGCGCCAACGCCACTGGATAGAGAAGAATAAATATGAGATCACAAAGAAGAATTGATATGCTAGAGCTTGAACTATATAAGCTTAGAATTGAATTAGATATAATGCATGAGATTATGAGCAACGTAATTAATACTCAGGTACAAGCGGCGGAAGCAAGAAACATGGATTCTGGTAAATGGTATCCACGCAAGAACCCAACACAAAATTCATAATCTATTGACAACCATCGCTGAATTTAGTAGAATTAGCTTTATGAAAAAACTAATAACTATGGCAATTATTGCCAGCACACTCGCTATCACCACAATGCCTGCACAGGCAAATCTAAAGCCAAAAACAGTTGTCCCAACATTGGCTATTTTAGACACAGCGCTAGACACATCAATCCCATCAATTAAGTCAAGACTAGTTGCTGAGGTATGCATTTTAGATTGGCCATCATGTCCAAATAAAACTAAATTTATGGAGGGCGCAGGAGCATCAGTTCTTCCAATTAGTATGTTATCAACAAATAATTTTAACCATGGAACACAAATGGCTTCTGCAGCAATTGCATCTAACCCAAATATTAATATTGTATTTATTAGAATTGTTGGTAACACAACAAAAGGCGGACAGCAAACTTATGGTCTAAACACTCTTGTAAATGCTTTAACATGGGTTAATAACAACAAAGCTAAGTACAATATTGTAGCGGTTGCATCATCTCATGCTACAAATGCTCCAGTTGTTAAGCGCAGCGCAACATCTAATTACTGTTTGCCAACAGCAGTTGACACAGTAGTTTCTAATTTAAATAACTCTGGCGTACCAGTATTTTTCCCTTCTGGAAATAGTGCTGGAAATCCAAGCATGAAGGGCAAGATCGAGTGGCCAGCATGTATTAGCCAATCAATTGCAGTTGGTGGAGTTGAAACTCTAAATCTAGATAAGCCTCAAGTTTCTTTAACAAGCAACTATGATGTAAAACTTGTAGATCTATGGGGTGAAATCCAGCAGCCAACTATTTATCCTGGAAATGTTAGCGGATATTCTTATGGAACATCTGTTTCTGTTCAGGTAATTGCTGCAAAATATGTGCACTTAAAGGTTGCAAAGCCTACATTGACATCAACAGAGCTAATTTCATTAATGAAGACGGCTTCTGATCCAGTAGAAAACTCTTATGGACAAAATGTTTATCTGTTTAAGTTGAGTAAAATAATCAATGGATAGTAAGTTAACTATCCTTGAAGAAATAATCAAGGACATTGGTGAGGAGTTGTACCAGAAATGGTACAACGCCCTTGCCATTGAAGATAGAACAGAAGAAGCATCAAAAGCAATGTCTGCAAATGCTGGTGAGACAGCATTATGGGTTATTCAAACATTTATGAATAAGTTTAATAATGCAGCGGATGAGCTAAAAGGAGAGTAAGTTGATAGTTACAGATGAAAGCTTTGATAGAGTATTAGATTCTCACAATCTAGTCCTTATTGATTTTTGGGCTCCATGGTGCGGACCATGCTTAAAGGTGTCTCCAATACTAGATGAGATATCAAATGAGCGTGGATTGTGGGTTGGAAAACTAAATGTTGATGAAAATCCTATAAAATCAGCAGAATACTCTGTAACTTCTATCCCTTATATGGTACTATTTAAGTCGGGGAAGCCAGTAAAAACTATTACTGGTGCAAAACCTAAGCATATTATGCTAGAAGAGCTTTCAGAATGGATCTAGAGAATATAGATTCAAATCATTTAGAGTTTGAGATATGGCTCAAAAATGGTTACGATAGAGGCTGGGTCTCAGATGTATTTTGCGATACACACGATGGTCCGCCTTTAACAGATGAAGAAATGCAAGAATGGGAAGAAGGAGGAGATCCCTGCTCTTTCCATGTAAAAGTAAATGCACTACACTAAATTTCTGCGATCAATATAGATCGTAGAGGAAATAAGGAGAATAAATTAAATGAACTCATTTAAGAAAATCGCTCTAGCCATGGTTGCAGCCATGACTTTGGGCACAATGGTAGCAACACCTGCAAGTGCTAACACCATGTCAGTTGTAGCATCCACATGGAATGCCGCAAAAACAGGTGGCGCAGGATATGACACGCCAGCAACTGCTGGAACAGCGCTAACGACTGCAATCGTACGTCCAGTACCTGCAGACAACACTGTTGACAATACAGACGTTGTTCAGATCGTAGCAACAGTAGTAGCAGGAACATCAGTTACTGCAACTTCAACAAATGCAACAATTGTATCTGCACTACACTCAACTGCTGCACCAGTAGGAGCAACATCAGGATCATCATCTTTGACAGTTGCAACTGGTACAGGAACAACAGCAACATTCTATGTCTACACAAAGACAACAGCAATTGGAACAGTTGTAGTTACAAATGGTCCAGTAACGGTAACATACTATGTACAGGGTACTGCTGGTCTAATCAATAATCTATCAGTTTCTGCACCTACAACAGGTGCTGCTGGTACAAAGCAAGACATCGTTGTAACTGCAACAGATGCATTTGGCAACAAGGTATCTGGTAAGTCAATTACAGCAACTGTATTTGCTTCAACAGCAGTTATGGATACAGCAACAGTAACAACTGGTGCTACACTAACAGATTTTGGAACAGCAACCTTTAAGGCTACTCTTCCAACAACAGGAACACGCTCACTAATTACATTTGCTCCAACAACATCAACAGATGCAGTTGCAGCAGCAGTAGTTGGTTTGACTGCTCCGACACTTGCTCCATTCGCAGAGATTTCAGTTCGTGATCTAGTATCAGAACTTGCTGCTGAAAAAGCAGCACTCGTTGCAGAAAGAGCAGCACACGCTTCAACAAAGGCTCAGCTTGAAGCAGAAGTTAAGGCTAAGTCAGCTCTAGCAGAAAGCCTAGCAAAGGCTAATGCTGAGCTACTAAAGGCTACCGCAGAAGCAACTGATGCAAAGAAGGCAGAAGCAAGCGCTCTAAAGGCACTCGCAGATGCAGGCGTTGCTGCAGATAAGATTATTGCACAGTTCAAGTTGGACTTGGAAGCAGCGAATGCTTCACTTGCAACACTTACTGCAGAACTTGCAGAACTAAAGGCTTCACATGCCAAGGCACTTGCTGATCTAAAGGCTACATCAGATAAGGCACTTGCAGATGCAAAGGCTGCTTCAGATAAGGCAGTTGCAGATGCTGTAGCAACAGAGAAGGTAGCGGGTGCAAAGTCACTTGCAGATGCAAAGACTGCATCAGATGCTGCTCTACTCGCTAAGGATGCACAGATTGCTAAGTTGACTGCAGATAATGCTGCAGCGATTAAGTCTATGAAGGCTGCATTTAACAAGTTGGCCACTCAGTGGAACAAGAAGAATCCAAAAGCTAAGGTTACCTTGCTTAAGTAATTAGTTTAATATGGGGCAGGGTAACCTGCCCCATATTTACTATTATGATAAAATTAATACTATGGAATGGGATCACTTTCACGTTATTCAAAAAAAAGTTTTAAATGAATTAATTAAAGAGATGGAAAGTTTAGAAATACCACCAGACTGGAGACCAAGAGAGGTTTTGAGTTTAGTAATTAGAAAATTAAAAGAAAAAGAGGAATCATGTTAACTAGATTAAAGTTTAAAATTTTTGGTTGGCTACGTGTCACACCAAAAGAAGCTATGTTTGAAAAAGTTATTACGGATGCAATTCTAGCATCAATTCAGGCACCAGCCAAGAAGACAGCCAAGAAGGCACCAGCTAAGAAGACAGCCAAGAAGGCACCAGCTAAGAAGGCGGCTAAGAAGGCACCAGCTAAGAAGGCAGCTAAGTAATGGATTCTAAAAGAAAGTCATTGCTAAAGACTATCAGCTGGCCATTTGTACACTTCACTTTTGTTTCTGGAATAATTTACTTTACTCTTAAATATTTTACTGGAGAAGCAGAGTGGGAATATGTTGGTCTTTACGGTCTATCGTATCTAGCGCTAGAGATGTCATTTTTCTTTATTCATGAAAGACTGTGGGCAAAGTTTGGCAAGAAAGTTAAGTAATGGGTAAGCACCTAGATAAAATGCAGAGAGCATTAGCACAAAGACAAGCAGGAACATATGCTAGCGGACAAAAAAAGCCAGGGTCTATGAATATAAAGAAGACTGGATATAGAGGACAGAAGGCTAAAGGCTCTAAGTAATGTTTAGTGGATTTTGCGAAATAAAGGGTTGTGGGAAAAAAGCAACTAGGATTTCAGGCAGTCAGTCAGGCCCAATTATTGATATATGTGATGATTGCTGGCATGAGCAATACAAGTCCTAATCAACTAAATGCTATAATAGAGGTATAAGCGGAATACTAGTCCCGCTTAAATAAATAACCTATAGGAGTAATAACATGTCAGACGGAAAAGACTTAAACGGATTTACATCACCAAAGGTAGATGATTCAACAGTATGGGGCAACAACGAGCAGTACGCAGCTGATCCAAAGGCAGCATTCCCATCAACAGACGTTTCAAACCAGGCGCAGGCTCAAGGTCCAAAGTAATATGTGCATTGAATGTGGATGCGAAAGCGTAGGAAGTGAAACTGGTATAGCTTCAGTTTCAATTCAAGATGTTACTTCTCAAGGAACCTCTGGGGTTACCTTGAGCATGGTTTCAACACCAGAGCAGACTGAAAGGTTTATAAACGAATAATGTGCAAAGATTGCAATTGTGGTAACTCAGAAGACATTAAGTATGAATCTTCTGTTGAGCCATCTATGAATACAAATGTTGTAACAATATCACAAATTAAGGGTGCATAGTGTCAGAAAACGTTGTAAACTCTAACGATACGCCAAAAAGAAATCCTTCTCAGGGTAAATTCAAATCAGGTATAAAAGAAAAAAGACCACCAATGAAGGTTGACGTTAACAAGCATGGAATAAGAAGAGAAACACCAGCAGTAGCACCTAAAAAATTTGGTAGAAAGAAGGTTTAATAATGGAAGCATTATCACAGAACACCAGTCAGCTCGGAGGAAAACTACTTGGCGGAGGAGGAACTGGGATTTGGCAGTATGAAAACTTTCTTTCTAAAGAAGAGTGCGAAGAACTAATTAAATTCTTTAACGCAAATGAAGAGGAGTGGAGATTTATTTGTTTTTATGGATCTTACGGTATGCATGTTGTTTCTCCATTTACTAAGGAGCATGGTACTTCAATAACTGAAGAATATATGGCTAACCTAAGAGAAAGAATGATTCAGTACTGTTCTGATGCTGCTGGAAGACCTATGAAGATTAATAGTATGCATGCACAGAAGTGGGAGATTGGTGCTTATGCAAACGATCACTCAGACAACACAGACCTTGATGGCGAAGATATGGGCTGGGCTGATAACAAACAATACTCTGGGATATATCTAAATAGTCAACCAGACTATGAAGGTGGAGTTTTGAAGTTTAGAGATCACAACCTAGATGTTGTTCCGCCTACGGGATCTTTTGTATCATTCCCTGGAGGCGTAGAAAATATTCATAGCGTTACTGAGATTACTGCTGGAACAAGATACACGATAGTAATATTCTGGGATTATGCAGATGCATGGTACTCTGAAGCACAATTGCAAGAATGGGAAAGATTAATTTTTAAGGAAAGAATTCATCAATATCAATTGAAGCAGCAATGGAAAGACAAGGTAGCACACCCTTTGCTAGAAAATCCATATGCTGGATTAGACAACCCAGAAGAATTACCAGAAGGACTAATGGAAAGCTTGACTTCTGCAGACATTAAGTGTAATGCTAGAAGAAATCAAGAGGCAGCAATTAAAGCTGGTAAGGTTCCAGCTGGAGTAGTTGTTGACCAGATAATTACAGAGGAAGATGTTTGATCTAGAATCAGCCGTAAAGCATCACGGCACATTTATTTTTGGATCACCAGAAAGCTCAATTGGAATAAATAAAGACGGTGATTCATACGACTACTCTTTTAATACTGAGACTGGAAGAGTTTCTTACGATAAAGATATTGATAATACTTACTTAGTTTATCTAAATAACACCTATACAGAAAAAATTGAAAAAAGAAGATTGACTTTAGAGCAGCTTACAAAGTGGTTCTACGATCTATCAGATGAATATTTTAATGAAAATGTAAAGAATATAGCTCTGGAGGAAAATATATAATGGAATTAAATGAGATAGACGATAGCGATCTGTACTCAGAAAGAGGATCTAATTTTCCAAAATATTTTTTGAAAAACAAGGAAATTCTAGAAAATAGAAAAGTCATAATAGATAAAGATTTGTGGTACATTCCAGACTTTCTTACAAAAGAGGAGCTTGAATACTTAAAGCCATTTTGTGATGATAAAACTGGCTGGTACCTAACATCAAGATCTAGCTCTATTAGAAATAAATTTATTGGTGTTAACTATAGAATACACCCAGAAGGAACAGTCTGCCCAACACGTGGAATAGATTTAAGTAACAGCGCAATATTTCCAGATGAAACAGATTCAAGATACCATCCAGAGTTGTGGTACAAGCCTGAAGGAGTATTCGATAGAATGAAAGTGGTTCTTCCAAATAGACTAAATGAGGATATCACTCTACAATCATTCTGGCCTCTGGATGACTCAGATCATAGTGGTGCATACCAATGGCACTGGGAAAAAAGTATGGCAGCAGAGCTAGGAGACACAGAGTTCAATGACTTTGGAATGACAGCGGCATGGTCAATATATTTAAATGAAGATTTTGAGGACGGTAATTTAGAGTTTTCATATAAGCCATATGTCATTAAGCCTAAAGCTGGAATGTTAATATCAATTCCAATGACAAAAGAATTTACTCATCGTGTAACTCCAGTAAAAAATGGAGAAAGACATACCCTTTATGGAACATGCTTTCAAGATTTAAACGATAGAGAAATTTCTAATGGAGAAACCTGCTAACTATTGACTAGCTATCTTGGTTATAGTATAATATAATATATGAAAACACTTATTATTATTTTTATTTTATCTTTAGCTGTCTGCGGATATCTGGGATATAAACTTTATCAAGAAATTTCTGTAATTATGGAAGCAAAAAAAATACAAGATAAATCGGCACAGGATCGGTTTTGGGCAAGTCAACAGTCGTTCGAGGAGTAAAAAATGATTAAGCCATTTGGCAACTTATTGTTAGTTAAAGAAAATAAGGTAGAAGACAGAACCACATCGTCTGGTATAGTTTTAATGGCTTCGCTTAGCGATTCTCCTCTCAGGGTTGGAAAGATACTTGATCTTGGAAATGGTGAACATAACTATAAGGGTGAGCTTATACCAATTAATGGATTGGCCATTGGAGATAGTGTGTATTACAATCAAAACAGTGGCACAGATATTGAAGATGAAGACGGGGAAAAGTATTTGCTTTTGAATACAAAGAGCGTACTAGCAATTAAGAGGTAAATTTGAGAAACAAATTTAACTTTAAGGTTTTATCTAACTCAGTTGTTCTTCAGGTTAAAACCAAATCACCAGAGAAGTGGCTTCTTGTAGACAGAGAAACTGGACAGGTTTATCAGGGTAGCGAAAATGGACATTGGGATAGATTAGATCCAGTTATAAAATATACTGATGATTCTACTATATTGTAACTAATTTAGCGAAAAAAGTGCGGCGGAAAATAGAAGGCTATTGACAGTACCTGTCGTATATTATATAATAAACTATAATGATAAAAAAACTTGTATGTAAAATTAAAGGCCATTTTCTTGTAAATGCAGGAACATGCCCATATACTGGATCAACATATCAATATTGTGAAAGATGTGAGACAATGATTCCAATTCAGGTGGCAGTGTGAAAGAGCCAAGAATAATGAAGATGGACTGGCGTTCATTAGGATACTGGCCTGTGTACAAAGATGGAAAGCTTACTTGGGAAAGGGATCCAGATGAAGCAGAAGATAACCTTTTACTCTAAAAGAAAGCAAAACATAGGAAACGAGCATATTCCAGAGCCATCCAAAAGTGCTATTCCAGAATGGTTTTCTTCGGCGGACAAGCATAGAAAAATGCCTAACGGTCTTTATGAACTTAACCTTGTTACTAAAGATGGTAAACAAGAATTTGAAAGAGTCTTATCTTGGAAGTCTTGTCCAGCGCTTTTAGATGCAGTAATATCTGGCTATGTATTAAAAACTCCAGTTGATATAAAAATAAATAAGGTCAACGGTAATCCACATATTTCTAATATTGAAGAGTGTGGCTATTTTTGCAGCATGCGAGGTTATCAAGAAGGATTGCCTACTCCACATGGATATGAAGACCTACAACTTCAATGGATTACAAACTGGGTTCCAAAAGTCCCTGCAGGCTACACAACTATGTGGACTCACCCTTTAAATAGATTTGATTTACCTTTTGTTTCTATATCAGGTTTTGTAGATACAGAATCTTATAATCAAAGGGGAAAGCTTCCGTTTTTTATAAAAAAAGATTTTGAAGGAACAATACCAGCAGGAACTCCATTTATACAGATATTTCCAATTAAAAATGAAAACTGGCAGATGGATTTAAAGTTATATACGGAAGAAGAAATAGAAGAAAATGATCAAGTAGATTACAAAATAACACATCTACAAGATTCTAGTAAATCTAATTACAAAAAAAGTTTTTGGGTAAAAAAACAATATGAATAGGAGCAAAAATGATTGAATGGTTGGCAAGACGTATATTTAGTTGGACAAGCCTTAGAGAATACATCTTTGATGAAGTTCATCTATATGATCATTTAGATACAATTGTTAATGACCCAGAAGGAATGAAGATAGCATCCTCAAGCTGGATGGAAGGCGATATGTGGTATGGTTGGACATATGATAGTAACGCAAAGCGTTACTACTTTGACGATATTGGTAATAAATCCCTTATCGGTTTATGGGAAGATCAATTCCTAAGCAAGGCAGACTAACATTTCAGGTTCCTATAATGGTCGTAGAGCGGTTTCCGAAACCGATAATGAAGGTCCGATTCCTTCACCTGGAGCTTAGTGTCTAAACATTGGGAAGATAAGTCTCAGTGGATAACAAATTGCCCTATTTGTTATTGTGCAGTAACTCATCAATTAAGAGACTATCATATTCAATATCATGAAGATTTGATCGCAATTAGTGAGGTCGGCGAAAATAGAGAGATCCCAGTCAACTACGTTGACACAACTGATGGTATAATAGATACCTAACGATAAGGGTATATTAAATATGGAACAGTGGGTAAATAGCTACGCCTCATACGTGCTTGTTTTAAGCGGTGCTGCAGCTATGTTTGTAATTGGCAGGAAGAAAAGATTTGGTTGGCTCTGGTTCATATTTAATGAATTTATGTGGACTGCATATGCTTTGATAACAAAGCAGTACGGTTTTATTCTTGGCGCTATCCTTTATGGGATAGTAGGTGTTAAATCTTATTTACACTGGTCTAAAAAGGGAATAAACAAGATACATTAATAGGGGGAACCAATGGCATACTCTAGATTTACAGACAGCGACATTTATATATACGCTCATGTAGGCGGATGGATAGAATGTGCTGCATGTTGGTTAAATGAACGTTCAGATGAATACTCTTTATTATCAATGTCAGAAGAGATCCATGATGATGGACATTTAATTGCTCATGTACGGGAGCATATTAAAGCAGGGCACGATGTACCAATAGGGCTATTAGCCGAGATCCTAGATGATCCAGAAAGATATGGTAAAATATGAGTATGGATAATATTGAATTAACAGATGAAGAGATCTCAAAAGGGTATCAATCAGAGAACCCAGATGAAGATAAGTGGGACAACATTGAGAAGGCTTGCTGGAGCGGATACAAGCAGGTGGGTATGAAGGACAAGGGCGGAAGAAGAGTCCCTAACTGCGTACCTGTAAAGAAGTCCCTATTTGGCACAGAAGGCCCTCAGAAGCTCATACCAAGGAATAAGTAATATGGGTATATTAGATAACCTTGAAGCCTACTTAGAATCGGCGGAAGAGGCAGAAAAGTGCCATTACTGCCAAGCTATAGCTACATATAATGACCTAGCAGAAGTAGATAGAACCTATCAAATAGTAGGTGTATGTGCATGTCATGCATATAAAGGATTAGTTTCATAATATAGATCGAAAAAGTGAAGTCGAAAAGTAGAGACCTCTTGTCAGTACCTGACATAAATGTTATAATAAATACATGCTGCAGAACTTAGAAATACCTGATCCCTTTGCTACTTTTGTGGCACATAAATATGCCAACTTTAAGGGAGCTAAATATGACTTCTTTAGCGGTGAATGGGATATGGCATGCGGTGCATGCCAAGAGCCATTGAGCGCTCCAACTAAAAAGATATTGACTAAGATCAGACTATATCACACTAGAAATGAATGCATGGGTGGATACTAATTAAGAACCTAAACCAGGTATTTAAGCCATATAAAGCTCAATTTGATAGATGTCCCCTACACATCAAGATCATAGCCGTTTTGTGCGTTATGTACCTATCTGTCCCAATTGACCCATTTGATATACTATTTCCCTGGATGGCATTTAGTGATGATCTATTCATAGCAGGCATCCTACTCAAGATATTGCACAAACACGGCGGGCTACCAGAAGAGGATAAGACTTCCCCTATAGACCTACTAAGAGATATATTCAAGAGAGTAGATAAGAAACAAGAGCCTACCTCCTTAGCAGCACATTTATTTATAGATAATGTATGCAAGAATTGTGGATTGAAAGAGGTGTAATAAATGATAGATAAGATTATAGGTAGAAATCCTAATTGTTATACAGGAGGAGATTGCTGGAATTATGACTATTCAGATAGATGGTTGTTACTATTCGGTATTGCAATATCAATAGTATTCATAGCCCTAAAAATACGCTCAATAAGAGGTGGCAAATAGATATGGCAAAAAAACGGAAGTTCAATTGGGATCAACAGGTTAAATATGCCCAAGAAGCATTAGATAAGAATAAAGCCCTAATAGAGTCTACATCTAGAGGAACTAATGCAAATAAGGCTTCATCTTGGTCTAGAAGACCATCTAAGAACAAGAGCCCATTGCAATAAATTAGCTCCTACCCATTATATCCCCCTCCCTTTAATCTCCCTTGTATGAGCCTCCTAGAGGCTTATTTAGTGGAGTATTGTGGAGTAAAGTGGAGAATCATACTATCAATTTAGATCCAAATACTATCATTATATATAGTTAAACATATGTGTGTAATGGAACGTTACCATTTGATGGGTCATAATGTCAATAGGGCCCATATAAAGCATATTGGCCAATATATGTCAATAGATATTCCAGGAAATTTTTTTATTTGTTCGTAAAGAGCAATTTTGGCCCATATTTATGCCAAAAAATTATGTCTAATTCTGTATAATTTGTCTCATATAATGAGATATTTTATACAGATATTGACAGATTTTATTCGATTTGCTACAAATTCCAGCGTATTTTTATATGCGTCGTAAAGAAGAAAT